GATCAAAACAATGGTGAAGTACCATTGACTCCTAACGCTGGGGATTTACGATGATAAACGCTAAGAACTATAAAGAAATCTTGTTATCTTTCCCCGGTGAAGGACAACAGAGAATCGCAGAGAGTACCGAAAAGCTAAAAGAAAACGTTTATAAGTCTGGGGAAGTTCCAGCAGCCTACTCATCTACTTCTTATAAACACCAACCCTATGAAGCTCTAGTCACAGCTATGCACGATATGGTGGATAACTTTCTAAAACGTGTCAGAGCCGACATGGATAGCAATAATCTAGCTCCAGAAGATGTTGACTTTCTACTTACTGATGTATTAGAAAGGATACAGAGCCAAGTAGATTATGCCAGATCTACCATTTCGGCCATACATGCTAAGAAAACCGATGAAGGCACTCCATAAAACATTCGGAAAAATGAAGGATTTCCAGATCGGAGATCTAGTGTGGTGGACTGATCTCAAGAAAATAAAGAAAAGAACGGTTGGAATCATCCACGAAATCAAAAAAGAGCTAAAAGGCGGTCGAGAAGTCTTGATCGCTAAGGTCTATTGCGTCGAAACTCAAGAATACAAGCAGATTCTTCTCGCAATACTACATAAAGTAGAAGACGAAAACTAGTTATACAGGTATTTTGGAGATTTTTCGAATGGGTTTTAAGATTTACAACTATTCTCCGAACAAGTTCAGAGGCATGATCAAGCTTTTGAGAATGTTTTTGCCTTTTGCAAAGGAAGAACTTGGATTCGATAAGGATCCTGTCATAAAACTGCTTGATCGTGAGCTAGACAAGGCAGAAATCCTCGGAAAAACAGCTTTTTACGACCCAGAAAAGATGATTGTTTCCGTTTTTACATACGGAAGACACCCAAAAGACATTATGAGATCGATTTCGCATGAACTTGTGCATCATTTGCAAGCTTGTCGTGGTGATTTGACCGGCTTTGAGTCAACCGAAGAAGGATACGCCCAGAAAGACGCTCACATGAACGAAATGGAACGTGAAGCTTACGAAAAAGGCAACATGTGCTTCAGAAAATGGGAAGATCTTTACAAAGAAGACCCCGATAGCATGAAAAAGTACTTGCAATCAAGTGTAGAACCTCAAACATTACAGGAGAATCCAATGAAATCATTAAATGAATGGAAAAACGAAGAAATCTTCGGAATGCTTATGGAGCGTTTTGTTTCAGCTAGCAAGAAAAGACTTGTCGAGGAAGTCGAAGAATCAGAAGAAGACGAAAAAACCGAAGAAGAGAATCTTGATGATAAAGATCTTGCAAATAATACCCCACCGTTAAATGATGTTACCAGACGCGATGTGATTGCACAAGCCAAACATAATGCTTCTAAAAAAGGTAAGAAATAAACTAAAATGCCTAAGCTAGACTACCAGAACTGGCGGGGAGAACAAGTATACAATATGCTTATGGAGAAGTTCGTTCCAACATCTAAAAGGAAGTTAAAAGAGGTTGTGAGCGAATTAACCCCAGAACAAAATATGGGTATTAAAAAATTATATTTAATTATAAAAAGTATTATAACTCAACTTATTGAGTCTTTAAAAATTCATAAAGATATGGATAAATCAGAGCTTTTAAAATTTCAAAAAAATAATTCCATTTCTTTTCCTCATGATGCAATTCTAAAAGGTTATGCCATAACACTTCCAGTACCAGAAGAAATTAAAAAACTTTTACCAAATTTAGATAATACGTTTGAATTGAAATTTAATGGGCAACGAGATGAGGCAGGTTTAGAAACAATGCAATGGCCGGGAGAACAACAAAAAAAGATTATTTCATTGGAAATAGGGTGGGATCTGATTAGAGATGGTAGCGAACATATAATTCCATTACTATCAACTATACAACATGAATTACAACACATAGTAGATTTTGGAGGGAAATTAGAAGACAATACAATAATAGATATAATATTATATCTTACTAAAAGTGGAGAAGTATCTGCTCACGCTAAACAATATGCATATCTTTATCACAAAATCTATCCACAAGATATGGAGATAGATATGAATAAACTTAAAACAGATTTTTTATCAAAGATACCTTCTAATCGATCTTATAAAAAAATATTAAATTACTTAAATTTTGCTAGTGAACCAGAAGCTATTGCATCTAGAAATAATTTACCAGAGAAAGAAAAGTACATAAAGATGATGAAGGAAGCTGGCGACGATTTTATAGTACTAATGAAAAGGTATTTAAAATTGTTTAAAAAAACAATACACGATTCCAAGGATCACATTTAAATAATGGCTATTTCTATACCACCATTCATAAGCATAACCTCACTGTCTGAGTCTAATAACTTTGGAGCTTCGGAAACAAATATTTTTGCTTCTTCCTCTTATAGTACAAATGGATTTGGATATAATGTTTTAAGTTCTTCGATAACTTATGATACTAGTGGTGGTACTTTTACAGCTTCCCAAGGCGGTATTTATCAGATTATTCTCAACTCTATTTGGGGTCGTGGTGAATCTCTAGTTACACCGGGAACCACAGACTATACCAGAACTATTAAAATATACAAGAATAATATAGTATTTTATACCGGTGCTGCTAGATACGATTACGGTGATTATGCTTTTGGCGCTGAAAGGACTTTCCATACATTAGTCAGTATGTCTGCTAATGATGGAATAAAAATAACATCCACTACTACTGCTGGTACTAACTCTTTTCTTAGCGGCTCTAATCTTATTATAAGAAAGATAGAATCTGATTATGCCTATAGTACTAGACAAACTACTACTACAGCTTTGACCGGAGCAGTAGTATCGTATTTTTCAGGCTCCAGCGGTACTGATTACATCACTGGTTCTTCCACGATAACTATTGAACCGAATCTAGTAAACGGAACCTTCACACTCCAGAATACTGGTTCCTATTACATGTTGCACACCAATATAATCGATGATGCAACATCTGGCGACAACTGGATGACTGAGAGCATTAATGTTGGTTCATTTCCCGGTGGTGGCTTTTCTATTGCGGAAAGAACTCTATATCTAGATACTGCAACTGCCGTTGATCAAAGAACATTCGTCAATCTTTCTACTGTTGATGGAGTTATGGTACCAGCACCCATTGGTATACAACTAACGACTGATACCAATGGTGCAACAGGATTTACTGCAAAGCAGGGAACGACTTTCAGTATTGTCAAAGTCCCTAGAAATGCCATGATGGCTATTTCTTTTAATGCTTCTACTTCAAGTTTTATTTCAACGACTGCAAGTTCAAATCTTCTAGCATATTCTTTCATGGATGGAACTGATGAACCTGATTCCGTCGTAGAACTAACATTTAACTCGGGTTCTGGTTTGATTACTATCCCAAGTGGAGGTCTGTACCATTTATCTTATGATATTAAAGTATATAACTCCAACGTTTCTTCTGATGCGGGTGTACAGTTCCAGATTAGAAGAGGATGTACCAACTGTACTGATGGAACGGTAGTTTACCAAGGAAGGACAGGTGTTGGTGCTGTCACTGATCCGATTAACTATACTTTGAACACTATTGTTAGTGCTTCGGACAACGATACTTTAACAATCTGCGCTAGGGATTATGTAACAGGTAGTGGAAATAAAGTTTACATTGATATTCCTAGTAAGTTTTATATGTATAGGATTGATTCCTATGTACCAGACCCTATTCCAACGGGTGCTTATGCTTACACACAGAGTTTAGGTAGTGTGTCTTATAGTGCTAACTACAATATTAATACATACTCAAAATCTAACCAATACGACAGAAACGCTGAGCAGGTACCTTTCTTCTTGGGAACTCCCGGTGTTCTAAGTTTGAGAGGAAGGTCAACAACAGGTTCGGTAACCTCGACCGGCTGACCACTATTTATCTAAAGGAGTTTATTATGGGACGAAAGAAAAGAAGGATGTTTTTGGCCGGATTAGCCGCCAGAAGCGAAGAAGTGGTAGCACCAGTTGCTGCTCCTGCTCCAGAAGTTGTTGTAGAACAACCAGTTGTAGCAGAAGAACCAGTTCCTGTTGTCGAAGTAGAAGAACCAGTTGCTGCTAAACCAGTAGCTAAAGTAACCAAAGCTGTCAAAGCTAAGTGAGGATTCACATGACTTCTGAGCTTTTATTAGAAGGCGGTGTCGCTGGACACATGAGCCACCTTTATGATAACTATGGCTTATCATTTTCTCAAATCAAAGATGTCTTTACCAAGGCCGCAAATGGCGAGTTGGAAGGAACCGAGAAAACTGATGGTCAAAACTTATTTATTTCTTATGACGTAAAAACCGGCAAAGCCAAAGGTGCGCGTAACAAAGGAAATGTCAAAGATGGTGGTCTTGATGCCTCTCAACTAGCTCAGAAGTTTGGTGGTCGTGGAGCTTTGGAGTTTACATTCTCTGAAGCTCTATCTGCTTTCGAAGAAGCAGTTAGTATGTTTTCAGAAGAAGAACAAATCGAGATCTTTGGTCCAGACACTAACATCTATTATAACTGTGAAATCCAAGATCCTCGTACTGCAAATGTTATCAACTATGATATCAAAACTTTGTCAATCCACCGCCTTGGTGGTGCAGAGTTCGACCGAGAAACCGGAAACAAAACAGATCGTGATGTTACCGACAATGCTGTCAAACTAGAGAAAGCTTTGGAACGTGTGCAAGACGAAAAGAAGTCAGAGTACGGAGTCGCATTTGATGCTATAAGGCGTCTAAAGGCTCTGGATGATAAGACTGTTCTCCAATCAGCTATCGACCGCCTAGAGGCTGTTATGAACGAATACGGCGTTTCTGACAATGAGACTATAGGTGATTATATCGTGGTTCGTCTTGGTCTGACAATCGATAAGAGATTGCCAGCTTTGCCAGAAGATAAAAAAGCTGCTTTGATCAAGCGTATCCTAAATGTCAAGGGTGTGTCAATCAAACAAGTGACTGATGGGCTTAGCAAAGAAGAAGCGCAAACAGTCAAGGAGTTTATTGGGAAAGCTCCAATCATCATGTCAGCCCTGATTAGACCAATCGAAGAAGTTGTTCATGACTTCTCGGTAGAAATGCTAAAAACACTAGAATCAGCATTCGTTCTTGATAACAAGAAGGAAGTTGAGAGACTTCGTGGTGAAGTATCAAAAGCCGTAGATGCTATCGAGTCATCAGACAACGAAGAAGCAATGGAAATCCTTAAGAAGCAGATGGAGAAACTAAAGTCTGTCGAGAATATCAGTACCGCTGCCGAAGGATTCGTGTTTGCTTATGATGGACACAGCTATAAGTTCACTGGTAACTTTGCCCCCATGAATCAGCTACTTGGTCTATTCAAGTATGGTCGCGGCAATGTACCACCACTACAAAAACTAGATGAGAACGAATCAATCGAAATAATACCAGAGACCGATGGTTCAACTCAAACTGTTGGTGTATTCGCTGGATCTTTCAAACCACCACATAAAGGTCACATGGCAGTTGTAGAATATCTAGCAAAGAAGTTTGATAAAGTACTTGTATTTGTTTCGGATCCGAAGAGCGCAGCTTCTGTCAGAATGAACCTGAATGCTGCGAAAGCTGCTGAGATATTCAATATTTACATTGCTGCCGCTGGTCTAGCTGATAGAGCAATGGCGATTGGATCTGAGCTTCCAAGTCCTTTAACAGCGGCGTTTACTTATGCTGAAAAAGAACAGTTTAGTCCAAGAGCAAAACTGTATTTTGCAGTATCTTCAAAGGATGCTGATAGATTTGCTAAGTTGAATGCTGCTCCTTTCTTGGAAAAGAATCCAACTCTAGAATCACTAGAGGCTGTCGTTATTCCTGCTATCACTGGTCCACAAGGCGAGATCTCAGCTAAACAACTGAGAGCTATAATAGCAGATACAAATCTGAGTAGAGAAGATAAGGAAGAACAACTAGTTGCTTACTTACCTGATTTCTTAGAAGAAGATGACAGAAGAATGGTTTATAACATAATGATGCCAAGTGAAATAGCTGAAGTTATGAACCAAATGTTCGAAGACATTCTGGCTGAAGTATCTAGAGAATCTAAAGAGGTCGAAGAAGATATAGAAATACTAGATGAAATGTCAGCTATGGTTGGATCAGTTGGTGGTTTTTCAGAACCATTAACCACTACTAAATCAAAACCTAAAAAATCACTACCAAAAAAGAAATAATATAAAACTATTTATATAGTCAATAATAAGGAATCACTACATGATCAGCAGACAAGAAATACTAGAAGAACAAATGCTTAGAAAAGCTATCAGAGGATTTCTAAAGAAGAAGATCACTGAAGGATTACAATCTAATAATAAGGAGATTCACATCCTTGGTCAAGTGATCAAGACAAAATCTTTACAACTTGAGGCTAAGACAGGCTCGGCTTCACCCGATGCTCCGCTTGATATTACAGCTATGAACTTCCTTCGTGACTTGCTTCGTAATATTGTACCAGTTGTTCAGTCAGCTTACAAGTCTTTAACGACAGATATTAAGCAAAGAGATTCTTACAAGGCTCATGTTCTTGCTTCCGTAGAGGATATCATGGACACCGAGTCAGCTAGTCCCGGTGAGCAAAGTGATACAGTAAGTTCAGAAGGAGAACTAGAAGAAGAGATCAATATCGATCTTGGTGATGATGATCCACCACCTGAAGGTTTCATCGAAATCGAACCTGAAGAAGAACCCGAAGAGGCAGAGCCTGAGTTATCACCAGAAGAAGAGTTTTCACAAAACCTAGGTCTGAATGATAAGGGATTAGACACTACAGGTCGTCAGCAAGCAATGGAAACAATGAACTCTGTATCGAAGCAGATTGCTGATATGTTTAAGAAGATTGATCCAGACAGCCGTGTTTCCACCGACAAAGTACCTGAGCTATCGCAAGCATATCCAGAACTTGTCAAAGATGGTGGTGTCTCAGAACGCTCTGTGTTCAAAACTTATCTACTTAAGAACTTGATGCTCTACTTTGATCGTTTCGAATCAGAGCTAAATGCTAACCCACAAGCACCTCAAGTGAAAATCTGATGCATTGGAAGAGAGAGCGAGTTTATAAGGGAAAATACAAAAACTATTCTATCTCTTCTAAGCTTCGCAAAGAAGGTAAATCAAACGATGAGTTTGAAGCCATGCTTTCTAATCTGCCTTTAGAAGACTTGGTAGCTCTAAAGTTAGAGATATCTTCCCGTCCAATAAACAACAGACTCTACGGAGTCCCTATTTGGAATGCCATCACAGATATAGTCAGAGAAGCAGTATTCAAGTTTGCATATTCAGCTTCTAGAACTCAGGGCGAGGCAATGAACTTCCTGGGACTTCCAGAAATAAAGTTTTATGAACTCAAGAATCGATTTGGAATAGAAAGATTTTTTGAGAAATAATCAAACCTCCTGTTGACGCTACAGTAGCCGTGTCTAAGCTGTAGATAACAGGAGGTTTTTATGTATACAGCAATCGCAACCCCAACTAGAGTGGGGAACTTTTTTGACTCTGCACCGCTCGATAGGTTGCTTGACAACCTATTTACAGGCGATAGTTTTGGTTTGAGGGATAACATGGATAGGATTTATTCTACTGAGCGCAAGAACGAGGATGGGTCAGTTACTCTTACCCTAAGCACACCCGGCGCAGAAAGAAGTGATATTGACGTTTCCTACGAAAAAGGAATCCTTGCTATTTCTTATAATAAACCAGAAGGTTCCAATGCATTTGTGAACTCATTCACTCGTCGTTGGAGAATCCCATCTCATCTAGACGCGAATAGTATTGCAGCTAGTTATTCAAACGGGATTCTAACAATCGTAGCGCCCCCGCTACAACCAACAGAATCTAGATCACGAAAGATAACCGTGAACTGATTTTTTGAGGAGGCTTCGGCCTCCTCTTTTTATTTTGGCGGCTAGTTATTACTGATATGAGCAGCATAGTCTCAAATATTAGATTCATGGTAAAACAATATTTCTCATTTGTTTTGGGAACTATTTTTGGTTCGACTATTGCAACCGTCGTGACATATGTTATACTGTCATTAGGCATAGTTGAGAAGCTGGTTGTCGAAGAACCGGTTGAACTTGCTATCTGCCTAATGGAAAATATAAATGAGTGAAAAAACAATAATGGTTTCTGGTGGATTCGATCCACTTCATATCGGTCATCTTCGAATGATCAAAGAAGCTGCCAAATATGGTAAGGTTATTGTTGTAGCAAACTCTGATGCTTGGTTGCTTCGCAAGAAAGGTTATATCTTTATGCCTTGGACAGAGCGTAAGGAAATAATCGAAGGATACGCAGAAGTCGATAGGGTCGAAGCTGTCGATGATTCTGACGGATCCGTTTGCGAAGCAATCCGGCGATTGAGGCCAACATACTTTGCCAACGGTGGTGACAGGACTAATAAGAACACGCCAGAAATGGCGGTTTGTGATGAACTAGGTATTACGATGCTTTGGGAAATCGGCGGCGGTAAAATCCAAAGCAGTTCAGAAATGGTTGCCAATGCAAATGCCGCAAAAGGAAAATAAATGAGTTTCGGATTTCCTACTAGAACTAATATGGTTAGGGGTGGTGTTCCGTGCCACCTGTCAGAGTTAGGACAGTATAACTACTGGTACCCAATCAGAAATCGTACCTGTATCATTACAAAGGATACAATAGTTGACACCTTGCCTTGGTTTGATCCTTCAAATAGAAAGTTGACAGCCATCAAGGTTAAAACTACTTACATCGACGGTTGTGACGATCTGATAAATCGTAATAAAGAAACAACTGTTGTTTGGGTAGATTCAGCTCAAATCCTAAAGTGGTAAAGGTACAATATAATGGCTAAGAAAACATACGTTCTCGATACAAGTGCTTGTCTAACAGACTCCGAGAGCATTCAAAAGTACGGTAATAACGACATCGTTTTACCTATCAAGGTTTTGGAAGAAATCGACAAGCATAAGAAGAGACAGGATAGCGTTGGCATCAATGCTAGGTCTATCATTCGCGCCCTCGATGGAATGCGCGAAAGAGGAGATCTAGATAAAGGTGTTCGTTTGGGTAAGGGTAAGGGAATCCTCCAAGTTATTAGCTTAGGTAAGGATGATACTTTTTGGAATGAAAGTTTTCCTATGGAGCTTGACAGAGAAGTCCCAGATCATTTGATCATCGCTACAGCGGTACAGATCTCTCGCGAAGATCCAAAGAAGAAAGTCATTCTTGTTTCAAACGATATCAATATGCGAGTTATTGGTAACTCTGTTGGTTTGACAACGGAGGATTATACCAATGATAAGATTATCGAGAATCAAAGCGATTTGTATTCTGGCTTAGCAGATGTTCTTGTAGACGATCAGTTTATCGATCAGTTCTACTCTGGAGAGAAGATGTATTTGGAAGATGAACAACAAGATTTGCTTCATCCAAACCAATACTTAATGCTTATCTCATCAGCAAACGATAAGAAGACAGCAATCGCACGTTTTCGTGGCCGTGATTATCCATTGAAGAGAGTCAACGAACCTAAGAATCCAATCTCTGGTATTAAGGCAAAAAACAAAGAACAACTATTTGCTTTGGACCTCCTAATGGATCCTGAAATCAAGGTTGTCTCACTTGTGGGTAAAGCAGGCTCAGGTAAGACCCTGATAGCCATTGCGGCGGGACTTCAACAGGTAATCACATCAATGTCCGTCACGGAACTCGCTTCCTCTAGGAAGCCAGTGACGTTAAATAACGGCATTTACAAAAAGCTTGTAGTTTCTCGTCCTGTCATGCCGATGGGTAAAGATATTGGATTCCTTCCCGGTACAATGCAAGAGAAAATGGCTCCTTGGTTAGCACCTGTCCAAGACAACCTAAAGTTTTTGACCGGTGATGACCAAACGACACTTGACCAATATATTGCAAATGGACTTATTGAGATGGAAGCTTTGACTTACATCCGTGGTCGCTCGATCTCCAATGCTTTTATCATTATTGATGAAGCCCAGAACTTGACAAGCCATGAGATTAAGACTATATTGACTAGAGTAGGCGAGAACACCAAGATTGTTCTAACTGGTGACGTTGAGCAGATCGATAACATTTACATAAATGAAACATCATCTGGTCTAACCCACGCAGTAGAAAAACTAAAAGAGTTCTCAATCGCTGGACACGTTACACTTCGCAAGGGCGAGCGTTCCGATGTTGCAACGATAGCTGCTAAAGTACTATAAGGAAGTAAAATGTCTAACGAAGAAGAAAATCCATTGCTAAAGTCGGCAGTAGCACCCGAAACTCCACTACAAAAGATGATTGTAGAGTACGTTGGTAATAAGTTAAATCCAGAAAATCGAGAAGTAACGGTAGAAATGATTGTGGAAGTTATGGCTGAAGAGTTTCCACATTTTGTTTTGGCACTTGCCGAGGAAAACTGGATTCGTGGCTACCGTCAAGCACTAGACGATGTTGAGCGTGAAGTGCAGTCGGCAGAACAAGATTCCGAAGGAACTGTAGAAGAACCTTCGGAGGGAACGTGAAAGGGCATATCTCTTTCTCAGAGTTTAAGCTTTGGTCTGAATGTGCCTTTCATCACAAACTAAAATACATCGATAACTTAGAGGGATTCACTGGATCCCTCTATACTATTTTTGGGACTGCTATTCATAGTGTTTGTGAGAATAGTGTAGGTCAACCCGAAAGCTTTGATCCTGAAAAGCATTTTCTAGAGATCTTCGAAGACGGAAAGAATAAGCTCCTCTCAGAAGGTATCTCTGTAAACCAGCAAGAATATGATGCTATGATTCCTCAAGCAAAAGGAATCATTTCGTCTTATCTGCCTGCATTACAGAAGAAGTTTCCCGGTTTCGAAGTCGTCGTGACAGAAGAGGACTTGATGGAGGAGATCGAAGGCTCCGAGATAAAGTTCAAAGGCTTCATCGATTTTATTATCAAGACGCCAGACGGAAAATACCACATTATTGATTGGAAGACCTGTTCTTGGGGTTGGGATGCTCAAAAGAAGTCAGATAAGATTATCTCCTATCAGTTGACATTTTACAAACATTTCTGGGCCAAGAAACATAATATTGATCCAAAGAATATTGAGACTTACTTCGGATTGCTGAAGAGAACAGCTAAGAAGGATAACGTTGAGATTTTCCGAGTTACAAGCGGAGAAAAAAAGATCAATAATGCCTTGACAGCATTACGAAATGCGATTATAAACATAGAAAGACAAAAGTTTTATAAGAATAGAACTTCGTGTAAGTTCTGTCCATTCTATAAAACTGAAAACTGCAAATGAGGAATGAATGATAGAAAGAAAGAAAAAGATATTTATAATATCTGATCACCCATATGCTCCATCGGGTGTAGGAACTCAAACAAGATATGTCATCGAAACACTTTTAAAAACCGGTAAGTACCAAATCATTTGTTTTGGTGGTGCCGTGAAGCACGCCGATTACAATCCCCAGAGGACCGAACAATGGGGAGAAGATTTGACTATTTTTCCTGTCGATGGTTATGGCACGCAGGAAATGGTACGTTCTTTGCTCTGGACCCACAAGCCAGATGTTCTTTGGTTCATGACAGACCCACGATTTTATGTATGGCTCTGGGATATGGAAAACGAGATTCGTTCACTTGTTCCTATGATTTACTATCATGTTTGGGATAACTTCCCTCTTCCAAGATTTAATAAAAACTTTTATGAATCTAATGATTTTATCGCTACTATCTCAAAAGTAACTGATGAGATCGTTAGGAATGTTGCCCCAGAAGTAGAAACTAAATATATTCCTCATGCAGTCGATACTGATGTTTTTAAGCCTATGGATAAAGACTTTATCGATTCTGTTAGAGAAAATCATTTCGGAAAAGATCATAAAAATAAAACAGTTTTTTTCTGGAATAATAGAAATGCTCGCCGCAAGATGTCTGGATCTTTGATTTGGTGGTTTAAAGAGTTCGCTGATAAAGTCGGGAGAGAAAACGTTAGATTAATATTGCACACTGACTCAAAAGATCCGAACGGACAAGATCTAGATACGATTGTGAGGGAACTCCAACTAGGCGATGGAACTGTTATGATTTCAAGAGACAAGGTACAACCTCATGATTTAGCCGTTATGTATAATGCCGTGGATTTCACGATAAATATTTCTGATGCGGAAGGGTTTGGACTAGCAACATTAGAATCTCTTTCGTGCGGAACACCAATCATTGTAAATATGACCGGAGGACTACAGGAACAAGTTAAGGACGAGGAAGGAAACTATTTTGGATATCCTATTGAGCCTGCTTCGAAAGCTATCATAGGCTCTCAGGATGTTCCATATATTTACGAAGATAGAATATCTAAAGAAGATTTCATACATGCTCTAATCATGTCACATACCATGACTAGAGAAGGTCGTAAGGAAATAGGTCTCGACGGACGTAAGCATGTACTAAAAAACTATAGCTTTGAAAACTTCCAAAAACAGTGGCTTGAAATCTTTGAACATGTTATTAATAAACACGGTTCTTGGGATACAAGACAAAACTACCAAGCTTGGGAAATGAGGGAAATAGTATGAAAAAACGAGTAATAGTAAGAGGTCCAGTACTATCGCAGAGTGGGTATGGTGAACATGCTAGAATGATTTTGCGAGCTTTAAGACAAAGAGAAGACCTCTTTGAGACCTACATTATACCAACAGGTTGGGGGCACACTGGCTGGACTTCTGATCCTAGTGATTTCAGGTCTTGGGTTGATAATAGAATAGCATTAACACAACCATTATTGCAGCAAAAAACAGCTTTTGAAATCTCGGTTCAAATATGTATTCCCAATGAGTTTGAGAGAATGGCCTCAATAAATATTGGTGTAACTGCTGGAATAGAAACTACGAAGGTATCTCCGGAATGGTTACAGAAATGTAACGAAATGAACAGGATCATAGTACCATCACAGTTTGCAAAACAAGGATTTGAAAACACGACTTATCAAGGACAGGATCAGTTTGGTAATCCAATAACATTAAAGTTGTTAGCACCAATCGAAGTTATCCCTTACCCTGTTCGCGATGATATTGAAACAATCCCAGACTTTGCAGATAAACTTGGACTTTGGGAAGACGACTTTGCTTACATCCTCGTCGGTCAATGGGGTCCAAGAAAGAATATGGACAACGCCATTCGCTGGTGGTTAGAAGAAAACTGGGAAGAAGATGTTGTGCTTGTTGTAAAGACAAGTCATCGTCGTAATAACATTATGGATAGGGAGTTCACACAAAATCGTTTGACCGCTCTTCTGCACTCAATCAAACAAGATCCAGCCAAACGGAAATGCTCCCTAAAACTTCTGCACGGCGATATGAGCGAGGCAGAAATGAAGAGTCTCTACGTCCATCCTGCTATCAAGTGCATGGTCACAGCCACCCACGGCGAGGGATTTGGACTACCTTTGTTTGAGTTTGCTCAGACCGGTAAACCAATCGTTGCTCCCGGCTGGTCAGGGGAGTTAGATTTTCTAATGTATCCAAACGAAAAGGGAGAACTAACAAAAGGATTCTTACCTGTTGACTTCACACTTGGAAGAGTTCAAAAGGAAGCAGTCTGGGATGGAGTTGTCCAAGAAGATTCTTCTTGGTGTTTTCCTATAGAAGCGTCTTACAAACAGAGGGTACGTCAGGCAAGAACTAAGTACAAGAAATGGCTAGAAAGATCGAGAGTGGTGGCTAAGAATATAGAACAAGCTTTCAACTCCACTAAAATAGAACATTCAGTTATCGAAAGTGTATATGGTTCCCGTGTCAAACCTCCGGTTATTATTACAACAGAACAGCTTCCAAAGATTTCGCTAGTAACTTCTGTATTTGATGCAGGAGAACACATTGAACAACTTATGGAAGATGTTACCAGACAAACAGTATTTCAGGATAAGTGCGAGTGGATTATCTTGAATGCCAATAGAACTGGAGATGACTACGAAGAGCAAGTGATCCAGAAGTACATTGATAAATATCCAAATAATATTATATACAAGCGTCTTGAAGAAGACGGTGGTATTTACGATACTTGGAACAAAGCAATCCAGATGTCAACCGGCGAGTTCATTACAAACATTAACTGCGATGACCGTAGGATTAATAATGGTATTGAAAAACAAGCTAAGCTTCTAGCCGCTAACCCGGAATATTCTGTTGTATATAACGACTCATATGTAGTTCACAAACCAAATACCATGTTTGAAGAAATACCAGATGGGACACAAAGATATAACTTCGAAACTTTCTCGAAGGAAGCAATGCTTAGAGGAAACCTGCCTCATAATAATCCAATGTGGCGCAGATCTCTGCACGAAAAACATGGTTTTTTTGATACAACTTATCGGTCTGCTGGGGATTGGGATTTCTGGTTGAAATGTGCTTTCGCTGGAGAACAGTTTATCAAGCACCCAGAGATATTGGGAGTATATTATTATAATCCAAAGGGTATAAGCACTAGTAAAGAAAACAATGATGTTAAAAGGCAAGAAGAAAAGAAAGTATTTAAGCAATATATGACTCAATACAAGAGTAAATAAAGATGGATTTAGTAACTGTTTTTAATGGCAAGTTTGCTAAAAATGCTTTAAATCTTTTAAGAAGTTATAAGTTTCATTCATACGATCAGAATATCTATCTTTACCATTTTGGCCAGATAAGCGAAATAGAGTTAGATTATTTTAGGCAACTAAAAAATGTTAATCTAATAAGGATTCCTGAAATCACCGAATACGCTTATGAACCGGGAGCATTTTTTTATAAGACATATGCTCTGAATGACGTTGTGAGTAGAAGTGACAAGTTCATCTACTCAGACTCAGCAAATTGCTTTGTTTCTTCTGCTAATAATATTGAAAATGATTTAGAAGAAGGCTCCTTATTCTTGCCATATCCACAAGAAATTCTAAGTAATCAATATTGGACTACTAAAAAGTGTTTTAGTACTATTGATGGTTCAGAGGGATCGGAGATCATGCCACAATATTGGGCCGGATTTCAGGTATATCAGATCGATCAGTCTAATCGTAATATGATAGAAGAAATGTACTACTATTCCAAAACACCGGATGCACTTCTACCAAATGTCGGTGTAGATAAACCAGATGGTATTGATGGCAAATGTATACAGCATCGATGTGACCAATCGATATTTTCGATAATGATTCACAAGTATGATAAGCACCAAAGATTTGATTTAGATAGAGCTAATAAATATGGAGATTGGCAAACATTTAAGGTGTTTGACCCTCATTTAGAACTTAAAACCACTACACCAGAAAGGGTTTTGATGCCAAGAGAATCAAAATTTGGATATTTTAGATTTTTACAGGAACAAACGAAATGAAGAAAGTATTAGTAACCGGTGGGGCCGGATTCATTGGCTCTAACTTGGTAGACGAGTTGATCCAGCAAGGGTATCATGTTGTTGTGGTAGACAATGAATCTTCCGATGCTCACGAAAGTTTCTATTGGAACGATAGAGCGGAAAATCATAAGATAGACATATGCGATTTTCAAAGTCTTAAAAGAGTTATGGAGAATGTCGAATATGTCTTCCATTTAGCCGCAGAAGCCAGAATCCAACCAGCTATATTGGATCCTTCTAAAGCAGTTATGACAAATGTGCTTGGTACATGCAATGTACTCCAAGCTGCAAGAGAGACAGGAGTTAAAAGAGTTGTATACTCATCTACTAGTTCTGCCTATGGACTAAAAAACGAGCCGCCTCTACGAGAAGACATGCCGGATGATTGCCTAAACCCGTACTCAGTATCAAAAGTTTCGGGTGAATATCTTTGTAAGATGTATTATAATCTATTCAATCTGGAGACGGTAATATTCAGATATTTCAATGTATATGGTGAACGGCATCCAACAAGAGGTCAATATGCACCAGTTATTGGTTTGTTTATTAAACAAGCAAGAGAAGGTAAAAATATGACTGTTGTTGGAGATGGTTTACAGAGAAGAGACTTCACACACGTTAGAGATGTAGTGAGAGCTAATATACTTGCGGCAACATCTGAAAATCCTGATATCCTTGGACAAGTTTTGAATGTGGGAACTGGCATGAATCACAGTGTTTTGGAGTTAGTACAAATGATCGGAGGTGGACACGAACACATACCCGCCAGGATCGGAGAATCACGTATTACTAAAGCCAATATTACTAAAATTTCTACTTTGCTTGGGTGGGAGCCAACCGTTAGATTAGAGGAGTGGATAAATGACAATAAGTAAGATTGGGATTGTAGGAAATGGGTTTGTCGGTAATGCTGTAAGACAGTCGGTTTCAACAAAATATGAGACTTTAGTATACGACACCACACCAGAGAAAAGCACGCATAGCCTAGAACAAATCTGGGATTGTGATCTAGTTTTCATATGTCTTCCAACACCTATGAAGACAGCCGAGGGTGCTGAGTGCGATCTGAGTATTTTGGAGTATTTTTTTGAAAATATTCCACTTGGTGTAGATTGTATTATAGCTATTAAATCAACAGTTCCAATCGGTACTACAAGCAGGCTGCAAGAGAAAAGGAAGGACTTAAAGATAATACATAATCCCGAGTTTCTTACAGCAGCTAACGCCGTAGAAGATTTCGCTAAGTCAACCAGAAATATTATTGGTTCTGATATCTTGCAAATAGACAGTAACCTAATAGAGTTCTTTGAATCTATACAACCATTTTCTAAAACACAGGTTGTTAAAAGTAAAGAATCTGAAATGATTAAATATTTTGCTAATACGTTTCTTGCAATGAAAGTTTCTTATTTCAACTTAGTATATGATACATGCCAAGCATTTGAATGTGAATATGAGAATGTAGTTGAAGGCGTATGCACAGATGAAAGGATTGGTCGTTCTCATACCAAGGTACCCGGACCAGATGGACAGAGAGGATTCGGAGGTACCTGTTTTCCTAAAGATATTAACTCTTTAATACATGTTTTGAATCAAAAACAAATAAATACTAAATTCTTGACAAATATCTGGGAATATAATAAGATGGTAAGAGAAGATTGGGACTGGAGTAGAAGCTCTTCTGCTACGAGCCATATAAAAGACGAGGACATCAAATGAAAATAGATAAAGCTATAGTTTCAAGTGACGACAATCCATTTTATTTAGATTTCTGGCCACTTGTGTCAAGAGTATGGAAGGAAAAGTTTGGTATTACCCCCGTATTACTGTATGTGTCAGACTCAGAATATGAACCAACGACAGAATACGGTGAAGTGTACAAGTACAAACCAGTGGAAGGAGTACCAGTATACTTGCAGACTTTATGGGTTAGATATTTTCATCCCTCAACTGAGCCAGAAACGACTTGGGCTATATCAGACATTGATATGTTTCCTATTTCTAGGGAATACTTTTTAGATAGAGTAAGTTCTATTGAAGATAACAGTTATGTTCACTTGGATCCCTCTATTGGGGAATATAAGAAGTTCCCCTCCTGTTATCATATAGCCAAAGGTTCTGTATTTACGGATGTATTAGATCTTCCATTAGATTGGGAAATGTCAGCTTGGCAAGTACATTCAAGTAATCTGGGTTCTGATCCCGGTGGTCACCTAACAGGTAAAACTAGTTGGTTTGCTGACGAACAGTATGCAACTAACAAGATACTTCAAAAAATCAATATTGGCTATAATAATATTAAATTTATTGAAAGAGATGGCGGTAGATACGGACATAGACTAGACAGAAGTAACTTCGTTTATGATACATCTATGCTTGACAGAAACGAGTTTTATGATTGTCACTCTATTCGTCCATATTCACAATACAAGAACCAGATAGACAAACTAGTAGAGGACATTTTAGCCTCCAAATGCTAGAAGAAAGTTTGTTAAACTATGAGGTCGATGAAGACGACTACATATGTGGTAATAGATTCATTAATGAATCGAACACAGACAATATAGTATTTTGTAAGACTGATTATATTCCTGAATACAAAGGAAAAATAGTAGACACTTTTATAACTCATAATAGTGATTATCATATAACTAAAGAAGTATATGATTTTGGTCCTAGGGCAAGGACTTGGTTTTGTCAAAATAAAGATTTTAATAATGATAATCTCATTTCTTTGCCTATTGGACTAGAAAACTTTGAACCGGTTTTCAACGCTCAGAGCCAGTTTGGAAGATATTCTACTTTACCACAAAATGGATTTTCCAAAAAAGAATATATTATTGAACTGTCTGCACAGAAACAAGAACACGATAAGCTTGTATATTTGAACATCAACCCAACAACATATCGATCCGAGAGAAATCTAGTGATCGACTTATTTAGAGATAAAAGCTGGGTCACGTTCAAAAGTAATCTTGATTGGAAGGAATATTATAACGACATCTCACGCCATAAGTTTGTTATATCTCCCAGAGGAAATGGTGTAGACTGCCATAGGACTTGGGAATCTTTATATTTAAGGTCAATCCCTATAGTACTGAAAAGCATACATATGAATGAGTTTTCTGATTTACCCATATTGTTGATCGATTCTTGGGAACAAGTAACAGAAGATTTTTTATTGACAGAGTACGACAAGATGATTAATATAAGATATAATATGAGTAAACTTAAGATGTCTTATTGGAGTGATGTAATATGCCGATAGTTCATGAAGAAGACTACAAGAAATATTTAGCTGGTAAGCGAGTTGTTCTGGTTGGTCCCTCGGATACGGTCCTCAAAGAGAAGAATGGCGATTGCATTGATAGTTACGATGTAGTTGTCAGGCTGAATCGTGCAGTGTCACATCTTGAGGGACAAGAGGAATATATCGGTAATAGAACAGATATACTATATGCTTGTTTTTCTACCGGATATATCAACGCAAGTCATCCGAGAACTGGTAAGCTAGAGGTTGATTACCGACTTTGGGAACAAAACAAGATCAAGTTTGTTTCAACAACTTACCCAGAGTCAGAAGACTTTTATAATGCATCGGTAGCACATAACGTACATGATACACTTAATAACAGTAATGTTAACGTCAGACTTATACCAAATGAACCATATTACAGCACAAAACATAATATTGGGTGTCATTTGAACTCTGGAATGGTTGCGATCTGCGACTTGCTAAGTTCAGATTTAGCAGAGTTATACATAACAGGTATTGATTTTTATAGATCTTTGTATCAGACAGGATACGAAACATTTTCTAAACAAGATATAATACAGATGTTTAGGCATAATAGCAAGCACGATCCTGACAAGCAGTTTAGACATTTTAAGTACAATCTTTTTAATCAAGATAAGCGTATATCAGTTGATCGACAGTTAGGAATCTTTTTGTCTGATCCCAGATTCGAAAGTTATGAAAATAGTCTGGATTTAATACAATGACTACGATTAAAAAACCAAATATCATCCTAGGATTTGGTGGAAATCATCGTTGTATGTTCAATAAAAGAAAAAGAACTCCTGTATTATTTATCAAAAGTAATAACTGTATTACTGGAAATGAAACAGATATTATTGTTCCATCCGATACCAAATATATATGGGCCGAGTCGGAGCTAGCAGTTGTTATATCTAAAAGAACTAATAACGTAACTTATGAAGAAGCTCATAAGCATATAAAAGGCTACTCTATATGCAACGATGTCAATCGTACAAATATACTTAAAAGGTCTGAAGATTTAGCTTATGGAAAATGCTGTGATACCTTTCTACCACTAGGGGACACGTTAATATCTCCTGATACAGATGTAACTAATCTTAGAGTTACGAGTTATGTTAACGGAAACATAGTACAGGATTGTAATACGTCGGATTTATACTATGATATTTACAAATGCATAAGCTATGCTAGTAAATATATTACTCTTGAGGAAGATGATATAATCATCACGGGAGCGTCGGCAGGTTGTAGAAAAATCCATCTGAAAGATGGAGATATAGTTAAAGTAGAAATAGAAAAAATCGGGAGCTTGATAAATTATGTTAAATGGAAATAAAATAGTTGCTGTTATACCTCTACGACTAGGAAGTCAAAGATGCAAGAACAAGAATATAAGACTTTTGAACAACAAAATACTACCGGCATATGTAATAGAATCTGCTAAACAGAGCGGCATATTTGACGAAATATATATCAATTCATCGTCAGATGTATTTCGCTCTATTGCAGAAGAGTTAGGAGTTAAGTTTTATAAGAGAGAGGAATCTTTAAGTGACCCCACAATCACGCATGAACATTTTATTAATGATTTCTGTTCTTCTGTAGAGTCAGATTACATTTTTATGTTACATTCCACATCTCCGTTCACAAAACCTGAAACAATCAAAGGGTTTGTCACAGAGATGTGCCAATCAAACTTTGACACTCTTGTATCTATTAAGACGGAACAGGAAATGATCCTAAAAGATAATAGTCCTGTAAACTTCGATTTTGATCACCTATTCACACAGTCTCAGAAACTTAAGCCAGTTCAAGAGGTATGTTGGGGCATAACAGGGTGGAGAACTAGCGCACTCACTAATATAAGTGAAGATTTAAAACCAAGAACTTTTATTGGAAATGTAGGTTTTTACGAAGTGGACGGGATCGAAACTCTTGACATACATCACGAAGAAGATTTTATCATTGCCGATCTTGTTGCTAGAAACCTAGAAGGTATCAGAAACTATAAACCACAATTCTATGGCGAATACCACTCAGAAGCCGATGTACCCAATATCTTAGTAAAAGATGGAGTTTCTGTAAACGATTTACATGATGCTAATCATCTTAAAGTAAATATATCTGATATTCGTAGCAAGTTTGGTGTTTCTAACTCTTGGAGTAAGAGAGTCGTAAATACTGAAAACAATAGTGCAACTGTTATTCAACAAATGCCGGGAGAAGGCAACCGCAGACATTTCCATCCAGATTGGAATGAATGGTGGTATATCCTCGATGGCGAGTGGGAATGGGAAGTGGAGAATGCCACCCATAATATCAAAAAGGGTGATATTGTATTCATACCGAAGGGCAAGGTGCATAAGATAACAGCTATAGGTGATAAACCGGCAGTTAGGCTGGCCGTTAGCAGAGAAGATGTTCCTCATGTATATCCAGACGGAGACCATAGGAATTGAATAATACTCCAGAAAATATAAGAGAACACTCTTACCCAGATGAAACCTATCAGATAGCCATTGATTTTGATGGTGTGATTCATAAAAACTCTAAAGGGTTTTACGATGGTACTATCTATGATACACCTATCGACGGAGCATATGAGGCCCTAGAATCTATTAGCAAAGAGTTTGAGATTATAGTCTATACTGCGAAGGCTAGAAAAGATAGGATGCTTATTAACGGTAAAACTGGTACTGAACTAGTCTGGGAATGGTTAGAAAAGTATGATATGAAAAAGTTTGTCTCTGATGTAACAGCAGAGAAGCCAAGAGCTGTTTGTTACATCGATGACAAAGCAATCAAGTTTACTAACTGGAATAGTGCGTTAGAGGAAGTACAGAATGTCAACAGGACATAGTGTAGAAGAACAAAAGACCAAGTGGGCTAATAGAATCTCACAAAACCTAGACCACGAAGGTTATGTCTGGGGGAACCCAGAAGATGTAGAAGCAAAAACTAGTTGCAACAACTATCTTGGAAACTATAGAAAGATAAAAGATGATTTAGTTCTACGATATATTAACGAGAATACTGTTATACTTGATTATGGAAGCTATGCGGGTAAATGGACAAAATATTTTCTATCTGCAAAAAACGTCATATGTTCTGATATATTTGAAGAGAGTGGAGAGTATATTAAGAATAAACTAAAGAATGATAAAATATCTTTTCATTTAACTAATGGATTTGAGCTACCAAACATTCAAGATCAAACAGTAGATTTTATATTTTCTATTGATACACTGGTAAGGACAGAAGTGGACGTTCTACAGAAACTGATACACACTTTTTCTAGAATTTTAAAGAAAGATGGTAGAGCATTAATACATCTGCCATGCAATAAGCAGAGGAAGTCTGTAGAGAATAACTTTACAGATTTGGATGAGGAAAAAATCATCAGTATGTTTCATGAAAATAAGCTTAAAATATCACTCGATTACGAAACCTTGATACATGGTGTTTTAGTTAAGGTTAACTATGATTAAGAATATTACCAATAATAGCTCGTTGAACGTGAATGTAGACTTCCAGAGATCTAAAGGCAGCTACTTATTTGACAAAAATACTAATAGATATATGCTGGATCTTTTTAGTATGTATTCTTCTCTACCACTCGGATATAATGATTCAGTATTCGATGAATCGTTTGAACAACAAATGCGAGACATATCAAAGTGGAAAGTTAGTAATTGTGAATTTCAAACAGAACAATCTATTGAATTTGATCAAAAATTCTCTTCGTTTGGAACAAACAAGAACTATAAATATTTCCACTATTGTTGTACAGGATCCCTCGCTATTGAAGCGGCAATAAAGACAGCCATTCTATATAAAAAACATAAAAATCCCAAGATACTTTGTATTTCTAATAGTTTTCACGGTATAAACGGGTATGGTGGATTTTGCACTTCTAGAGATAGTCACTTCTCTAATAGAGTTCTGCCATTCCCGGCTAGCCATGTTATTACAGTAAACATGGAGGATGGTTCACAGGCAATCAAGACAGCTATTGATAATCATGACATAACTGCTATCTTGGTGGAGCCAATACAATGCTCGGCAGGAGATATCTTGCTGGATCCAGAATACATAAGAAAAATCAATATAATATGCAAGACCCACGATATTCCTTTCATATTAGATGAGATCCAGACAGGGTTTGCAGTTACTGGTAAGTTGTGGTATTTTGAGACATTACAGATAATACCCGACATAGTGGTGTTTGGTAAAAAAACACAGACTTCTGGTATTATGGCAACTGAAAAATACTCAGAAATATTCGTAAATAGCTATATGTTGGAGCCAACTTGGGCAGGAGATTTGTTAGATATGGTAAGGTGTACATACATTATGAAAGCCTACGATACATACAATATCATGGATAATGTGTCAACAATGTCTGAATATGTCAAAAATAATATTTCTACAAATGGAGCTTTCAAGTTTCAAAATATCGGATTCCTAATGTCTATGCATTTTGAGGATGAAAAAACTAGAAATATTTTCTTTACAAAAATGCTTAATCATGGTATACTAACTAATAAAACTTCTGCTAAAACTATTCGCTTGAGACCTAACTTGAAGTTATCTAAAGCAGATGCAGATTTATTTATGGATAAAATAAATACAATATTTATGGAGATTTAGACGATGGTGCAACAAGACCAAGTAGATTTTGAAGATATCGATAACAAGTTTAGGCATTTGGTACAAACAGACGAATATTATTCTCTCGTTGGAAAAGTAAATAAGGCAAAAAAGATTTATTTCATCGGTAATGGCGGTCTACATTTTGTCGCTTCTCACGCGGCTACTGATATGACTAGGCTTGTACCAGATAAGGTAGTATATTCTTTTGATAGTGTAGGATTTATAACTTCAAATGCAAATGATCATGGTTACAACAATCTTTTTGTAAGATGGCTTGAAACGGTAACTAAAGTTGATAGAGAAGAAGAAGTATTAGTCATCGGACTTAGCTGTTCAGGAAACTCAGCTAATGTTATCAATGCATTAGAGTGGTCCAACCAACGAGGATTCGAAACATACTTAATCTCTGGTGAAAAATCAAATATATTACCAGTTGGAGTCCCAGAGCTTTCAATACATGCAAAATACTTCCATACCGTTGAAGTGGCTTGTATGATGATTTTTTACGATTTAGTATATAAGACTGGTAATCGATGCCCTACGATTAGAGCAGAGAAGGAACGCCTGAAAGATTCAGATCTTAGGAAGATGACTTGACGCCAACTGTAAGTCAATGGTATGGTAGATTTGGGAATAATATACAACAAGTTTCCAATGCTCTTTATTATTGTAGTTTAAAACGTGCTAACTATTATCCCCTGCATCATTCCATAATCAAGACGAGTCCAGTATTCTTTGGCGAAGGTATTGTAAGCAGTAATAGGTTTTTCTTTTATAATACAGATGAAAAAGATTTTGATTGCAATATTGATGATTTAAACGCCCAAAGAAGAAACATATGCTTAGAGTACATAAGTGATTCATTAAATCTGCCAAACCATGAACCTATGGGAGAGGATACAGTTGTTCTACATATACGGGCAGGGGATATCTTTAGCTCAAGGCCCCCCAACACATATGTACAAAACCCTCTATCCTACTACGAATCCATTTTACAACAGTTTGAAGAGGCTATAATAGTCTCTGACAGAGGGGATAATCCCATTATTAAGGAACTAGCCCGCCACCCCAAAGTGAGGATCCAGGGAGGAAGCTTACACGAAGACCTTGCTACTCTTATGTCGGCTAAACATATTGCCTCATCAGGAGTTGGTACTTTTGCAGTTGCAGTTGCTTTATGTTCGAAGAACATAAAATCATTTATTCATACTGATTTGTATTTGAACGAGCATCTAAATCCCACCATGTTAACCGATACCGATATACAACTAAAAAAAATAGATTTACAAGATGGTTATATAAAGATAGGAGAATGGAAGAATAGTGAACTGCAAAGAAAAATGCTTTTATCTTGGTAAAAAAGGAGTTAAATATGCTTATACCGTTTGATGAAATACAAGAAAGATATCAAGTTAGATTCAAGAACATTCTTCATGTTGGAGCGCACCGTGCAGAGGAAAAGGATGCTTACTTTTCTAACGGTGTAGAATCTGTAATATGGGTTGAAGCAAATGAGGAACTAGCTCGATTTCTACGAGATAATGTTAGTGATGAAAAGAATGTCATCGTAAATGCACTAGTAAGTGACATCGATGACATAGAAACACAGTTTAATATTGCAAATAATGGTCAATCATCTTCTATTTTAAATCTTGGAATACACTCCTCGTTATTTCAAGACGTACATTATTGTGATAAGAAGACTATAAAGACTAAAACGATAAACAAAATAATGAGTGATCTAGGAAATAAAAAGATTGATTTTATTAATCTAGATATACAAGGAGCGGAACTGTTGGCTCTAAAGGGTTCCACTGACTATCTTTCGGATGTAAAGGCGATATATACCGAAATAAATACGGAGTATGTCTATCAAAACTGCGCTTTGGTTTCAGAGATTGATAGTTTTTTGAGACAATATGGTTTTGAAAGAGTTGAAACTAAGATGTGGTCAAACCATCCTTGGGGCGATGCCTTATACCTAAAGAGAAAGTAAAATGTTTTTGATCACTGGTGGTACTGGTATGGTAGGGTCTTCATTTAGGAGGATTATACCTGAAGCAGAATATCTAGATAAAAAAAGATTTCATGATTTAGACTTTGAAATAAAGGATAAGTATATCATTCATTTGGCGGCAAGAGTTGGTGGCGTGAAGTCTAATACAGATAATGTGGCTGACTTTTACGTTGAAAACTCAATAATAAATAATAAACTATTAGATTCTGCTTGTTTCGGAAAAGCAAAGAAAGTAGTTTCGTTACTGTCCACCTGCGTCTACCCAGACGCTGCTTATGTCACCTATCCACTAACTGAAGATCAACTACACCTCGGACCTCCACATCCTTCTAACTTTGGCTATGCATATGCTAAAAGAATGGTTGATGTAATGTCTAGGGCATATAGACAGCAATATGGCTGTAACTTTATAACAGCAATCCCAAATAACCTGTATGGAAAAAATGATAACTTTGATTTGAATAATGGACATGTTATTCCATCGCTAATCAGGAAAGTGTGGGAGGCTAAGTTAAATAACCATTCTTCTATTGAATGCTGGGGAGATGGAACACCTTTGCGAGAGTTCACTTATTCTGACGACATAGCAAGGATCTTATTGTTTTTATTAGATAACTATGACGGTGAACATCCGATTAATATTGGGAACACAGAAGAACATTCCATAAAAGAAGTCGTTGAAATGGTATGTGAGACATTTGAATATGATGGAAGGATAATCTGGAGGACAGATAAGCCGTCCGGTCAGTTTAGAAAACCAAGTTCAAATCAAAAGCTCATAGATCTCGGATGGAAACCAGAATATTATACTTCTTTTAAAAAAGGCTTGCAAGAAACCTGTGAGTGGGTTAAAAGTATGTATCCGAATATAAGAGGTGTTATATGAAAACAGCATTTATAACTGGTGTCACTGGACAAGACGGCTCTTATTTGACGGAGTTGTTATTAGCCAAGGGATATAAGGTCGTTGGTCTAAAAAGAAGAACTTCCTTGATAGCAACTGAAAGAATCGATTCTGTATTCGAAAATAAAAACTTCAAGTTAGAATACTTTGAGTTGGATGATCCCATGTCATTTTATAGGCTTCTTCAAAAGTATAAACCAGATGAAGTCTATAACTTAGCTGCACAATCGCACGTTAGAGTATCTTTCGACGTACCAGCTTCTACAATCAACACTATAGTAAACGGCACTCTAGGTATTGTCGAAGCCATAAGAAACTTCAGGGATGTAAAAGAAGTAAAGCTTTATCAAGCATCATCCTCAGAAATGTACGGTGATAACCCAAACTATCCATTTAATGAAGATAGTATCTTGATGCCCGCCTCTCCTTATGCTAATGCAAAAGTATTCGCGCATAACCTAATGAGGAACTATCGTAAGTCCTACGGCATGTTTTGTACATCTGGTATTCTTTTTAATCACGAATCTCCCAGACGCGGCGAAACATTTGTAACCAGAAAGATCACGCTCGCAGCAGCAAGAATCAAGGCTGGACTACAAGACAAACTTTTCCTAGGAAACCTAGACGCTAAACGCGATTGGGGATTTGCTGGCGATTACGTCGAAGCAATGTGGCTAATGTTACAGCAAGATAATCCAGACGATTATGTAATAGCTACTGGTGAAACCCATACAGTTCGTGAGTTTTTACATGAAGTTTTTGAACATGCTGAACTTAATATAGATAAACATGTTGAGATAGATCCTAGGCTTTATCGCCCACATGAAGTACCATTTTTGTTGGGTGATTATACAAAGGCTAAAAACCATTTAGGTTGGGAGCCAAAAGTCAAGTTTGTCGAACTAGCTAAGATGATGTATGATGAAGAATACAAAGGAGTAATAAAATGAATGAAATGAATCTAGCTGATCAAGCAATCGGTGCTTTAATGATGGCACTACAAAAGTCTTTAATGGAGCAATCGGATATAGTCCCTGTTTTAAAGGGTTTTAAGTTTAGGCTATCAGACCAAGGTTTGATGGTTATGAATCCACCAATCGTCAAACTTGAAGACGATTCTTTTGGCGAAGAACTAGAGGATTGAGTTGAGAACTGGGTACTTTCAATGCTTTGAATGTTTTAAAACATATCAAGTAATGTATAATCTCTGGGAAAAACCACCTAGAATATGTCCGTGCGATAAGAAGACAAAGGACATTAAGAGAATACCCGAAGAAGATTATGATATTGGTTACAGAAACATGCCAAAGCCTAAATCCTACAACTATGAGAAATCTGAAGAGGAAGACTGATCATGCCGAGGTATGATTATCTCTGCCAAAAATGCGATAAGTCGCTGACTCTGGTACACGGTATATCAGAGTCAGTTGACTATTGTGATTGTGGCCAGAGCGGTAAGCTAGAAAGACAACTATCAGATTTATTTTGCAAAAGTTCTAAATCTTCCTTGTCAAAGCCGGGTCAGCTTGTTATAGAATACATAGAACAAACCAAGAAAGACCTTATAGAAGAAAAGAGGTCTTTGGCCAAGGAGTACGAAGATGATAGTTGAGATCAATAGCTGGACAATAGCTTTCTTACTATCTCTTGCATTTATCGTAGGGCTTGTAGCCTACATACGATTTTTGCTTAAGAACATCAACTTTGTATCAAAGAACATTACTGAACTTAATAACGAAGCAGTAAGTTTTACTTCACACTTAAAGAGTCTCTACGAACTAGAGAGCTTCTATGGTGACGAAACACTTGGCGGTTTGTTAGAACATGGTATGTATTTCACATCGAAGATCGAGCAGTTCTCTGAAATCATGGACTTGACCAATGAGCCATTGCAAGATCTTCCTGACGAACAAGAGGAAGATGATGAAGAAGCAGAGAATGAGCCGCAGTACAAAGCCAACCAAGAAGTATTTTACGCAGGAACACGAAAACGCGATTCTTGAGTACGTCGCGACAAACGACAAAAGGGTTAGAACCGATCTTTATGTAAAGTTGATTGGTCCTGCTTTCGATGAGATGGTAGATAAGATTGTCTTTACTTATAAGTTTACCACATTACCAAACATCGATTACCTTCGTGATGAATGCAAGATTTGGCTTATCACAATACTTGATAAGTACGATGTAAGTCAAGGCTCAAAAGCTTTCTCTTATTTTTCAGTTATAACCAAGAACTGGTTCATACATAAGGTCAAGAGAAAATCCAAGAAGAATCAGACGGAACTTGACATTCAAGAGATGCCAAAGGATTTAGAGCTACGGTTCTTATCAGAAGATAATCCATACGAGAACGTTAGAGAACATAACGAACTTATCGATAATCTTCGTGCCAACATGATTGATTGGATGGAAGAATCTGATAAGCCAAACGATGAGAAAGTAATCAAAGCTATACAAGTGTTATTTGAATCAGCCCATGAAATCGAGATTTTTAATAAGAAAGCTATTTACTTATACCTAAGAGAGATTACCGGCCTAAATACAAAGCAGGTTGTCTCTTCTCTCAAAAGGCTCAAAGTAAACTATCAAGAGTTTCGAAAGGATTGGGACCAAGATCTATGAGTAATGAAGTAGATAAACACATAGCTAGTGCCATTAAGAACATCGAAGATGATAGAGAAGTTACAAGGGAGCTTCTTGACGATGTTATGCGTCTTTTAGCCAAAGACGAAGAAAATCACAAGTTTGCCGGTTCCGTTGCAGCAAAATATGTAGAAACGCTGCAACGTTCGAATGAACAACTTGTAAAGATTGCCATGATACTCCAGAAGCGAGAAACCGCCGCTGCTGATATCACCGAACTGGATAAAGATAAGATTTTCGATCTACTCCAGAATGACGGAGGGAATTAATATGGCTGAATCTTTTAAGGCACCAATAGATGCTTTAGTTTCTCCCGGTTCTAGAGATAAGTTAAGAACCCAGGATATTGACTCTTTATCTCAAGATCCCTTACGAGCAATAAAAGAGTCGTATAGAGCTTCTTTTTTTGAAACTGAGGGATTTCAAGAGGGAGAAAGATTAGCAGAAGTTTTAGCTGTGGATATAGCTGTTAAACTTCCAAGCGATCTTAACTATTTTGGTAATACATCTGTAGCTAACCAATATGGAACAAGAACTTGGATTTCTGCTATATGCAGACTGATAGATCAGGACGGGGCAGTACCAGATCCAGACCAAACTTATGAATCTCCAGATGGTACTACCATAACCATACCTTTTAAAGAAACAACCAGATTACGAGCAAATGTTGGAAAGTTTTATGCTCCACTGGAGGATATACAGGGAAAAGGTGCCTTAAATATACAAGTTGGTGATTGGCTTGTAGTTGAATATCAAGATAAACTTTTAAGAAATAATGGTGTTATAAAAGATGTTTATCTCAAAAAAGACCTTTCAACTTGGCAACAAATCGGCGGCGGCGACGGCGGCGGTGATGAATCCGGCTTGACCATAACGGGCCAGCCTATAGTTGGGTGTCCTAATGGACCAGCACTTAGTGGAGACTTAGCAACTCAGTTTGGTCCATTGAACGCTGCTGCTATTTTCGGTGAAGATCCATTTTGTTATAGTAATAATATTGGTGCGTCCCAATGTGAAGGTAGATTTGACCCACCTTGTAGCGATCTTAGTTCACATAAAAATGTATTTACAAATCCCGAGGTTATGAAATGGATGAAAGAAGTTATTCGACTTACCCCAGAAGTCCCACCAGCGATTATTGCTGCTATCTCGATACACGAAGGCGGTGCAAAGTATATCAAAGAAGGAGGAAACACTGGCTATCATTTAAATGGATCTGGGTTGGTATCAGCTAGAAAGCCACGAAGCTCAAAAATAAAAGGTAAAACTTACGACAACTGGCACACCATCCCAGAGAAAGGATGGTCAGCTACATGTACCAGTAAATATTGTAACTATGGGTTCGGCCCAGTTCAAATCGATGCCACTGCACACGATATTTATGCCATGTTTGAGGAGATAGGTACTTGGAATCCAAACGATCCACTATGGACTTCTAAAGTCATAAAAAAAGTATTTTTGTCAGCTTGGAACCGAGCAAAAGGTAAAGGGCTATCAGAATCTGCTGCTGCTGCTGTAGCAATGTCGTATTATAATGGTGGCGAAGGCGGTAAAGAACAGAGATTCCTGAACTTTAAAAATAATAATGATCTTGCCAATGCTTGGGCCGCTATAGACAGAAAAACCTGTGGCGGTTCGTATGGAACAGGAGCGTTCGTTATTGCTAGAATGATAGCTTGTGCGGCTGCGACAGATTCAGATTTAGCCTATCTTAAGGGTTAGAAAATGAGCGGAAATAAATATCCTGTTGATTTTTTTGTACCACCGGATAGAAAACCAAAGAATAGGGTTCATGATCTAGGTACAATAGCAGCAGATCCACTCTCTGCCATGAAAGATACTACACGGTCTAATATATTTGCAACGACCAAAGTAAATCCTAAAGAAAGATTAGTAGAAGTTATAGCTGTCGATAACGACATTAAAATGCCATCCGATATTAATCTTGGACACAAACAACTGCTAGATTCATATGGTACGAGAACTTTTGTTTGTGTTATAGGTAGGATGCAGGATATGGATGGAGCGATACCTGATCCTGATAGTGTTGTAGATCTAAGTACAGGAAATATTATTTTACCCACTAAAGATGTAACTAGGATAAGAAATCACACCGGTAAGTTTTATGCGCCTCTGGATGATTTAAAAGGAAAGATGGTAGGTAATATACAAGTAGGAGATGTGCTACTCGTAGAGTTCCAAGATAAAATCACAATGTCAAGTGGGATTATAAAAGAAGTATTTATCAAGAAAGACGTAAATTCTTACATTAAAATCACTGTTACTGGCGGCGGTGGTACCGGCGGTGGCGGAGCGGGTGATTCATTTAGTGATACTGGAGTCCCTGCTGATCCCGGTGGTGCCCAGACTGGTCCCGGTTTATTTATAGGTGCTTCCATGTCTAAGCCAATAGGTACAAAAGCTTGCGGAAAAGCAGGCACATCTACTTCTATTGCTGGTACTAATCTGCAATGTGCTGGTACAAGAGCGGCTGATTTATTAAATGGCGGCGGCGGTGCGGGATGTCAACTATTGGGTTTGAAAAACGCACTTGTGGAAAACTATGCTGGAATAGCCAACAATGGTATAATAATAAACATAGGTGGAAATGACGGATTCAACCCAGCTAGTGTTAAAAAATCGATTGGTGGTATTCACGAAGAACTAAAAAGATTATTTCCACAAGCACAATATTTTTGGATTATGAAATCCCCTAACCACGGGAATAATATAAGCAAAACGGGTGACGATATTGATAACTTCTATGTTGGATCAAGTAGCCCGTTCAGAGGCTTCTCCCCACCGTTCAGAGTTATAAATCAGGGTATCTTGATGCCCGAAAATATTCGCATGACTAACATGAATAACACGGCATTTAAATCATTCTCAGTTGCTGGTTCACACGCAGCTAGTGCAGGTTCTTGGGATTGGCCCGGAACAAATGGGTTGATTTCCACATGTGCTAATATTCTCAAGAATAGTGTAAGTGGTAATGAATACACTCAACTATAATAATATATAATATTAATCTCTATTTATTATCGGAGTTATAAATGTCTAAATCAGAATCCGAAAATGTATTTAAAAGCGGTATGTCGGCTGGATCTGTCTTTGATGATGTACCTTCCACAAAAGGAAGGATACGTTTGCTTGCATCATCTAGAAAGATGCATGAACCAAACTACTTTCCAGAATATGCTAGATTAGTACAGAACGATCCTTTACATAAGAATAGAACTTTTCGTGGTGGTTTGAATGGCGATGCAATCAAAGAACATGTTCCTGAGCATAATACAGCGGATTATGAAAAAGTACTTAAAAATGATAATAATGCATTTATTATTATAGGCCGAGATAGACCAGCAAGTAAAAGTAGCGGATATGGCAACTTAGGAGCTACAAATGCTGGTTCGATTTATATAATCGCTGGAAAAGCTATGCCACCAGATTTGAAGGGAAAAGCAGAAGTTATTTCTGATAATAATCTTAAAACTGATGCTGCTGGCATTTATATTTCACAACTTACAGATATAGACAATAACTATGAACTCGCAAGAGGTTCTTTAAGTTCAGTAGCAAAATCTGGTATTGGTGTAAAAGCTGATAGCGTTAGAATAATCGCTAGAGAAAATATAAAACTTGTAACAGGTCCATTTGTCAGAGAACAAGTTGGTGGTATTGGTAAAACACTTTCTAGCTATGGTATAGATATTATTGCTGGGAATGATGACAGCACACTACAGCCTATGGTTTTAGGAAAGAATCTGGCTTCTTGTATTACAGAGTTAGCTGACATTGTTACTGATGTCTCCTCATTGTTAGATAGCATGGTGATAATCCAACAAGATTTCGATAAGTCCTTAAGCAGCCATATACATCCCGGTTCTAAGACTATTGATGGTGCTTTGGTATCTATAGAGGCTGATGTTGCAATAAAACAAGCAAGATCTATAAAAGCAAGCAGAACAGCACAGGAAATCAGTACTCAGATGATTACATTTAAAGAAAACATGGCTAAGTTCAAAAAGAAATATCTAGATGGTATGGCACCAGTTTCTATTATGAGTAGCAAGAATAAGGTTAACTAAAATGGCAAATGAATATAATCCTTACACTCCTGAAACGAACTATGGTGGTTCTATACCCGGTAATCTCGGAGGTGAATGCTATGGACTTTATGGATTGCCTTTCGTTGAATGTGCTAACTATAAACTTATTTTAGATAAAGATGAACAAATAACTGGTATATACAGGTCTTTTATCCTTCCGAGGGCTGTTGAAACTCAAACAACTGAAAACTACGAGACACTTCAGAGCTTAGTTAGATCCGTTTATGGACTCATGTTTGATATAGCCGAAGCTGGTACCCCTTTGATCGACAGCATTATTGCACACAACAGTTCACTAGACCCATATTGGATTACAAATACTGGTGAACGTATAGATCAATATGACGATAGATTTTACGATTATAGCTTAGACCACGAAGGATGGGTTTTTAGAGGAAGTCCAGACGGTTTAACTGACAGGATAATCCAAAATAATCTAAATCTGGCTTTTATCTTTCTTAGAAGTGCTGTGCGTGTTTCGTCTGGAGCCGAACTACAAGAAGTGGATTTGACAGGTGAAAAGTATTCTAGTCTGACATGCCGGGGCGGCGGCCCTGTCAAAACTTTTATAGTTAGTGGTCAACAAACAAGTGCGGAGCTTTCTTTCGCTCAAGCAGTTGAATCATATGGACCAGATGCTAGGGCTAGAGCGATAGATAATATACCTTCTCGCGAAGGAGGCAACGTACCAAGCGGATATTTGACACCAGACTATAGCGAACAATATACGTTTTTTAATATGTGCTTACAGTATCCAGAATGTATCAAGAAGTACAAAGAAGATTATCCTTTAGCATATGCTTACGATTTAGGAAATCTTTCCTTCGAACAACTTGAGGTTTTAAACCCTTTCCAAGCAAGTACAGTTTTAGTAGATGAACTCGGGGCTTTAAATAGCATATCAGAACTTGATAGAGCATTGGGTTATTTTTCAACAGCCCTAGCGCGAGTAACAAGCAGTGATTATTACACGAACCCCTTCGCCGGTAGGATAAACCCAGAGGCGTTAAGAAGGATCGCTATTCTTATTCTTGCTATTACTAACAGTATTACTTTACTAAAAGAATCTTTAAATGGTCTTAGATTATCGGAAGATGTTCTTGCCCTCATAGCTGAAAGACAAGCCATCTTACAAGCTCAAATAGAAGAGTACGAAAGGCTTAAATCTATCGAAGAACAATACACAACGTTATTTGAAGCTACTCAAAAAGAAAAGCTAGTTCTGTGCAATCCTGTGCAAGATCCAATAATACCAAATCCTTGTACAAATCGCGATAATAATGGGTTTAAGACATTTTTAGATGATTGGCGCAAGAAGGATAGAAGAGAGCCATATCACGATTCGAATAAAAGGAAATATTATATTTCTTATGATGTGATAGAAGAAAATCTAAAACAACTTGCAACAAATGCTGATAGTTACAAGCTAGATGCATATCGCATTCTGAATGAAAAGTTTTCTCTGCAACTACCAGAGGATCCTTCTGAAGTTGGAATCGATCAAAATGTATTTGTAACGACAGAAGACATTTATATAGAACCTCGCAGATTCAGACCTTCCAAAATACTTTATTCCTTAGATGAGAACGAAGTAAATACAATATCGCAGATCGCTACCGCACCAAGATTTACAGATACCGGTATAATCCAAGAAGGTAACTATGTTAAGATTCAAATATTCACGATAGAAGAGTTTTTTAGATACCTGCAAATATTCGAAAATATTCTAAAAAGATACACGTTTGATCATGCTTTGTGGAAAATAACATTTGGCGAGTCATACCAAAATTTAAATCCTTCTATTCTTTCAGATAATATATTTGAACAGTTAAAAACCGATAAAATAAAGCAGGATTTAAAGATATTTAAACTAGTCAGACCTGTTTTCACAAAGTTGATGAGTAAAAACTCTATCGAGGTACTGGAGGATTTATCTCTCAAAAAAGAAGGACAATATGGGATTGAGGATAAGATTACTCTTGTTTATAGTTTTACACCCGCTGATCCTACAAAACTTCCCGAAACTATTGAAGGAAGCTCTATTATACGCGGCGCTAAACAGGTAAAAAACCCACAACCAAAATCATCTCCTTCTCCACCAACCACAAATAACTCGGTATTAGGAACAAAGATAATCCCCGGTAATAATATAAAGTTGTTAAGAATACAACTAGCAACTACATCAAGACCACCAACTAATCTAGTTTGGAAGTCTGGCTTAGGTGTTGGTGATTTAACAGCCCTAGAGCTAGAAGAACCATTCAAAAATCCAACTATACTAAACTATCTAATGAACTTAGACACTATTATACAATATCTAAGGCCAGAAGAGATTTGAGATAAAATAACGTACTAAGGTTATAGTTATAGATAAGGAACAAATATGTCTAATAAGAAAGGTACTAACTTTAAAGAGTTTGCTGCAACACTAAGATACCCACCGATACAATACGATCCGGTTAGTAGCTCAAACAATCCGCTGCAAGCTCCAAGAACAAGATTCTTGAAAGATTTTGCGACTCAAGTGCTGAATGATGTCCTACAAGATCTTAGAGAACAAGGCTTGGAACCATTCGCAAATGAGTACAATAAGAATCCTTTTAAATCGTACTCGGATAAAATAAAAGAAGACGAACTCCTAAGAAATCCAACTAAAAAGTCTTTAAAAGCTTTACTAGTAGATGACGCAAATCTAAGTGCTAATGACCCACTAGCGGAAGTACTTAATGATTTAGTAGATTCCTTAACTGAAAACGTTGTGTTGTCAAAAGATACTGATAATGGTTTCTTTTCTAAGACGGATTCTGGTCGCGAAGCCCGTGAAAGACTACTGGAAGCTTTCGGTTTGAATGGCTTAAAGTTGTTAGGATACATAGGTTTAGCATCAATCGCGAGGTCTATCCCAATCGAACAACTTACACAGTTTAATGTCGAAGAATATCTTAAAAACTTAAGCCCAGATGTTCTTATGGAAAAGCTATTTGAATCAATCAAAGACAAGAACTTCCAAGAAGCATCAAATACCTTTACATTAGTCTCTAGATTTTTAAGCTCGATACTTACATCAAGCCAGTTTGATTCTAAAATACAACAAGCTTTCTTAGATCATATTAAATCCCAACCAGACCTACCAGAGTCGTTAGCGTCAGTTGTTAGTTGGGATGAGATTTTAGTTATTACTAATCCTGACTCGATAGATACTACAGATCCTGAAACTTTTAAAAAGGTGAGTAGTGCATCGATTAGCTTTATGCAAAATGGAAAGCTTGGCTTAGATCTAAAGCTAGTATCTCGCGATGCAAACGGGGATTTGTTAGGTGATATATCACTTTCTAGCCTGTCAGAAGATTTAACTAACTTAGTTACTGGTGCCCAAGATGATTTGCAGTCCTTATTCGACGGGTTAGAAAACTGCAAACTCCCAGAACCGGAGATGTTCCATAAATATAGAGACTTGGGTAAAGCAATCGATAACTTTTTCCGTGGATTCAAACCAGCAAAACTAGGTAAAAAGAATCTACCGAAGATACAAGTTCCAAATCGACTAGAGCTAGTGGAAACAGCTTTATTAGCCACTTTGTCTTCTACCTTCTATATTGCAACGACTATCTTGTTCAAGATGGTTTTAGCATATCTACAAAGCTTAATACCAGATATTTCTTGCGCCCAGCTAGCAGCTAAAATAGTACCCAACGAAGAACTCGGTCCAGAAGATCAAAACAGAACTGTCGATCCTTTAGATGCAGCTAGAAAAATAGCTGATGATATTAGACAAAGATATCGTTCTCTCCCTAGAGGAATAAATATAGATTCTATTGCCGAACTATTAGCTAATATTGCCAACTCTGTGGGTCTATATAACGGTATCGATATCGCTACCTTAAACGAGTTCATTTCACTTACGACTAGCGTATTGACAGAAAGAGAATATTGTGAGCTATTGTCGGGTAATCCCACTTTACCAACTCTAGAGATAATAAGAAATATCATTGACGTAAGGTACCCCGATGCTGGATTCAGCAAAGAGATGGATGATATTGTAAGATTTTTTGGTTCTATATCAACATTTGCTGATCCCGGTTGCGATATGATATTAACAGAGGTAGATCTACCTGTAAACGGTATTTTCTGTGCAACTCCAGAGTATTACAGTTTATATAATAATCTTCGTGTTTCGTTACTATCTGAAAGAGGATTGGATCAATCTGACATAGAGATACAAATAAATAAGGTTTGTGAGATAACTAATCTTCAAGCTCAAAAGTTTTTAGATCTTTTAAACGATGATAATCCGATAGATAGTATGATACCTCTCATACAAACTGGAGAGCCGAACTGCGGTCCAAATAACTCTATAGAAATAGTAACTGATTTCATAAATCAAGAGCTAGTCCGTATATATACCGAGGCATTTGAACCGGTTGTGGAAACTTTAGATTCAAATATGATTGGAGACAGAGGATTTATTAGCCGCCTTCTAAGCGGTAAGAATGGTCTAGCTTATCCATCATATCAGAAAGTGGAAGAAATCATAAACAACAGTCTGGCGTCAGAAGCCGCAGTCTCACAACTTGCAGCCTCGATTGAAGCTAGCGCAAATAACCAGTCTGCTCCAGTGACCGAACTATCAAAAGACTATCCTAAAGTCTCCTATAAGGCTAAACAACTATCAAGTTGGATGAGGACAAACTTAGAAGAGTTTTGTAATCTTGATTCGATTACACGCAAGAAAACTGGTCTTTTTTCAACAGACTCAGCCTTGCTGACGGAAACCGTTAAACAGAGAATACAAAAAATAAAATCACTCAATACTGACCAGTTTAATAGTTTTATAGATCAAAACGCATCAACCTTCCCTGTAGGATACCCAGAACTGTTTGAAATAATAGGAGATGTAGGATCAGGCATAAGAGGTCTAAGTTATACTGGTATATACGACTTAAAAGAAAGTTATATAGAGGACTTAACTATACCGGGCACTCGACAAACCAACCTATCCACCAAATCGTACCAGTTCAAGAAACCTATTTACGTTCCAGAATGGGTTTTGCGAAATAAGGAAAATATATTAAATCCGGCAGGTTTTAGTGGTCCCGGTGTTATAAGTAACTCATACAATGATGTTAAGGGGTTAGAACAGAGCGTAGCTTTAATAACGAGAGACAAGAAAGCACCTCCTACATTACCTGAATATTCTAGAAGAATAAGCAGCAAAGAAAGCTCAAATACTATTTCTGGTAGTCCTAACTACAGGACAAAGAGCTATAACTTTTTCATCTTTCCTATCAATGAAGGAGAAGCTACAAACTTAAGTATAAGAACCAAAATCATTGATCTGTATCCCTCTACCGTTAAAACTTTTAACAGCACTCAGCTAAACGCCAATGAATACCAACTTCAGCAAAATGAAGTATCTAATACAATCTCTAGAGCAGCAAACTTTATGTCTTCTGATAAGACTATCGAATATCAAGAGGTTGTTAAAGAACCAAATGACTATTACATTCCCATAAATGAGAACACAGTCTCTTCAATAGAAGTACAATCTCTTTACAATCTAGAAGGTACCGACACATCTCCTCAAGCAGCCGTCTTCGCAGACATAGTTCTTAAAGGTATTCGGAATAACTTAAATATTGATCCTTCTACTATTCCACAAGCGACTAAATATGTTGAATATCTCGTAAAGGATTTGTATCGTCACACTTCCAACACATTCTTGGACGGGATAATGAAACTCCCGGCACTTAACGGAAAAACTTTTAATATTGGTTTTGATGACGAAAGAATCAACACACTAAATCTCTTGCACACTAATACAATCACAGGAATGTTAGATCCTGTAGATCCTACAAGATTTGGTGGTACCGAAGACAGTCCTAGTTTTTATGTATATAAGAAACTAACTGATGATTGGAATGGATTATATAATCTCTATACTAGAGAATCTAACGAGACTTCCAATCCACCTAAAAATCCGGTGCCTGATTTCGCTGGTATCGCCAATGAAGCTGCTAGACTTTACACGAAGATAAAAGAAGAAACTAGGCAATCAAAAGACTACAGTAATCAAGTTCCATTTGATTTAATCGTAAAAAAATCATCTATGGTTAGCATGTCCGGTCTTATCGATATGATGATAAGAGTATTTTGTTTTGAGCATTATTATAAAGCATTTTCGTTTATGAACAGTGTTGTAGTAAATGATAATATATTTGATAATGTATATTATGACTTTCTGGTGCAAAGATTCAAGGATTATGCCGTTGAAGCTGGACCTAGACAAGCCACAGAACTTAGTAAAAATAAGAGATTTTTCTACATGATAATGGAGATTTATGTCACTATCATGCTTAGAAGAAAAGACGCAAAAGATTTAGAACTCTCACAATCCGAACAACAAATACTTAGCCAAATACTTAGGAAAGCAAATATTTGGAAATCTGGATTACCTGATAGTGGTTTGACAGATGCCGAGAAGGCATATTTTAATGCATTTGAAGAAATAGGTAAGTTTGAAACACCGGGATATCCTCTAGGAACTATAACAACTGGTCTTGTTAACACGCAAGGAAGTTTCAGAGGAATGAACAACACTCTTAATACTGCTAAACAAAGAAGAGAAACACAGATTTCTTTACAAAAGCAGTATTGGAATCTCATAATGCAGGACTGTGAATCATTGTTTGATCTCTTGCTTAGAAGAAGATTTAAAACTGAGTTAGAAAGAATATCTCAACAACTGAGCATTTTGAATCCTACTTTAGTAAAAGAATCAAATATTATAGCAACTCCTGTCAATGGTGGTCCGTTTGTTCAAAATGGCGAAGATCTAGCAGCCTCCGATAAGACATCACATTTACGAAATGTGTACTCCCACCACCCAGCATTCTTATATTCGGTAGGCAATCTGCTTACCAGTGATTTAAACTATTCTTATCTTTATGGTACTGAGGAAGCTAATAACGATAGGAATCTAAATGGTTTCTTCTTCAACAGACTGTATAATAAGCAACCACATCCAGATGATACTTGCAGATTGAATAGCGATCCGAAAGAACCGGTTTACACTCCAAACTTCAACTTCAATGACCCATCAGATTTACAGATTCGTACAACAGTAAGAGAATACCTGAAGAACCAGTCGGAACTTACTGATGTAGACTACCTAAAGTTCAATCCAGAGTTTTTAACTCCAAAGATTATAAATGGTATTGAGTTAGAAAAGAGAAATAGACTTAGTAATGATTTCATTTTATCCCCAGAGGACACTAAGGCAATAGACCGAAAGTTATTCGAAGACATGATTGTTTTTCAATATTCTCAGAATCTAGAAAACGTTATTAAAAGAATAGAGGACAATCAAGGAGTTTCTTTAAACGTTGAGAGTAGTACGGGTAATATGGCTCCTGAAAGTAAACTAAAGAAATACAAGGTTATGGCCACTGACGGTGCAGAGTTCCAGAAACTAGGAACTGACAACTACATAATCGGTGGTGAGAGTGCGACCAACATGCCTCTTGTTTTCAGCCAAACTCCTCTACCAATAACCTTAGAACACTACATAAATCTTGAGCCTTTAACTGAGATGCCTAGTCAAACTAGCCCACTATTTTCACAGGTTAAACAACTAATAGATATAGCGTTATACAACTTCTTAGGAAGTAGATATGGTATTGCTGCTACTCCGCTAACAGAAGGAGTGTTCAGTGGTCCAAGCAGCTTAAGTACATTTATATATTGGTTAGGCAGTAGCGGTTTCTTTGATTCATTGGAACAGATCTCATCTTCCACATCAAATGCAATGAGTATGTCGGCTAAACTATTCTTCAAGTTTGGAACTTTTAGATATGGTGTTAGAATGTTGCTAATGCAGCCAGATTCTGATATTACGTTTGAAGAAGGGTTCCACAGGTATATGCAAGATGCAGTTGTAAGAGAGGTTTATACAGCTAGTCCTTCGTCAGAAGACGTTACCTATTTACAATCTTTGAGTGATGGTATTCCTATTGCTGATAAAGTAAGATATCTTAAGGCTTTTAGTAAAGAAACCGGATATGGCATTCCGATTTTTAAGAACGAAATAGAAGTAGATTGGACATTTGCAGATCTTAAGAACATATACGATTCCTATATTAGTAATCTTAATAATGATACTTCTCTTACTAGTGCTGTAACCTCTAATATTATAAGCCCAGATAGCTTGGGCAGAGAGCTTAGCAAGGGGTCAGATAAGAAATCTTGGATCGATCATTCCCCGCTTACAAGACAACTAGATGTTAGGCTATTCAATGAAATGATTTGTTCCGAAGATTATAAGAAGATGTTTGATTATGCTATACCATTACGGTATTTTGCTTCTTTGAGTGCGATATATGCAACAAAAGCTTTCACTCCCTCTATTGGTTCTGCTATTGATTGGGGCGGTATTGGTCGTGTAAATAACAAAGTTTTCCCTAGGAAAGAAAAAGACATATTACTTCCTTTCTATACAACTTTGAGAAAAGTGTTCTATTCTTCTTATAACTCTTTTGACCTCAACTACCGAGGCGAAGGAGATGAAAATGAAGAAATGATAACAACAGAGTTGATCGAGCAAACAAAAACATTTGGTATTCGTAATATTACAAAGGAAACTTTGGTTATGATATCCGATATACAGAATGATATTTTGGCCGCAAATCGTATAAGACCACAGGATAGGGAGGGACTTGGAGACTTGATTGATATTATAGGCACAGGTAACTCTAAGAGGCTAGTACCAGATCCAACTAATGGGAACGGTTCAGCCAACAACGGCTAATCATAACTACTTATTCTAGAGGATTTATAATGGCAGAAGGCTATTCTCCAAAGTTACCACTAACTCTTTCAGATCTAGACGGAGCATTTGCGTTAAATAAAAACATCAATACTGTTGTAAAGCAGAATATAAAAATGTTATTTTTGACTAGTCCCGGTGAGAGAATGATGGATGCAAGATTCGGTGTAGGTTTGAGAAACTACTTGCACGAACCACTCTCAGCATCAGTAAAAAGTACTATTAGAGAGAGGATTCTGTCGCAGATGAATACATACATACCTGCGGTATCTATTGTCTCGTTAACTGTGTCTGACGACTTAGTTAATAATAATGCCATACGAGTAAAAATGATTTACAATATTGGTTCTTCTACAAATCAATCAATAGAGATAACAGTATAAAAATCTAAAATCATCTATTTAATAAGGCGGTGTTAAATGAGTAGTAATCCTAAAAGACCATTAATCAAATACAGTTCCAGAGATTTCCAAACAATCAAAACTGATTTGGTTGAGTTCGCAAGGAGATACTACCCAGATTCGTTCAAAGACTTTAGCGATGCTAGCTTTGGTGCTTTGATGCTAGACAGTGTATCCTATGTTGGAGATATTTTATCATTTTACCTAGACTATCAAGCTAATGAATCTTTTTTGTCAACTGCTGTAGAATATAATAATGTCAAGAAACTAGCTGAACAGAACGGTTTCAAGTTTAAGGGACCATCAAGTTCATCTGGATTGGCAGTTTTTTATGTTTTGATACCTGCTAACTCAACTTCTCCCTTGAGTGGCCCAGACAGATCTTATTTTCCAATACTAAAGAAAAACTCCGTATTTAGTAGTGCCACTAACGCAACATTTACTTTGTTAGACGATGTTAGATTTGATACACCAGACACAGATATAGTACCAGCCAGAATAAATACAGTTACTGGTATACCAACCTATTATGCTTTGAGAAAATCTGGTAAAGTTATCTCTGGCAGATTGGGAACAGAAATAGTTCAAGTTGGATCTTTTGAGAAGTTTAAACGAGTATCGTTAAGCGGACGTAACATTAATGAAATAATACAGGTTCTTGATAATGAGGGCCATGAATATTACGAAGTAGATTATCTGACACAAAATGTAGTATATAGAGAGATAGAGAATAAAGGGATCGATAAAACAGTAGTTCCATCAATCTTAAGACCTTTCTCAGTCCCAAGAAGATTCACATTTGAGATGACTAGAGAGGGAGTTCCATACTTACAGTTTGGTTTTGGTTCCGAAGACACACTAAATAATCCAAGTTATGCCGAACCCAATAGTGTTTTACTGAATAGATATGGCCGTGATTACGAAACAGAACAAGGATTTGATCCAAATAAACTGATGCTTTCCGATAAACTCGGTGTATCTCCTTCTGACACTACTCTAACAATAACCTATAGATACAATGAAAGTGATACTGTCAACGTACCAGTGGGTCGTTTAACGAGAGTAGTCGATGCAATACTAGAGTTCACAGATGAACCTTCACTAGCATCCGATGTGGTAAGAACGATCAGGAGTAGCGTAGAACTCGTAAATGAAGAGCCGATTGTTGGACAAAGCACACTCATGACCACCGACGAAATAAGAGCAAGATCTAGTTCTTATTTTGCCACACAACATAGGGCGGTAACTCAACAAGATTTAGAATCTGTTTCGTATGCAATGCCAGCTAAGTTTGGTTCTATTGCTCGCGCCGCTGCATATAAAGATTCAAACTCGTTTAAAAGAAATATCAACCTCTTTGTCCTTGCCAGCGATATCAATGGGAAACTAGAGTTAGCAACGGGTATTTTAAAAGAAAATCTTAAAAACTGGCTGAATAGATATAAGATGATGCACGACACCATTGATATACTTGATGGTATCGTCGTAAACTATGGTGTAGAGTTTACTATTTTAGTAGACAAAATCTATGATAAACAACAAGTTTTAGCTGATGCCAAAACAAAACTAGCACAACATTTTGCAAGACCCGGCTATTTTGGACAGATGATTTCTATCTCTGAAGTTTATTCTGTTTTAAACAAGCAAGTAAGGGGAGTTATAGATTCTAAAAAAGTCAAAATAGTACCAAGAGTTGACGGCTATTACTCATCAAATAGTTTTGATTTTAACTCAGCTTTATCTCCAGACGGAACTTATTTGATAGTTCCGAAGAATGTATGTATGGAACTAAAATATTCTGATCTAGATTTAGTAGGAGTTGTTGAATAATGGCCATAAAACGTTACAATGCTACAAAAGATAATACAATATCAAACGCTTTTAAGGGCGATTTGATAACGAGGGCAACTGGTTCTAATACAGGACTCGCAGATGTCTTGGAGACTTTTGTTATTTATGGACAGGCTTCTAGTTCTTCTATAGAAAAAAGCAGAATGCTAATACAGTTCGATACTAATCAGATGACAACAGATAGATCATCTGGTTTATTAGCTGCTTCTGGAAACGTTTCTTTTTATCTTAAAATGACTAATGCAGCCCACGCTTACTCGGTACCAAGAAACTATGATCTAGAAATAAGAGCAGTTAGCGGTTCTTGGACAGAAGGCCGAGGATTAGATTTAGATGACTACTCAGACTCAGATGTTTCTAACTGGATTAGTGCCAGTGCGACGGCTGGGTGGGTATCCGAAGGGGGAGATTATTACTCTACTCCAGTATTCACTCAATCTTTCGGAACTGATGGGACCGAAGATCTACTAGTAAATGTTAGTGATATAGTGGAACAATGGTTAGCTGGTACGAAACCAAATGATGGATTACTTATAAAGATCTCTGGTTCTGCCGAGAGCGCGCCGACTACTTCTCTTTACACTAAAAGGTTTTTTGCAAGATCGTCAGAGTTCTTCTTCAGAAGACCAGTAATCGAAGCACGCTTCAATAGTGCTAAAAAAGATAAAAGAGCTAACTTCTTCTACAGTAGTTCTTTGTCTACCGCAGCCGAAAATCTAAATACAATCTACTTTTATAACTACCATCGTGGTATTCTCAGGAATATTCCAGCCGTTGGAACGGGTAACGTCTATGTATCGGTTTTCTCTGGTTCGACCGTTCCGACCGCCTCGGCATTGACCCTTGTGGCTGATGGAATAAGCGTTACAGCAGGCTCTCCAACGGTTGTTACAGGCGGCTGGGTGTCTACGGGTATCTACTCGGCTAGCTTTGCACTAACCGCTGCCACAACCCCATTAGAAACGATTTTCGACGTATGGCACAACGGAAATCTAACTACCCAATACTTCACAGGTTCAATAGAACCACAAGTTCTGGCTGGAGAATCTTCGGCCAATGCAGAACAGTTTACTACTCAAATAACAAATCTCAAACCTACTTATACAAGGGGGCAAACAGAAAGATTTAGAGTTTACGCAAGACCTAGAAACTGGACTCCTACAGTCTATACGGTTGCGACAGCAACACCTGTTGCCTCCATTGTAGAAAGCGGTTCATATAAGGTTTATCGCGTTATAGACGATCTGGACGTAATAGCTTACGGAACAGGCAGCACACAACATACGGCACTTTCCTACGACTCAGAAGGAAACTATTTTGATTTAGATACGAATCTTTTTGAAGCCGGTTATAGTTATGCTATAAAGTTCTCTTATTACAACGGATCTATCGGATCTTATGTTGAACAACCCGAGACTTTCAAGTTTAGAGTAGAGTAGTAATGAGCATCAAAGATTTATTCGAACTCCAAAAAAAGAACACAGTACCTGTAACCGATACCAATAGCAGCGATATATATCTGTATGCTGAGTCGTATGATAATATCGCCGCAAAATATCGAGCTACCCAGAGATTTGTTCCGCTTAGTGATTTCTCAGATCCAAAAAACTTTGTGAAGTTTGGATCTGCTGAAAACTATTACTCTTCATCAATAACTAATATTTTAAATGAGTTCCCATACGACGGCTCCAAGAAAGAACTTAATGAATACCTAGAAAAATGTACTTATCTAGAACTTTATTTACTAGATAAAAGATATCCAAGATATAACGGTTTTATTACTCTATCTACCAACAACTACAACTTTAGTGGTGGAAAAGTAGGAGGCTACGGTAACCCAACCTCCAAAGAATATATTTATTTATTTGGAGGACCGCACACCGCTTCTCAAGGTATGATAGGGAATCCCTTGGCAGAAACATTTGATGATGCCAACAAATATCAGACGGATGTTTACGCAACAGCTTCTAGACTACCTGATGGAAGAACGGGTACAAGGACTAACAACCTCCTTATCAATCCTTCATACGGTGCAACTGTAGAGTTCTGGTTAAAGAAGAGCGGATATTCTACCACTTCAAATGAAAAAGAGGTAATATTCGATTTATGGAATAGCGAGGTATCTTCTAGTTCTGGATATGGAAGACTTCTGTTAGGTCTTACTGGTTCTGCCGATGGATTATCGACTTTCTATTTTGAGATGTCCTCTGGGTCAGTCAGTATCAACCAGACCATCTCTATAACAAACTTTACAACTTCAAGTCTTAGTGACAATACTTGGAGACACTATGCTTTTACATTCCAGAATACCGGAAGTGATTTGGCAGTTAAGGCATATGTAAATGGTAGCCGTGAATATTTGAGTACATTTGCTGGTAAAGCAATGAATACTGTAGATGGTGCGATGGTAGCATCTATTGGTGCCTTAAAGACAAGTCCATCTGGTAGTACTTATCACGGTATCAATATGACAGGATACGGAAAACTATCCGCGTCTTTAGACGAGTTCAGGTACTGGAAATCAGTCCGCGATGAAAAGGAGATAAGTTTCTACTATAGAACACAAGTTGGCGGTGGTACAAACACTGATATCTCTAATACCGAACTAGGTGTCTATTATAAGTTTAACGAGGGTATAGTCGGAGACACTTCCATCGATTCAACAGTGTTGGACTACTCTGGACGTATTAGCAATGGTATCTGGTACGGATACCCCGGTACATCTGCAAGATCTACCGGCTCTGCTATGGTTCTGTCAAATGCAACAAACTATGAGTACCTAGATCCAGTCATTAGAGAAACACATCCAAGCGTTGTTTCTCTTAGAGAAGAGCTATTGGCTTCTGGAAGCGAGCATGATAGCCAAAATATTTCATCTCTATACGGTTCTATGCCCTCTTGGATTATAGACGAGGATCGTGCTACAGATTCTGAGGGTACTTACAATGGTAATCTTTTCAATCTAACACAGATAATGGCTTATCAACTAGATGAAATGTATCTATCCATAGATTCGCTAAATAAGCTCAAAAATAAGGAATACATTAGCGCAAGTTACGGGAAACCGATACCATTCTCCTCGGAACTTCTGGCAAATCAGGGATTTGTCAGTCCAAATATTTTCGAAAATGCTAAGCTATACGAGAAGATTCTGAACACAGACTCTCAGAAAGTATTTGAAGAAGAACTAACAGACATTAAAAATCAAGTATATCAGAATGTATACAACAACTTGGTCTACATCTACAAGTCAAAGGGTACACAGAAGTCTTTTAGAAACTTAATAAGAAACTTTGGTGTAGATGACGATCTTGTTAATATTTCAATATATCCAAACAATACAAGATATAAGTACGATAATCGATATGATTTCCCATCGATAGGAAAGAAGTTTGTTAACTTCCACAATCCAGCCTACTTTGATGCTAGTATTCATCATACTCCGGGAAACAACTCCTATGTTTCGGGAAATCTAACTACTTTTAACTTAAGAGAAGTTGGTTTTACAACTGAAACAGAAGCTATATTTCCAAAGAAACCAAAGTTTGCAGATGCGGGATATTTCTTTACTCTGCATACCACATCTTCTATAGTTGGTTTTCACCAAGCTAATACAGCAGCACCGACAGATTTCACTTTTCCTGCAAATGAAACGAATCTGAAAGTTTATAGTTCAAGAACAAACACAGAATCGGTTGATGCTTCTTTTATATTGACTGGTACAATCGGTGGAACAACAAACGTATATTTAACAAGCAGCATTTTTTATTCCGTTTATGACAATAAAAAATGGAATTTTGCTATCACTTTAAGACCAGACAAGTTCCTACATGCCGAAGGGATAACTGGTAGTGTAAGTGGTACATACACACTTGAGTTTTATGGAGTTAATAAAGAACTAGATATAGTTATAGATTCATTCTATTTAACTCAATCTTTAACTTATGATCAAGGTAAAACACTATCTTCTACTCCAAAGAGATTTTACGCGGGCGCACACAGGAACAATATAACAGGCTCAGCAGACGTAAAAACAGATGTCAGAATCGGTTCGTTAAGACATTGGTTGTATCCTTTAGACAGCGATACGATTGACTTTCACGCACAAAACCCTATTTCTTATGGTATGCCAAATGCTGCAAGAAATGCATTTTTGAATCAGTCAGTGGTGTCAGGTACATATGTTCCGCAGATAGAAACTCTAGCTTTACATTGGGATTTTGCTTCTGTTACTGGCTCGGATACATCTGGAGAGTTTTCAGTATTCGATATCTCATCAGGTTCTTACTCTAAATCACTTTTTGGTCAGATTTCGGATATAACTAATGTTATATACAGCGGAAAAGCAAGTAACTTCCCAGCATCAGATAGTACAGTTATAAGCAAAGAATATATAAACTTTGCTGAACAATCGCTACCAGATGAGATAAACAGTTATGATCTAATACAAACTCCTGCAACAGATGACGAAACATTTACAAAAGAGATTCTTCCTGTAAACTACTATTTTTCGTTTGAGAAAAGTCCATTTAGAAATGTCTCGAAAGACATGCTAAATATGTTTTCTTCTTTAAAAGAACTGAATAATCTATACCATCAACCTGCTCAAAGATACAGAGAAGAACACAAAGAACTGAATAACCTGAGAGAGCTGTATTTTAGGAAGATTGGTAATATAATCGATGTAGATAGATATTTTAGTTATTACCGCTGGATTGACCAATCTTTGTCGGAGATGCTACGACAGCTAGTTCCAATCACTGCTGATGCCGGTGATAGAGTTACTAATGTTATCGAAAGTCATATACTAGAAAGAAACCACTACAAGTACAACTATCCGCTTCTGAAATATAAAAATCGTAACTACGAAGGTCGTGTATTCGGTATTGCCGAAATGTTGTATCCTTGGAATCGTGGTTACCATCCAATCGCTAATGTGGAGAACGAGAACTGTTATTGGTGGAATCGTAGAGCAGAACGTAACGGAACTGTCATAACTTCTGGGAACTCTGTAATAGACGCACAGAGAGAAAATATAAGAAGAACTGTAACTACCCATACATCTGGTTCTGGTCCTCTTCTAGCCAAACCAGACGGAACAGCATACTATGGTTCTGATTACTCAGTACGCAGATTTACACAACTTTATAACTTTGATATGTCTTTGGATTCAAAGTTCTCACAAGTAGTGGAACAAGTCTTATTTGTTGGTCTAAATGCTCCAAAGGGATTTGTTACTAAAGTCTGGAAGGCCATTGTTGCTAGTCTCAGCGGCGCAACCTTAGTTCTCGACAACTTTGAGGAACAAGAAGATTGCAAAGACATCAGCACAATCAAACTGCTAGAACCTGTAAAAACTCCGATTGAACTTAAGAAAGTGAGAATGAAGTTCCGCGCTACGTTCGGCACAACTCAGATTGGAGCATATTCGGTACTTCCATTCACTTTCATGAGTGCTTCTTCTGGGGTACCAAATACAGGTTATCAAGCCCAACTAATAGCAGGATTTGGTACGGGAAAGCGTTTTGATATTGTTGGACACCACTCAGATGTATATGACATGGACTTTGAGGTTCCAATGCAAGGTCCATTCACCGAAAGGTATGTTGGTGGTCATGCACATAGACACGTTGAGCTAAACCAATACGACTCCAATACTAGACCAGAAGCTTATGATATGAATCTAACTTCTGGTATTATCACAATAACAAATCGTGATATTACAAAACCAAGAACTACTGTGTCCAGAGATGGTATGGCAAAGAGACCAGTAAACCTTGCAAACATAGCGCACTCTACTGGTTCTACTTCTACAGTCGCTGGTAACTACAATCTTGCTCTAGATATTGTTTCGACAACTGGTAGAAGTGAAAACGATCTATCTTTCAACGATACTCCTTTCAACGCTTCTACAGTTGGCTCATGGGCTGTTAGCGGCACTTCTGATTATACAAAGTTAGCACGCACAACGAATAAAAACGTGATTGTGCAACGTTTCTCGGCCCCCGGCGATCCAGCTACAATGGGAGATAATCTAGGTGGTCCCGGTCTAGATGCCGCTCACGGTGAATATAGCGTCTATAATGCTCTACCGTTCAGGAATCTTTCTGTTAGACTGCCACTTAGGACATTCTTGACAACTCGTTCTGAAATAAATGGACTAACTAGTGGTTCAATACCGGTGGTTGCTGATTACAGCGGTACAGCATCATTCCACGGTGTTTACAGAAACAAGCTTGGAGTTTTGGAACAAACCGATAGTTCGTATTTTAGTTCTTCTATCTCGGATAACTATTTTGTTCAACATCAGATCCCGAGAAACGATTTGCATTACTCATGGATTACTGATGCAGCTATTACATATAATAGTTTCCCGGTAACAACAGCGGGTGAAGTGCCATCAGGTTTTGTGGCAGTAGATGGCAAATACTCATCTTCTCTTGGGGTAAACTCTGCAATAACATTTGTTACCGCTTCTTCGATTGTAAGTTATGCCACAACTTCAACCGGAAAAAATGTATTTGGATTTATAGATGGAGTTACAACTGGATATTCCGTAGTCGCTAACTCGCAACTAAGAACTGGCTTTAATGGAATGACAACCAATATAGTTGATCCATTCGACCTAGATACGATGACTTTAGGCTTAGATACGACTGCTAGTGTTAACAACTATATCAATCCTTCACTTGTTCCAACATCAATCAATACTAACAATGCCTATATATTGAACTCTATTATAGCAACAAGAGGCGGTAAGTTTGCAAAGTCTAGTTGGTATCAAGTACGTCACGGTGATAAGAAGTACATCAAAAAACTAAAATCTACTAATACCATTTCGCATACTGTTGATGACGTAGAACTTCTGACAACAGTTATCTCGGACACCCTTGGAACGCAGATAATAAAGAAGCTCCCAAAAACTTACACGTTTATAGAGCCATGTGTAGAACTGGACAATAAACCATTTTCAATGCTTTTCACAGCAGGCTCAGATAATACAAATCTGATTATAAATCTTTCTGTCAACAATGAAGTATCACATTTTACAAATGAACAACTTAATAGTATTTTGAATATTAGGAACGAAAACTCTGATAAAGTTAAACAGATAAGATCCTTCCTTGAATCTAACAAGAATATAGATCTTAGAAACGTTTTATTTGCGGACATGGTATACCCATCGTCAGCATACCAAAGCCTAGATATAATCAGAAAGAGAATAAACTTTGATAATAACTTCTGGCGTTCTTCTAGAACCGATAGAAATATCAAGGGGTTTGCAACCAAAAAGGCTATGGTTACAAATGGTTCTTTGACTGCAATAAGCCAAAGCTCTTGGGCGTTGGATGCATCAACAAACTTTGAAACCGTTAGCAGCTTGACGTTTGGTATTACAAACGCACAAGGTGCAGACTACCGAGAAGGTATATTGCAGAATAACTATTATTTAGTTCATACAGGGACCACCGATTCTAAAGCATCTCTGCGATTAGCTCCACTGTACTCAAGAAAACATTTCTTAGGATCGGCTTTTTCTTTTACACCAACACTTTCCGTTACAAATACAACAACCGGTTCTCTTGGCAACCTCGGATCTTTCCCAGACGCTTACCCTCTTGGAAACGCAACTATTTTTGGAGGTGTAACTAAGTGGGAAGCTAATAACAAGTCTGGGTATTTTAATAATAATGGAGAGTTTGTAGAACAACCGACTGATCCTTTCTATGATACATACGGCGGATTCGCAGAAGATCTGAGACCACACAATCAGTCTTACTCAATACTACCAGAGTTTAGAATATCAAACTTTATTGATTATTATGTTAACAAGAAACAAGGCAACTTCTTGTCAGAAAATCTTGGGATGTTTGATATATTCGGAGTCTGTGCTATAACATCTAGTGCAACAGTTGCTTCTAGTAGCCTAGACACAGATTTTTATAAGGTTTATGCTACATCGGATCTTTTCGAAAATCTAGAAGAAACTTTAAATGAACTCAAAGGAATCGTAGAACCAGAGTCAATAAAACTTAAGTTTAAAGGTTTAAAGAAGTTTATTCCATACGATGGTTTCTATCCTTCGGAGAGAACAGTTGATTTAGCATTCCAGTTTTCAAAATCGTATGGTTCATTTATACAGTCTAGAGGTTCGGACACAGGCAGTTTAACTAGTGGAGCAGATAACATTAAACTCCGTCCGCTTTACACTCCTTTGTTTGCTCCCGGTATTCTGTATAATACTATCAAATCTGGTATCGCAGTAGACTATCCTATTTATACGGCTTCATTCGATAAAGTACAAATACAGAATGCAGATCTAACAGGTGCCCCAGGAACTCCAAGTGAGACTGTTGCTTCTACTGGAAGTTATACAGAATATTATTTACTTGGTACCGGCTCTGGTGGAATGAATGGATTTGATTTAAGAATCCCATTTGAAGCTATATATGATCCAAAATCATATCTAAAGGATGTTAGATTCGTTGATATGGAACCCCATCCAAGTGCCTCTCTCGTTCTAAGCGCCAGTTGGGATGGTAATGGTGATGATTTGTACGAACTAATGGCTAATAACTTCCTAGCTGAAGTAGTAGACTTTTACTTAGATAAAGGTGAAATGGCTAGTCTCGTATCTGATCCACAATCTAAGTTTACCGGCTTTACACCGGGAACATATTACTCTATGAGAGTTAGACTACGCAGAAGCACCAATGTACCACGCATCTTTAGTAACAACTATCCTACACCACAGAACTCGTTTACTCAAACGGACCTGAGAGAAAGCTTAACCATGTATTCTAGACCTTCTGCTTTTGGTCCTCCAATGGCAGCTAGAAAATATGTAGATACTGGCTCTTATACATCATCAGCAAGACCAGATAGTTTGTTCGCGTATGATTTAGCCTTCACCCCTCCTTACTACGACGGTGAAGCATGGGCAGACATTATCTTTACTGCCTCTCAAACAACCCATACCCTTGACGACATTTTTGGCGATAGTAGGGTCGTTTGTTGGAGGGTTGATTCTGGTTCTGATTGGGTAAGGGGTAATCTATACGACAATCATCCATATGGAGAATATGCAAATCGTTTTGCGATGCAACTAACTTCATCTATAAATCTCTTCTCCAAAGTACCAGTTAAATCTGTTGATTTTGATGCCAATGGCAACCCGACAACTATTAAAGAAGATAAATCGTCCAATGATCACATTTGGGTAATCCAACCAAAATTTGAAACACCTGTTCTAAACTTTACTTCCTCTATTGGCACTCAATCTTTGACGCTTCCAACAGTTGCATCTGAGTCTGTTGCTGTTGGTATGTGGCATCAGTTTGGAGTTGTACCCGACTCACCAGATAAGGGTATTTTCTTAGAAGTTTCACCAATCGAAAACGTTTGGATTAATAATCGTCTAAAAGAAAGTATGCCAACTGCTATTAAGAATATTTACGGAGCAAGTTCTCAAATGGCTTCTCTATTGGATATCGTAAAGTTCCGTAAGAAGTCTACGAGGGTTGGTGATATTGGGAAGTCCAAAACTGTTTATGAAGCCGTCGTTGCGGTACCATTTGTTGAAAGTCAAGGCAAGAGAAAGTTCTTTGAACTCAATAGGCCAGTAGCAGTAGAAGCTAGAAAAATGGCAGATAATCCTAGTTACAAGCCCTCTATACCTGTGGAACCCGGTAAGTCTTTGATAGATCTGTATAGAAAAATGAGAAAATATGTTTTCCCTCCTACTTTTGATTTTTATAACTATGAGGAAAACGATTTGAACTATGCCCCTATTTCTATGTATGTCTTTGAGTTCTCTCACACATTCTCACAAAATGATCTTGTAAAAATGTGGCAGAATATTGCTCCAGAGATAGGAAATAAAGTAGAGTTTTCTGAATCAACAATATCACACGACTTGAGTGGATACGAGATACTTGATGCATTTAGAGCCACTGAGGGTAACGCTAATGCTAACTTAAAATGGCTAGTCTTCAAAGTCAAACAACGCGCCAAAACTAACTTCGAAGACAAACAACTCGGTAAGAGATCTAATCCAGATCCAAGATTTACTTCTTTTAGGACGCAGGTTGGAAATCGTTCCAATGCTGTTCAAGAAAGATATTCTTACAACTGGCCTTATGATAACTTCTCACTGATTGAGTTTGGTAAAATGGATTTCGAAGTAATCGCAAAACCATCTATTCCCATAGGCGGATTAGTCGGACAGGGAATCGGTATTACAGGTATCGGAGTTAACCCAAATATTAGCTCTACTACAACAGTTGCCGTAGCACCTACCGCCCCATCGGTACAAAATACTACGTTGCTAACTCCTACGTCCGCTCAAGTACCTCAACAGTTCCAAACAACAACTAATCAAACAATCGGTCAAACAACACAGCCAAACATAACTTTGACCCCAAAGACTAGGACCAGATAATATGTCTGGACCCTACTTAGTATAGGTGCAAGATGGCTCAGTTTTTTGACGATAAACAAGAAGTAATAGATATTGAACTTACCGAATGGGGTAAATATTTATACTCTATTGGAAAGCTTAAACCAGTGTACTACTCGTTTTCAGATGATGAAATACTATATGATGGTTCATACGGTGGTCTTACTACAGAAGAACAGAAAGATATAGTGGGTAGAATCGTTGACAACACAATCTATCTCAAACCACACGTTCGTCTTGAAGAAGCTAAAACATACCTGTCAGAATACGATGCAGCTACCGAATATAATGCAAATGTATATTTAGATCCTTTAGACTCGATGACAGAAGTTGACACCAAAATAGAAAATAAAATACAACTTCTAATGGCAAAAAATGCCAGATACTCTCAAAAAACCAGAGAACTGCAACATTTAGTAAGAAGTAAAATAGGTACTGTTAGAAATACAACTGACAGATATCCGTCTTTTGATCTAACCATGCTTAGATCAAACATCTCGTCTTCGGCCAACAGTTATGCAACAGAGTATGGATATCTCAAGATACCACAAATCGAAGTAGAGCTTAAAAATGTTATTTCAATAGTACCATCTGGGTCCGACTTTGTTTCTAAACTAGGAGAAACACAAACAAACACTAATATTACTTCATTGTATAACTCGATGAGAGAAACGCCAGTTTTTGAAGACGGTAGCAGGATAGTATTAGAATCTAACTTTATAGCATTAGATTTGTTTCAAGAGGGTGTCGAGTACAAAAACAAAAACTTTAATGTAGAAATATTTGAATATGTTCAAGATAGTGGTAGTTATACGCTGAAAAAGCTACAGATGATAAGTCCTATCGATGATGTTGACGAGAATGGATTCTTAAAACCTTCCTTGTCCACAGAAAGAATAAATATTTTGCAATCTAACCTGATTTATGGAAATGAGAACACCGATTTATATAATACGCAGCAGTCTGATTTAGTCGAGAACTATTTCAACGTTCAGTTGGATAGACAGATACCAGACGAACTAGTCTGCACTTTAGCTAACGGTGCAATAGCAAAGGGCAATAATATCAGATTAGACTATGATATCGAATGTCCAGATCGTAATCTAAGCTACAATCCTAACGAAATGGTAGTAGCAGAAGTTGCTCCCGGAGTTACCAGTACAACACCGGGATGTCAAGATAACGCAGGAGGTACAGGATGCCGGTAAGTTTTGCATTTGACTCGGGAACTGGTAAAAGTTTAGCTACTAACAGCGTATCTGATCTGTCGGATATTGGCGAGGTTAAACTGGAGGATGAAAGATTAGAAGTTGAACTAGTCTTGACCGATTCCACTTACGAATCTGGTGAAGTTTCTAGCTACGGCTTGACTTCTTATGAAGATCTAGTAAAAGGCTCTGGTAACAATGATAATAGTGGCAATACAAATGATCACGAAGGAGTTAATGAAGAAGAATCAGATTCTACTACTAAAGACATAGTTAGAAGTCCGACACTTATTCCACCCTCTAACGGCAATACTCTAGAAAATCCTTTTGGGACTTTTGATGTAAACACTGGTTCAACTCCAACTGCTGATACCACTCCTTCAAGCCCTACTACAGTAAGCTGCCTATTACCAGAAGATCAATCTACTGGTACAGCAGGTATTGCTACAGCACCAATAAATCCTGGTCCTATCCCAGCAATAACAGGAAATCCAGCTACATCTCCTTTGCCACCTAGTCCGTATCCCGGTTCTTTACAAACTTCTCCTCCTCCACCGAAGGGTAAAGTCTTCTTTGATCCCGAGTGTGATACATGTTGCCATTCACCAACAAATAGTCCACAGCAGTTCTATACTCTATGTTTGTTGGTAAGCACGGATCCATTAATAACCAAGATGGTGGAAGGAGGCATGATCGATCAAGTTTACTCTTCTATACCCGTATTACAGGCTAAATTTGAAGCAGGACAACCGGGAGCTTACTTACAAGAAACGAGCTTCATGGATATGACTACTGATAAAGTCGAGTCTCTTGTCAATGGCTCACTCTTTGTGAATCCAATAGTGATGTCAAGAGCAGAACCTGTTGTCGGCGGCGTCTTGCCCGTCATGCCAAAAATAGCTAGAGCTTATCAGTTCCAGAAAAAGTTCAGTTTCAAAATACCAAAAAATATTAAACATCTTACATTATTTAACTTTATTAGATTCGATGAGTTAACATTTAACCAGCATTATCAGATACCAAATTTTAGTCTACCAAGTGGTGTATACACTGGTCCCATAAAGGAACTGATAGTGGTCCACAATGGTAAAGTTAGAACAAAAGGAACAACATATGTTTCTTTGGGCCAAAGTACCAGAGGACAGCAAGTTACATCTTTGCCAATACAAAGTACACCGACAGGATTTGCCACTTTCAAACCGGGCACAGCACTATCTCCAGTACCAGTTCAAAGAGTAGTAGTTCCTATCGGAAACGTTCAAAATTCTAATATTTACAATCAAATAATAGGTTTTTGTTCAAATAATATATATGATAGCATTGCCAAATACAACTCAACCGTTGATAATACCGATGCTTCTTACAAGTTTTATGCTACCAATACCTCCCAAGATTCTATTTCAATGTTTTTGTTGTACAACCACACAAAACTAATATCCGACAACTCGTTCATCAAGAACCTACAACTTGGTGATATATATGCAAACCAACCAATATCATCTGCTGAGTTTTACAAACTAGACCTTCTAGATTCTAGTAAGGATATAAAGATTAATGAGACTAGGAGTAATCGTCCTAGGAACCGAGTTTCATTCTTAAGACAAAACACATACTATAAAGAAAACCCATTACCAGACGATACTACTGTTGACAAGAACGGTAACACTACATTTCTGTCTAAGTTCAGGGAGTTCCCGAGTATATCTCGCGATGTAAGAATGTTACAGATTCTAGATAGATCTTATACATCAGGCGAATATGCATACAGAGTAGACTTTGTATTTGAAGATCCGTCTGTAATATTCTTGAAATCTCATACATACGAGCTAGAAAATGCAGTAGTACAACTAGAATCGCTTTATGAAAACCTGTCGATTAATCGCAAAGCTATAAAAGATGGGAAGTTTGATTCACAAAAAATCCTTACAACTATTAAGGATAAGTTCAAAAATGTATTAGCCTTAAGTAACAAGATTTTAAAAGCTCTGCCAAATGATGGGTTCAACTCAGCAAGATATTTAGATTATATGATTAATCTAGGTAATCCTCGCTCATCAACCGACAAAAATAACATGTTTTTTAAAGTTTTACATACTTTAATAAATACACTAAAAGATTTACTTTTATCTTCGGGAAATCCAACGAATACTCTGGTAGAAGTTTCTAAATCTTCGGGGGGACTTTCTAAGTTAAGAAGAAGAAACTCTCTGGCTACTACATCTCTAAAGTCGCAGATTTTATATAGGAAATCCGATGTAGGAGTGGATTTCATTAATACTACAGCTAATGGAACGAAAGATAACACTCTCCTATCAGGTAAAGACCTCTCGGAGCGGTCTGCTCAAGAGATTAGGAAGTTTTGGAACGCTGATACTGGATTTGGGCCAACAGAATCTCTGATTAAAGAAAAAACTAGCTTTTATCTTACACCTAACAGGATCATAGGTGTAGATGAAATAATCGATTTCTCATCTATTCCCGGTTTCGATGCTGTATTAAAAGAAAAAGTAAAAAAGACAAACGTTGCAGCACAGGGAAAGCCAACTAAGAAATCTAGTTTGTTTACGATACTTGAGTCACTTTCTAATATCCCTGCCTCGATACAAGTCGCGGGAAATGATTTTAGTTTCAGTTCGTCAGATATAGAATCAGATAATGTTTACGATCTTGCGGACGTATATCTGCGCGATCACGGTTCTTTCAAAGAGGATAATATCAATACATTTGGAAATAGCGTTAGGCAATCTACTGATTACTCTGGTAAACTAGATAATATTCTTAGTAGCACAGAGGACATCGTAGTAAATGGTATCACTAAGCTGGGTCAAACAGATCTGGTAACACTTGGACAAAATATAGATGCCGCTAGCCTTTCCGACTTACCACCACCCTTGCAAGCATACAAGCTTAGAAACCTCCCAGCATCCAAGTTCAATCAGTTTGTTCAAACATTTGGAGAACTAACTAATCCGTCAAACGTGATACTGCTTCAAAATTTATTTGGTATTGTGGTTAAACTACAATATGCTTCTATAAGACCAGACAATCTTGGATCTTTACAATGGAATGATATGACATCGGATGCATTACAAAGAAATAAAATATTGTTTTGTAGGATATTACCCCTCTATAATGAAAGTATAGGATTGAATCCAAGTTATATTGAGAGCGTAATATACAATGAGTATTTTGTTGTTAGATCTGATACTCTATTGCAGGCATTGAGAAGCAATCCCAATCTAGTTAGACCAATGAATGATACGAGTGTAAAGGCTATGGCAAATCTTGAAAAAGCTATAGATGACAAGTTGCAATCGATAATGAGTCAAAAGACTACTTATAAGAGCGGGACTCCAGTTGCCTACTCAAAGATTATTCATTAAAGCGGTTCTAACATGAAAATAACTCAAAAGTTCATTTTTGTTAATAAGAATAATATTAGACAGCTTCCGCCTATGCCTCCACCTGATAGTAGAGTAAACTTTATTGCCAGATCAGAAATAGATAGGTTTAGACAAGCTATAGGAAACTATTGGTATCTTAGGCTACCGAATGGTCGAGTTATAGAAGAATCGATTTTAACCGTAAAGAAAGCTAATCTTGATTTTCAAGAAAATAAAACTTTCCCTTTTAAGATTAGATTCGGTAAAACTCACACCTTTAGCACATTAAAGAATATACCTTCTGTTATACACAGCACTCCGATTACTCTACAGGCGGATGAGGCTTACTTTGGGCCTTACCCAAACTGTACACCTTGTTGGTATCGTTACCTTTACGGTGCCGATATGTCAGATCCAAACCTTGTAATAGACAAAGTATTTGGATTTGATCCTTTAAGAATACAAGATATTGAATCTGGGTTTACATTCCTTAACCCCGCAGATCAAAATAATGTTCTAACCGTACAACGAGTAGGCGCAGTAACTCCACTAACTGTCCTTCTTATATCTGATGCCGGTCTTCCTACAACTGAAAGACTAGCAGAGATTGGAGTTGACTTAAGTTACTTGTCCTACGGCAAAGCCTTAACGGATGCTGTTACCAGACTAACTACTGCTATTGATACGAGTATAGGAGCAGTACAAGTACAGGTACCAGCGAGATTATCTTACAAAGTTAGAACATATAGGGATAGTTATTTTGATAGTGAAATAGCTACTTTACTGGAAACTGAAGCGGCTGTCGGATCAGAACAAGATTTTACTTTAAATGCCGATGTTAAGTTTGTTCATAACTATGAAGCCAAAACATATGATCAGTATATTGCTAGTGATACACCACAGCTTGGTCTTAACGCGATTGGAGGAGAGACAAAACTTTTTAACTACTATGAGGCGATTCTAAATAAGAAAGTAAATCCAGTCATTGTTTCGCTTAGAGAAGAACTAGAATGCTTTGAACAAAAACTAGTTTTGTTATTTAGAAACTACAAAAATGATAGTAAGGTTCTGTATGTTTTAGCCGAAACGCTACCATTAATAAATAAGTTTTACCCGTTTGAGCAGCTAGTGCCATATTATGCTAAGATCAACTTTCCGCTTAAAGCAACTGGACCTTTAGCGGAATCAATGCAACAAGTAGGACTTGAAGGCGTAGCTATGAGACATATGCAAGAGACCCCTTCAATAAGACAAGAATCTCAGTTCAATGTTTATAAACAGACGCTTGGTAAAAGAAAAAGAAATAGTTCTTATATATCCGCTTTAGTCCAAGAAGATGACGCCACTCTACAATCTTGGGAATATTATGAGTGGGTTCTTAAAATAGGCGAAAGAATCAAAAATATTTCAACAGGTATGGCACCAGCTACCTCTGTGGTAGATTATCTACCTTTAGATTCTAGCATCATTAATGAACAGACAAGGGTTGCAAAAGCTACTTCTGGAACTGATACACCATTTGCTGCATATGCATTAGCTACAACGGCCTTACATGCTAAAGTTACAAATGTAGTAAAACAATATACCCGCTCTTACCCTGAGTTGTTGAAAGGTGCCCAACCCCACAAAGAGGTAATGGCTTATAAGATCTCCAAGTACGCGGCCTTCTCGGCCCCAGCTTTTGCTTCGATGAATGAAATAACTGACTTCACACTCTACGGTTCAATCCAAAGTATCATATCTTCAGAACCGATACAAGAGATATGGTTCTTTAATAATGACAAAGAACAAGTTATAAACTATGTCGATTCTCAGATTAAAAATAATCAGTATTATACTTATTTGGTTACAGCTTATGTAATAGTATTAGAGAATGAGTATTATTATACGAACGTAGGTAATATGAACTTACCATGTGTTGAGAGAACAATGGATTTTGATCCACTCCCAGCTACCCCAACAACTACCCCAACTGGAATGATAGAACAAAGCTCACCAGTTCCTACTTTCCAAGCTGGTAATACTCCGTTAGGTGGTCCAAATGTCAATCCCCCTGCGCCACCCCCAATAGGTGGTGGAACTTACGGCGGAACTAGAAGAAGGTGATAAATGGCTTCAGGTATTGAATTTATAACAAAAATGGCAACTTATTATGCATCTGGATTACAATCTGGATTAACATACGATTTGGCATATGATTTTGCCCTGAAGTCCGCAGCTTTAGACTATAGTTTTGTGTGCGCTCCAAATACACAAGATTTAAAACTAATGCTTATGATAAATCCTTATGGATGTGTTGGTAAAACTTCTGGTGATAGTGGTTCTGTTACGCTAGGTCCAGATGGAAGACCAATATTGGATAATCCACTGATCCCAGAGCTAACAACAGCTAATCTTACACCATTTTTAGATATACCGACAGAACTCAAGAATCTTCTGACGGTACAAGGTCCAGATGGAGCTAACTCTACTCTTACTGAGATGTTTAATAGCTGTCTAGATGGCACTATGCAAAATGCTGGTTTTGATGAGATAGCAATAAGTTCCCTTCTCACAAAACTGATTAACTATGTGAAAGATGGTTGTATAACAGTTCGGTTGCTGTGTAGCTGCTCAGACGATGCAAATGACCCATGTAAGGTGGTCAGTTCTATTACATTGGACAAAAGCATACGTTATGGATTACCGGATCCAAAGGATCAGTTAATCAGAGAAAGAATAGAAAACATCTTAGCATCTCAAGGGATAGATTTATCTCTCAACGCTTTGACCTTGGCAGATCTGCAACAACTGCAAAATGCATTTGTTGAATCCTTGAATATTCTATATAATCAAGGAAATACAACTATTGATCCTAACTCCCAACAAGCTTCAGCCTTAATCACCGATTTCTTTGATCAGTTTAGGGCCACTTTACCTTCTACTACAGATCCTCTTTTCCCAGAGGTTGCTTCAATAAATGGAGCAGATTTTGTTATGCTACTTAGCATTCTCAATAAAAGTGGTCCATTCGTTAGGATGTCTTCTATGTATCGCAGAATGGCCAACTCCATTGCTAGAACGCTAGAAAGGATTGGAGCCGTTACTGTTACTAGTAACCCATTCCAGATAGATTATGAGAGCAACACGGTACTTTTCAGCAGTGTTATGGAACTAGATTCTAAAAATGCTGCTTGCGATCCCTCAAAATATCCAATAAATTCTTTTCCGGGACCAGTACAGGACAAAATCAAGATAGGATGTGAGTGCCCTCCTAAAGAGGAAGAAACTTGTAAAATATCTTTCTTAGCTAATACTGTAGCGAGACCGATGATTTACGAGGTGCCATATTTCTTTGCTTCTGGTAAAGTGAACGCAGAGCTACCAGTGGCTCCAGACGTACAGTTTATACCTTTTAAGGACGTTGATAATAAAATTTTGATTAATCTCAACACTATGGCAGGAAGATATACTACCAAGTTCATACCAATAACTTCCACGGATACTTCGTATATTCAACTTTTAGCTAGCTCTAGAGGACTCCAACCAGATGCACTTTTTGATTTTGAAGGAGATCCTACAGTCCTTTACTATGAAGGATTTAGAATAGATTTTCATCCTAAAACATATAGTGACTTTGCTAATGGGACTAGATTTACCTTTAAAAACTATCAAGGTAAATATAGCACGAATAGAAATACTTCTATTATAAGAGATATTGATAGAGAGACCTACTCAAATGGAATATCGGAAGAACATACTTTAGTTCCAAATAAAGTTTATTACTATATATTTAGAACAGTCGATATAAATAAAAACATCTCAAATCCTTCAAAGATTTTCCAAGTACAGATGATAAATGACGGTGGTGCTATATTCCCATTTATTAGAGTTGTAGACTTTGACATACCTAAGTTAATCACTGATAAAGTTGAAATGCGTAGGATGTTCTTGTTGTCATTGCAAACAACCCAGACAGATATCAACTCAGCAGCTACTGAACTGATAGATGAGTTGGGTATTAAATCTGCTAGAGATGCCGTCAGAAACTTAAAGCTTACAAAATCGATTGAAAACCCAGTATGGGGTAAGAGATTCAAGGTAAGATTTACTTCGATTGACACTGGAAAAATGTTAGATATTAACGTCACACCGACTTCTACAATCGAGGATCCAAAAGACAACTGCCCAACAACTAGAGTGGTTTGATCTGAGCAGAGAAGATTTTATTTATTGATAACACTACTTATAATGCAGGGGAGATAAAATGGCATTCTTAGATAACTCAGGCGATATTATATTAGACGCCGTATTGACCGATGTAGGGCGTATGAGACTAGCAAGAGGTGATGGTAGTTTTCAGATCACAGCTTTTGCTCTTGGAGATGACGAAATAGATTATAGTCTGTATAATGCTAATCATCCAAGCGGTTCGGCTTATTATGATTTGGCTATTAAACAAACTCCAATCCTTGAATCATTTACGAACAACTCATCTTTCCTAAAATCTAAGCTTATGTCTATTAATCGTTTTGACCTTTTCTATCTACCTGTGTTAAAGTTGAACGAGTTGGATGTTCAGAACGAACGACATACAAGTAATGTTTTTATTGTTACTGTAGATAATACTACTTCTACAAACGCATCCTTGCAAAACCAAACCGGTATTCTTAATGGATTTAACCCTTCACAGGGAACTAAGTTTGTTAGACTAGACCAAGGTATCGACAACTCGGCTCAACCTCCTACCATTGAACTCCCACCAGCATTGAAAGAAACTCAATATGCTATTAGAATGCATAACGATCTTGGAAGCATCTATGCTCCAACGGCTCAAGGTGGACAAGGGTTAGCAAGAGCTAGCTCAATAGACGACGACGGAATCGCAACATATTTTGTCTCATTAACTGCCAATAATGCATTTGTTAGACAAAACACCGTCACAAGTGACTCTCCAAATACGGAAGTTATTGCTGGTTCAAGAGGCACCACTTTGGCCTTTAAAATCGCCGCTAGTGAAAATCTACGAAGCTCTAACGCTCTATTTACAGAGTTGGGCGGAACAGGTACTGTTAACACTGTTAGCGTTAAGTATATCGATACCTTTATAGAGGTAGAAGGTATCACCACTGGATATAAGATTGAAATACCAGTTAGATATATAAAGATCTGATAAAGGAATAACAAAATGGCTAGCGTTTATAAATCGTTTTCATCTAATGATATAACCAATACAAGAACACTCTTGAATGAGTCTATTCCGATTACTGGTTCTATCGTATCTGGTACATATTCTGGTAATAATATCAAGACATACTCACACGGGATGTTCACATCAGTCTATGATTACCCTTATCTCTCTTCGTCAGCTAACCATATCTTCGATATCACGTTGGCAACTAGTCCTGCTTGGGGTTCCTATTCTTCTGTCACAAATCAACAAGCTAAGAAAGGAGCCATTTACAACCAGATGGCGCAAGTTCTTGTAGGTTTCGATGAGACAGGTTCAGTCCGTCAGTTTGATCAGGACGGAAACTTAACAGCCGGTGACAAGATCAATGGTGCCTTATTCTTAAGTTTTTCGCGTCTTTTAACAAAAGATGAGATTAAGAAGGGCACATTCTCTATGGAGTTGGGGGTAACTGGTACATTCAGTGCCCCTTCAGATTTTACTAACAGAATATCAATAATCGATTCTGGTGCTGCTACAACTTACCGTATTAACTCTCCCGCTGGAGAATATGGTATTCTATATGCTACTAACTCTGCTGGCTCCCCGATTGACGGTACCAGCATTCAGGCTGGCGGTGCTTCAGCCCAACCAGTAGGTTTGATTTACTATCAAGCCGGTATTGTTGTTCTTAATGCATTAGAACTATTTTATAATACAGCCAATAATGGTATTTTGTCAGCTTCCATGACCGCTGGTTCACTGTCTGGTTCTGGCGCTAACTTTACAACAATCGCAACAACACAGCCAATCGATTCTGGTTCGGCATTCTTGCGTAATCGTATTTACAACATGTCGTTCAATAATACTACAGAGTTGAACTCTACTGTCTACTTCTGCCGGGTAAATCATAATGAGTTTAACTATAGTGCAAATCCAACTTACCTAAGCTCCAGCCAGATCCGTGTTAAAACACGAAGGACAGATCCGCCAGTAGCATACGTCACCTCGGTCGGTATGTACTCTGCTGATCGTGAACTCTTGGCAGTTGCCAAGCTTTCTGAGCCACTTCGCAAGGATCCAAGCAACGAACTCACCCTAAGAGTCCGACTAGACTACTAATACGGGAGAGGGTGTTGTGTATCTTTATAAGTTCAAAGAAACTGACATTTTTACAAATCAGATCGAAGCTCAAGTAAAGCAAGAGTTTTTCGTTCACAACACTAAAGTTTATTACAACAACAAAGGGTTGCAATCAGGTTCATTCACGGGAAGCGTGGCTGCACCTATTGGAACCCTTTCTTTGTTTGAAGAAAATATAGACAGAAATACAACTACTGGTTTAATATACCCATTTACCGTAAAAACCGGTGAAGCTGTAGCTTTTAGAGAGACTAGTGATACGCAGTTTGCCACCGCATATGGATTAGGCCAAGTTATCACGGGTACTTATCCTCTAACCTCCTCACTTAGTAGAGAGTTTTTTGCTGTTAATACTAGCCGTCCAAAAGTAACTGCTCTTAAAAATACTTTAAACTATTATAGGGTAAAATCACCTTTCTATAGTTTTAGCTCAAGTCTAGGCGATAAGTCATCTATGGCTTTGAACTTGATTAATGTTCCAAACATTTTCTATGGCTCGAAACTTAGAAAGAAAACTATAAGCCTTCAATATTACATAACAGGCACTCTAATAGGAGAACTACAAGATGTCAGAGGAAATGGAGAACTGGTGCAAGTTGGCCCTTCAGGTTCTGCTGGTTCCGGTTCTGTTGCTGGTGTTGTCCTATATGATGAAGGATTTATGATTCTTACCGGTGCTTGGGATATTACTAGCCAAACCTATGATTATCCTGATTCGCCGGGAGTTGCAGATCAGCCTAAATGGATTTATTTTGGAACTGGTCTAAATGACGGAACAACCATAAATGCAGAACTTTCTTCTAGCTATAATATTACTTTTGAGGCAACAAACTTTGTTCCAACAATAACAATGCTTTGTGCTGCTCCACAGGGAGAACTAGATTTTAGCAACAACCCAACATTCATAAAGTATACTCAAAGGATGAACAGATCTGCTTCTGTTTCAAAAACTAGATTTATTGAAAATGAGTTAGATATAAAAAATACAGTTTCTGCTTCATATATTACACAAACTGCTAGTTTTGAAAGACAAACTTTTATTTCCAAAATCGCCCTATATGATGAAGACCAGAATATTATTGGTATTGCAAAACTAGCAAAACCGGTTAGAAAGACATTAGAAAGAGACTATACTTTCAAACTGAAGTTAGACCTATAAAATACTATTTATAGAGAGGGAAAATGATGGCTTCTATGAAACTAATAATGGAAAACTGGACTAAGTTTGTAGTTTCAGAACAAGCTTCTGGTATGTCTCTTTCTCCTGAAGAACTTGCTGAACTAGACAAATCTTTTAGAAATATGTTAGATGCGTATGAAGAGAATCTAGAAGAAGGTATCTTGGGGAAACTAGGTCGGGGGTTAGCAACAGCAGGTTTAGCCGCAAGTCTAGCAATGGGCGGCGGATCGGCTAAAGCAGCAGAACCAGCCCCACCAACAACTTCGCAAGTTGCTAAATCTGAATCGGCTTCACCGAAAGTTTTATTAGGGGCACTACAACATTATATTAACAGCAAGCCAGACTTGAAATCGAAAGTAAATGCCGAAGAGGCTACTATGGATTTGCAAGTTAAACTTGCTAAAATGAGGGATGGTAAGCCAACTGAGGGGTTTACACCGGCACAGCAAAGCTTCGTTGATACACTTGCAAAGATTGTTGATAATCATCCCGAGTTGGTAACTCATTTCACTGACCTAGGAATGGTACAAGTCGATTATGTGGATGTGAATCCAGTGCGTGGTGTCCCCTGATCCTTGGATTAGACATTTCGACAAGCATCACAGGCTTTACAATCATAGACGATTCTGGTAAAATCATAACCAATGATGCTTGGGATTTTCGCAACAAAAAGAAGTTTGATTGTATCTTTGATAAAGCATCACATGTAAAGAAGCAGATCATTGAGTTATCAAAGAAATACAAAATCAAAAAGGTTTACATTGAGAAATCGCTGCAATCATTCAGCACCGGCTTCTCATCTGCAAAAACTTTGTCAACCCTATCCTCATTCAACGGTACGGTAAGTTGGATTTGTTTTGAGGTTTTCGGCCACAAACCTGAATACATTGCTGCCACATCAGCTAGAAAGATATGCGGCATCAAAATAGAAAAGGGCGTCAAAGCTAAAGAAGTCGTGCTGAAGCATCTGATTGACAATGAACCATCGTTCGTGTTATCTTTAACGAGAACGGGTTCTATCGCTCCTCTGTCGTATGACAAAGCGGACTCAATCATCATTGCTAAAGCAGGTTTCTTATGCGAACAAAACAACAAATCCTGACAGACGTTCTCGGACTCCCACGACGGTCGAGCGAAGAGTATCTGTATAAGTGCCCATTTTGCAAGCACCATAAGCATAAGCTAAGCGTAAACTTTGATAAGAACGTTTATAAATGCTGGATTTGTAATACAACGGGCAAAAGTATCGGTAGATTGGTCAAGTTGTTTGGGTCGTTTGACGCCAAGCAACACTGGTCTTATCATGAAGACGATGTGGACATTTCTAAGTTCGAAGAGCTTTTTCAGGATAAGAAGCCTCAACTGGAGACATTGATCAACCTGCCTGAAGAGTTCGAATCTCTTGCCAACAGAACCCTTATAGACGGCTCTGAAAAGCCTCTCAAATACCTCTATGAGCGCGGCCTGACGAGAGAAGACATACTGAAGTGGAAGATCGGATGGTGCCCTTCTGGACCCTATTACGACCGTATTATCGTACCTTCGTTTAATAACGATGGGTGGGTCAACTACTTTATTTCTCGTACATTTACGAATGCTTTTCCAAAGTATAAGAATCCGCAAGCATCAAAGAACATTATCTTTAACGAGCTTTACTTAGATTGGGATCGACCCATAACTCTGGTTGAGGGCGTATTCGACGCAATCAAGGCCGATAATGCAGTTCCGCTTCTTGGATCTACACTGACTGAGAACTCTCGTCTATTCCAAGAGATAATCAAGCGTAATGCGACGGTTTATCTTGCGCTGGATGGTGATGCTAAGAAGAAAGAAATGGACATTCTCGAAATGTTGCTAGCTTATGATAATCCTGTGTACATGGTTGATGTTGACGGCTACAACGATGTTGGTGAAATGACAAAACAAGAGTTCCAAAAGAGAAAGAAAGAAGCCTCACTTATCGATCAGTCAAACTATTTACTTACGAAAATGTTTAGTTTCTAACTAAGCTATAGGAGAAAACATGAAGTTATCAAATGAAAAGCTCAAAAAGCTAATGTTAGAAGAGCTTGGTCCTACTTTGCAAGAAGTCATGGATGAAATGGGTATGGAAGTCACACAAGAACCGGAAAGTGTCGAGCTTGTGAACTACCACGGTGAAGAACTGCCTCCACCCGACATGCTTGGAGATCCAGATTATGAAGGAGAAATGGCTCGTTTGGAACTTCTCAAAGCTTCTAGGTATGCTTGCGACCTTACCGATATGCTGAAGAATACTGACCAACTCCCTGCTTGGATTCAGTCTAAGATTGCAAAAGCTTCGGACTATCTCAGTACAGTCAAACATTATCTATCTGACCGTATTGAGTTAGCTAAACGTGATGCCGGTGGCCACGCTGGGGCTATCGAAATCGAGTTGGACGAAATGCTAAAACACGAAGACGATGAGTGGAACGTATACGATTCGGAAGGAAAGAAAAAGCTTGGGTCTCATCCAAGCAAAAAGAAAGCCTTAGCCCAGATCGGTGCCATAGAAGCTAGTAAGGCTCGTCGCGCTAAGTGACATCTTTTTGACTTGACCGTCTGACTACTGCGCGTTATAATAAGATCGTAAGTTGGAGTTCGTGTGAGCGTTCGTATTGCCCACATTTCGGATACCCACATCCGAAACTATAAGTATCATTTTGAGTATAAGGCAGCATTCCAAGATCTGTACTCGAAACTAAAAGAACAGAAAGTAGATTACATTGTACATTGTGGTGATATCGCGCATACTAAGACGCAGTTATCACCAGAGTTTTTTGAGTTGGCTAGTGATTTCCTTTCTAATCTAGCCGACATTGCACCAACGTATGTAATCCTCGGAAACCACGATGGTAATCTAAAAAACTCAAACCGTCAAGATGCGATTACTCCCATCGCCCAGGCATTGGGGCATTCTAATCTTCATCTTCTGAAGAACTCGGGCGAAGTACAACTGAATGAACTAGTTACGCTGAATGTTCTTTCGGTATTTGATGAAGATAAGTGGGTAAAACCAAGTGATCCATCGAAGATCAACATTGCCCTCTATCACGGTGCTATCGGTGGAGTCCAGACCGACATTGGTTGGACGATGCAAGGAGGAGATCATGGTATCGATATTTTTAGTGATCACGATTTCGCTTTTCTTGGTGATATTCACAAGACCAATCAAATAGTGGATACAGCGGGCCGCGTGCGCTACCCCGGTTCCACTATTCAGCAGAACTTTGGCGAGACAAACGATAAGGGCTATTTGCTTTGGGATATTCGTGGCAAAGACGATTTTGATTGCAGCCACATCCAAGTTGCAAATCCAAAGCCGTTTGTCACAATCAATCTTACTTCTACCGGTCAACTACCAAAGAATACAAACGTTCCGAACGGAGCTAGAGTAAGATTAGCTTCTGACTACAATCTCACGGTGCAGCAGATGAGTCGTGCTGTGGAGTTAGCAAAGCATAAGTTTAGTCCAGAATCTGTTACCTTTCTGTCCCGTGCGGATAACAAGCGAGGATTGGGTTCCACAGCTATCACAAATGTTCCTAAAGAGAATCTTCGTGATCCTGCAATCTTAGAAAAGTTCATTCGTGAATATCTAAAGGATTACGAGTGTACCGAAGAAGTTATCCAAAAGGTTCTAGAACTGAACAAGAAGTATTCAGCTATTGTCGAAGAGACAGAAGAAGTTGGTCGTAACATCAACTGGCAAATCAAGTCTCTTGAATGGGATAATCTGTTCAACTATGGTGAGAAGAATCGGATTGATTTTGAAAGTCTGTCTGGTATTGTCGGTATTTTCGGCAAGAACTTCTCAGGTAAGTCAAGCATTATCGATTCCTTGCTATTCACTATCTTCAACACAACTTCCAAAAACGAAAGGAAGAACATTAATGTGATTAACCAGCAGAAGCTTTCAGCTTCCTGCTTGGTCAAGATTGCAGTCAATACTGATATCTTCTCGATTGAAAGAAGCCTTACAAAGTACAAGAAGAAGACAAAAACTGAAGTTGTTGAGGAAGCTAAAGTAGAACTTGACTTCGTAAAGGAATGCACTATTTCTGATACCAAGGAATCTATGAATGGAGTTTCGCGTGTCGAAACAGACCATAATATTCGTCGTGTTTTCGGAACAATCGATGACTTCCTAAACACTTCTATGTCTAGCCAGCTAGATGGTCTAGCATTTGTGAGGGAAGGAAGCACCAAGAGAAAGGAAATCATTGCAAAGTTCTTGGATCTAGAAATCTTCGAAAAGAAGTTTAGGTTAGCAAAAGACGATAGCTCTGATCTTAAGGGTGCCTTACGTCGTCTAGAGGGGAGAAACTTCGACTCTGAGATTGCAGTAGCGCATTCCGAACTTTCTGATAGCGAAGCTGAGCTAACAGTTATGCTTGAGAAATGCAAGTTGTTGGAACAAAGAGTTCTGGAGATAGAAACTGAGATAAAGGCGGTTGAAGAGCAAATCAAGGCTTCTTCCACTGAAGTCATCGACGGTGCTGAGCTACGCAACCTTATTTCTAAGTATTCGCTACTAGCCCTCACAACAGACGGACAGATTATGGAGAATCAGACTAAGATCGCTGATAATCTTGCACTATTGGAAAAGATTCATACATTCTTAGAGTCTTATGATTACCAAGGACTGATTGTTCGCAGAGAAAACGTCAAAGTTCTTCAAGAACAACTAACTACAATCGAAAGGGAAATCAAGCTAGCTTCTAGTAAGACTTCTCTATTAGATGGGATTCCCTGCGGTACGCAGTTCCCAAAGTGTAAGTTTATTCGTGATGCGACTGAAGCATCTGAATCTATACAAATGAAGTCAGAACAAGCTACCTCTCTACAAGAAAAGATCGCAGAGGCAAAGCCAGATTCTATCCAAGCCGATTTGGAAAAGTACACTTCGATTGTGGCCAAGAAAGAACAGCTTCTTGGTGAGATCAAGAATCTAGATTTCCATGTTGAACGCGGTCAGTTTGAGTTACGAAAGGTCAACGCTGATCTAGAGTCGTTGCGAGAGAAAGAACTTCTTTATGAACAAACAAAGGAGCAAATCAAGAATGCTCAAGGATTATTGGTTACTCTCAACCGACTTAAGATTGCTCATAAAGATGCTAAGAAGTCTCTAAATGATTGTACTGATCGTTTGACTCTTATTCACCGCAAGATTGGATCCGCTGAACAAAAGCTAGAAATGCTCACAAACCAGAAAGATGAACTTCACGCACTTAGGACAGAGTTTAGTGCTTATGAACTATTCATGCGGTGTATGCATTCGAATGGTATCGCATATGACATTATCAAGAAGCAGCTTCCAATCATCAACGAAGAAATAACCAAGATTCTTTCTAACTTGACTGAGTTTAACGTGTTCTTCGAAGAAGAGGGTGATAAGCTAGATATCATGATCAAGCACATTGATCAAGATCCTCGTCCTCTCTCTATGGCTTCCGGTGCCGAAAAGACTATGGCTGCTATGGCTATCCGATTGGCTCTACTGCAAGTTTCTAATCTTCCAAAGTCGGACATCATGATTCTCGATGAGCCGGGTACCGCATTGGACGAGAACCACTTGCAAACATTCACACAACTATTAGATCTTCTGAAGACTCAGTTCAAAACTATTCTAGTTATCTCCCACTTGGACAGTTTGAAAGATGTGGTCGATATGACTATAGAAATCGGCAATAAAGACGGTTTTGCTTTCGTAAATCAATGACTATTTATATTAGAGGTGTGAATATGGTACAAAAAGCATTTATTGATTGGGGTCTGAACAAGCTAGTATCTAGAAAGCTATTGGTTTGGACCACCGCAACCGTCTTAGCCGGTATCGGCTTTCTTTCTAGCTCTGATTGGGTTCTAATCAGCGGCCTTTACATAGGGACACAAAGTGTTATCGATTCTATCGTCAAGCTACGCGGCGGTCGTTCAACTTCTGAAGAAGTTTGATTTCAAGTACTTTCTAGACTTGATAATCAGATATTGGCGTGAACTTCTTATAATCGGATTGATTATAGGATTTTCTATTGCCATTAAGAATCAAAGAAGTTATAATAATGAAATGTATCAAGAGCTAATCAAGATACAGGGTGAAGAGATTAATAAGCTTCAAGAAGTTCATAAAGAAGAAATCAAGAAGCGAGAAGAAGCTATTGTCAAGTATCAAGCTCAAATAACAAAGATCGAAAAAGACTATCAGAAGAAACTCAAGGATCTTTCTAAAAAGAAGGATAAGAGAGTAAAGGAGATAGTCAAGAAAAGAACCGACAAGCCAGAAGAAGTGGCTTCTATAATAACAAATATATTTGGATTCGAACATGTGGAATAAGATTGTCTTTGTCTTAATACTATTACTACTATCCGCCAATGCACATGGCGAAGAACAAAAGGGGAAGTTTGTCCTCGTACCAAAAGATGGAAGAGTTCCATTTCAAGCAACATGCTTTGATGACTTAGCGACTGCTATCCTTATCTCCGATAAGGAACTAAGAGAACAACAATACAGTTTAGATCTTGAACGTCAGACTGCTTTACTAAAAACAGAATGCGACAAGAGAGTAGAACTCGATAAAATCTCTGCTGATGCAGAACGAGATAAGCTGCTTGTACAGCTATCCTCCAAGCAAGAACAGATTGATGTCCTAAATAAGAAGCTATCCAAGATAGAACGCACTGATATTCCAGCCTTGATTGTAGCTGGTGTTTTGGGAGGTATCATCGTTGGTGGTGGTACAGCTATCGGTATTAATATGGCTGTGAATAAACAACAATGAGTAATCAACCAAAGTTAGATTGGAATGAAATAGCTCGATATGAGCAGATGATAGGCAAGAAGTATGGACAAGAAGCTGTAGATAACTTACGAGCCTATTGGAACGATGAAAAGGAAGAGATCTACCTAGAACAGTTAAAGCTTCTCAAAGAGAAAGACCAGTATACTTGGGACAAAGAGCGAAAAGTCTTTGCTGACGGGTTTTTTATAACCGAAAAACTACTTACTAGAGAAAGTTCTTTTATCCCTTGCCCAATCTGTAACAAAGCAGAAAATGATGCCAAAGACGATTTCTGTATTAAGAAGTACGATTGTTGTTACACTTGCTATGTACAGTGGGTAGAAGATAGAGAAGAAAGATGGAAATCTGGGTGGAGGCCCAATAAAAATGGCAACAATACTTGAAGTAGTACAAACAATCTCGCAAATCGTCGCTGAGCAAGGCTATGATGGTGCCAGAAATAAGAAAGGCGAACCAGTCAAGATAGGTCTCAGACGCGAAGAAGGTAACCCCTTACTCGATAAAAGAGTTATGGATGGTTTCGGCGTACAGTTTCACGGTGATCAACTGATCATCAAATACCACTCTGAGATCTTACTAAAAGAGATTTATAGTGGTAGTCTAGAATCAGAGATTGAACAACGAATCCAAGACATTGCCAACTTCATCAAGAAAGAATACAGCGGATACTCAAAGGCTAAGGGTTCTCTAACTCTGACACCACTCGACGAAGTAAAAGTCCGTGCAGAAAACACTTCTAGTATTCGCTACTGGGTTACAGCACACAGAGCCTACAAGATTGGTGGGGCACAAGGCACCGATCCAGTAAAGGGCGAGAGCAAAGATTCAGTCGATGCAAAGTTCCGCTCCTTCTTAGAACAAGGAGGCTTAGGGACTCGTCCGAAGAATGATACAAGACGAGACTCATGAGCCAAGTCCTTACAAAGCAGGAAACACTAAAAGAAATAGTCAAATCCGGTAAAGATGCGGTCTATTTCATAAACAGCTATTGTAAGATTTCACACCCCCAAAAAGGTCTTATCCCATTCAGCCTCTACGATTTTCAGAAAGAAGCTATTCAAGACTTCACTGATTATCGATTCAACATTGTACTAAAAGCCAGACAGTTAGGTTTCTCGACGGTTACCGCAGCCTACATTGCTTGGCTTTTATTGTTTCATAGAGATAAAAACGTTCTAGTAGTTGCTACCAAGTTTACTGTTGCTGCTAACTTGGTCAAGAAAGTAAAGAACATCATGCAGAATCTTCCCAAGTGGTTGAGGATTTCTGACATCAAAGCTGATAACAGAAGCTCGTTCGAACTCACGAATGGTTCTCAAGTAAAGGCTTCTTCTACGTCTGGTGATGCCGGTCGTTCAGAAGCTTTGTCATTGCTTGTTATTGACGAGGCTGCATTCGTTGAAGGTCTAGACGAACTATGGACCGGTCTATACCCTACATTGTCAACTGGTGGTCGTTGCATTGCCTTGTCAAGCCCCAATGGTGTTGGCAACTGGTTTCATAAGACCTATTCCGAAGCCGAGATAGGAAAGAATGATTTCCATCCAATCAATCTACCTTGGAATGTACATCCAGACAGAGATCAAGCTTGGTTCGAAAAAGAAACAAGAAACATGTCTGCTAGACAGATTGCTCAGGAGTTAGAATGTTCATTCAACTCTTCGGGCGAAACTGTCATTCCATCTGAACAACTAGCTAGGATTGATTCTGAAATCCGTGAGCCAGTATACCGTACAGGCTTTGACAGAAACCTATGGATGTGGGAACAGTACGATTCTACTGCCACTTATCTACTGGTGGCAGACGTTGCTCGCGGTGACGGTGCCGACAACTCAGTATTCCACTTAACAAAACTAGAAACTATGGAAGTTATTGGTGAGTACCAAGGAAAGCCAACTCTTGGAGATTTTGCTTATCTCCTATATAATACGGGTAGAGAGTTCGGCAACTGTTTATTAGTTGTAGAAAATAACTCTTTAGGCATTTCTGTACTTGAAAAGCTAAAGGAAATGGGTTATCCTAACATATACTACTCTGCTAAAGGAACACATGATTTCGTTGACTCCAGCGAAACGTTTGATTCCGATAGAGTAATAGCAGGATTTACTACCTCGTCTAAGACAAGACCTTTGATTGTAGCCAAGCTAGAAGAGTTCATTAGAAACAAATCTATCAAGACGTATTCCTCTAGATTGGCTGCTGAGTTCAAAACATTCATCTGGAATGATAATCGTGCCCAAGCGATGAGATCATACCACGACGATCTAGTTATGTCATTAGCGATTAGCTGCTGGGTCAAGGATACAGCACTAACAGTAAATCAAAGAGAAATAGAGTATAAAAAAGCAATCGTAGATTCTATGTATTCCGCAAATAGCGTCTTTGTTACTTCCATCCCCGGTATGAGGGGACATAACATAAATGGATTCAAACAAAGTACTTGGGACAGAGCGTTGGAACAAAGAAACTTCAGTTGGTTACTAAAGGGATAGAAAATGGCAAAGCAAGACAAAAACCCAAGAGATCCGGGATCAGAACTATTCCAGAGATTAACAAGATTATTCTCTGGTCCTCTCGTAAACTATCGTACACAATCGACTAGAAGATTGCGTCGTTCCTTGATGGACAAGTACGCATCGCAGTTCCGATCAGCTTCGGGACAGCAGTTCAAGCGTTCACAACTATACGCATTCTCAAATATGCAGAATGCTATCATGATCAACCATAATCGCTCAGAGCGTTATGTTGACTTTGATCAAATGGAATACACACCTGAGATTGCATCTGCACTTGACATCTATGCAGACGAAATGACAACACACTCTGCTCTGCAACCAATGTTGAACATCAAGTGCCGCAACGAAGAAATCAAAGGGGTTTTACAATCTCTCTACCATAATGTGCTAAATGCCAACTTCAATCTTTTTGGTTGGTGCCGTACAATGTGCAAGTATGGCGATTTCTTTCTATACCTCGATATCGATGATCACCAAGGTATCACAAGCGCAATCGGTCTGCCTCCACAAGAAGTAGAAAGATTAGAAGGTGAAGACAAAACAAACCCAAACTACGTTCAGTTCCAATGGAACTCTGCTGGTATGACATTCGAAAACTGGCAGGTCGCTCACTTCCGCATTCTTGGAAATGACAAGTACGCTCCTTATGGTACATCAGTCCTAGAAGCTGCTCGTCGTATTTGGCGTCAGCTAACACTTCTAGAAGATGCTATGATGGCTTACCGTATTGTTCGTGCCCCAGAACGTCGTGTATTCAAGATTGACGTTGGTGGTATTCCTCCAAACGAAGTAGAACAATATGTTCAAAAGGTTATTACTTCAATGAAGCGTAACACTATCTTGGACGATACCACAGGCCGCGTCGATCTTCGTTACAATCCACTTTCGGTAGAAGAGGATTACTATATTCCTGTTCGTGGTGGCTCAGCAACAGAAATCACTTCTTTGGCTGGTGGTACTTTCACTGGTGACATTGATGACGTTAAGTATCTTCGCGACAAGTTGTTCTCTGCCCTCAAGATTCCAGCTTCTTACATCTCAAGAGCAGAAGGTGCAGAAGAAGATAAGACTACGCTAGCTCAAAAAGACATTCGCTTTGCTAGAACAATCCAAAGACTACAAAGGATTGTCGTATCAGAACTAGAAAAGATTGGTATTATCCATCTTTATACTATTGGCTACAGAGGGGATGATCTACTCAACTTCTCTCTTAGCCTAAATAATCCATCCAAGATTGCAGAAATGCAAGAACTAGAACACTGGTCAAGCAAGTTTGACGTTGCTAGCAAAGCAACCGAAGGCTACTTCTCACGCCGTTGGATTGCTGAGAAGCTGTTCAACATGTCAGAAGAAGAGTTCCTTCGCAATCAACGCGAGATCTTCTATGATCGCAAGTTCGACGCACAGATCAACGCTGTCGCTGAGAAGATGCAAGAAGAGGCTGCTGGTCTCGGTGGCGGCGGTGGTCTAGGTGCTGGTCTTGGAGGCGAGCTTGGTGGAGAAGCTGGTGGTGGCCTTGGAGATTTGGGAGCGGAAGCTGGTGCCGAGGCTGGTGCCGAGGCCGCTCCTGAAGCCGCCGCAGAAGCACCCGCACCTGAAGAAGCTGGTGCCGAAGAACCTCTTCTCGCTGCTCCCGGTGGTGCCCCCGGTGGGGAAGCCCCATTACAGGAAGACGAAGAAGGGGCCTATAGAGTCGGCCTCCACGGGCGTAAAGAATACCTCCGTCGTGGGCCAAGCGGAAAATCCTACTACTACGGTCAGAAACCGGGTGGTAGAAATAAGGGTTCTGTTGCAAGACAGAAAAACCGCACATCCGTAGCATTCCCAGAAGCAGCTTTAGGGATCACAGCAAGAACTATGAATCCCGGTAGAAAAGAACTATCTGGTTTAGCTTCTGCTAAAATCTATGAAGGCTCAACAACTACTTATTTAGAAGAAGAAGCTGAAGTCTTCCGAACCCAAAAAGAAGTCAATCGTCTATTAGAATCATTGGAGAAAAAGAAATGAGATTGCGCCACAATAAGAAAAGAAACACCGCTTTTCTTTATGAGTTACTTGTAAAGCAACTTGCTATTGCTTCATTACAACAGAACAAATCAATGATAACCCAACTCAAAGAAGTCTTTTCGGCTTTCTTTAGAGCAGGAAAACCATTAGCAAATGAACTGGCTCTATACAAGAACCTGTACGAGACAAATAGCTTAGATTCATTTACAGCATCAAGGCTAATCCAAGAAAGTTATAATGCTTATCAGAAACTTGATGAAAAGGAACTGTTCAACGAGCAAACAAAAGTGATTAACTGGATCAACAAAACTATTGGTCAAGATGCATTCGATACGTTTGTTCCAAACTACAAGACACTTGCCACAATCTCACAGATTTTTGGTGGGGATACAGACGTAAAACAAAAAGTTCTTCTTGAGAGAAAGCTGATCGGTACGTTGGTCGAGCGTCCAACTCAACAAAAGAAGTCAGAGATGCAACCTATTGATAACTTGGTCTATCGCACAGTTGTCCAAAACTTCAATACCAAGTACAATCAATCACTAAATGAATCACAACGCAAGCTTATCGAAAGTTATGTTATGTCAATCTCTGACGGCGGTTTGCAGTTTCAGATGTGTCTGAACGATGAGATCCATAGAATAAAAGAAGCCATAACTACTTATAATGGTGGTGATCCAAACATCACTCAAAAACTAAACTCTGTTATGCAGCTAATCGAGTCGTTTAGGAAAACTCCAATCAACGAGCAAGTACTAGAGAAAGTCTTAAAGTTGCAAGCTTTGGCACAGGAGATCACTGAGAATGGCAATAACGATTAAGATAGGATCCGGCGCACCACAAAAGATCGAGCCAAAAGAAATCGTCAATCTCAAGGTTGCCAAAAGCCTAAATGATGACGTAATGGTATTCGACCACGCCGACATCTATATTGTCGTTCAGCCAAAAACTCAGAAGGTTATTGCTTATGCCAAGGACGTAATGAATGATTATGTCTATGGTGCCCAGAATAGACTATTCCACTATCTTGCTAAAAGAGGAATAGTCAATCCTGAATCCATTCAAGGTGGAAACGTATACGATTCTATGGAATGTAAATACTATCCATCAGAAAAGTTTGATGTTGTCAAGTTATTGCTTTTAAACATTCATCGATTCATCGAGGATGAAAAGCCTTACTTTGAGTTTGTAGAAGCATACGATGAAATGATGACAGATAAGTTTACTGACCCAACAGATGAAGACTCTACCAATCTTGGTGAAGTCCCACAAGCTTCGAAGAAAGGTACTGTTGGCGGCTCACCGTTTACTTATGGTAATGCCTATTACTGGCAATCCTTTACTTATTAATGGAAGAAAAATGCTACAACTTGCTTGGTTTATTCTCTGCTCTTATGGGCTTACTTACCTTGTTGTTTATGCTTCTATTTTTAATAAGATAAGACCATCAAAAGAATGGTTAGGTGGATTTGGTAAACTATTCCATTGTCCACTGTGTTTCGGATTCCATGCGGGATGGTTTTTATTTTTACTTTCTCCGTATACCGAACTATTTAGTTTTGACCAGTCAGTTGCAAACTTTTTCATTTGTGGCTGGACTTCAGCGGGAACTTCATACCTACTTAGTATGTTAGTAAACGACGAAGGTTTACGGTTTACTCATAAATCTGTTGATATTAAAGGGGATAAATAATGAAACTCACTGAAGCACAACTAAAGGCAATCATTGCTGAAGAAGTACAGACTGCTATTGAAGAAGGACTTTTTGGTGCTATCGGAGGCGCGGCTAGAGGATTAGCTGGTGTCGCCGGGAAAGCAGCCGGTGCTGTTGGACGAGCAGCCGGTGCTGTTGGAGATAAAGCATATGGCGCACTAAATCGTGGTATCTCGGCTATTGAACGAGGAAACGAGGCTTTCGGTAAAGCCGCCGCTGCCGGTCTTGACAAGCTTGGAAAAGCAGGTGGTGAAGTCCTCGATGCCGCTGCTATGGGTTCGCTTAAAGCAGACGTAGCTAAGACGGTTAAAGTTGCTACGAATACCACAAGAGAACTAGCCGGTTATGCTAGCCGCGCTCAGGGTAACAAACAGTTTGCAGATTTGCTAACTGCTTTTGCCGCCCAACTAGCCGAACTGTCTAAGGAAGCAAGAGCAGCAACTAGAGAGGCGCGTTCTACTTCTAAGTTCGCTAGGGAGAAGGGTCCGGTTGCTAATGTCCAAGAAGAGATCGCAGAATCAATCGTTCGCCGCATTACACAAGAATCCAAGAGAAGGAGGTGAGTTATGTGCATGACTGCTAAGTGGATGCTTCAGCCAGTTCGCCGCTGCTGTAACGGTAGCTAACTCACGCGGGTCGCGCCCGCGTTCGATAAAGCCACTCTGCCAAACAGGGTGGCTTTCTTTTTTGGGAAGTAGACAACTATTTATCTTGATAACCATAAAGGTATAAAATGGCAAAACAAATACTAAAAGAGTTCTATGAACTTTGTCCCGATGGGATGTGTCTCGACGTTCTCACCGAATCCGAGAAAAGACAAATGGCAGATGGTAAAGCTCTTTATCTTGTCGGCAAATGCCACGAAGCAGAAAGACTAAACGGAAATGGTCGTGTCTACCCATTCCCTATTCTAAAAAGAGAAGTGGATAGCTACATGGATGTTGTTCGTGATCGCCGTGCTGTCGGAGAACTGGACCACCCAGATGATTCGGTTGTCAATCTTCGCAACTCTTCGCACATGGTTACAGACATGTGGTGGGATGGTAAAACACTTATGGGTAAAGTAAAGGTTCTCTCTACTCCATCCGGTCAGACCCTCAGAGCCTTGGTCAACGATGGTGTCAAGATTGGTATTTCTTCACGCGGTCTAGGTTCCGTGTCTAATCGCGGTGGCCAGACAATCGTAGAAGACGACTTTCAGCTTATTTGTTTTGACATTGTATCTGAACCTTCTACACCAAAAGCCTTCATGGATAATGTGATGTATGAAGGCAGAAGAAACACAAATAAACTAATTACTATTGATTCCATGTTGGATGATTTATTGGGGAGCAAAAAATGAATAGGATTTCCGAATCAAAGCGTCTTATACTTGAGACGAGATACAAGAAAGAACTAAACTTCTTACTAGAAAAGGCAGTAAAACAAAAGATTTATACTGGTCGTGTAGATGAAGGAGTTTGGGATTCGATCAAGCATGGTCTTGCTAAGCTAACATCACTCAGGAAGATGCTTCCAAGTTCTAAGCGTGATGCAGCGGAAAAGCAAATCCAAGCCATTATCGATAGAGCAGATGCAGCCTCTAATAAGGCTTTCTCTGAACTTAGCAAAACTTTGAAGGCTTCTGGATATCCTAATCAAAAGAGTGCTGATGAGTTCCTTGCACAAACAATGGAAATCGGCAAGATTTATGATAGTATAGTTGCTAGCGCAGAAGCTGGCGAGACAGATCCTGCTATTGCAAACGAAATGATTAAAGATCTTCGTAAGATGATGCAATATTACATGGATTATGAACTAGAGAGTGTATACAAGAGATTGTCCGAGGCAGAAGGTGATGTTCCAGCAGAAGAGACTGGTCCACTAGCTGGTGATAAGAAAACCATGTCAATGGAAGAGCTTCGCTCTACCTTGGCTCCAAAACTGCTCGGTCTTTCTGGTCTAGCTGGTATTGTAGCCGGTGTGTTGATGCATACAGATTGGTTCTATAATCTAGTCATGAAGACCAACATTATTGATATGCGTCAATCTGTTATAGAAGAGTTCAAGCAAAGTCTGAATCGTACTTTGCAGGTTCAACCCGGCGAAGGTCCAACACAAGCACTTGGTAGGTTCTTCTTCGGAGATGCAAAACATTATAAGCCAAATACTCCACTATCAGAACTTCTAAGTGATATGAAGGAGTTTGGACTAACCGATGAAGACTTGGCCACTCTTGGAAGAGGAGATGCAATGGACCAATCTGTGTGGTTAGATAACTGGAAGAACTTCCAACAAGACCCTTCACAATCGTTGGCCAAGATTTTTGGTGCCAAAGGAAGAAAAGAAATCCCTTGGGATGTAGATCCCAAAAAGATGGTTAATATTACAGATACCATCACCACAACCGTTGTTAAAACCATCGGCCATCGCTTCAAGAGAACTGCTCTAACAGGTATTGGAGCCATGATTGGTGCTAAAGCACTAGGAGCAGCTTCGGTACTTCTACCAGCAGTTGGAGTTGCTTTGGTAACTTCAGGTGCAGCAGTATACTTCCTAAGAAAGCATGGACAGAAGTATTCTCGTCTAGCAACACTTGACGGTTTACTGCAAAGAATGGAAGACGTAGATCCATCAAAAGTCAAGAAAAAGCTTCCAGATACAGACGGTGACGGATCCGGTCCTACTGACGGCGGTGATGGTGGTGACGGTGGAGGCAAAAAGTCTGGTGGTGATGGAGAAGTAATCCACATCTTCAGAAAGGGACCACATAAGTTTATCGGTAGAGGCAAAAAAGACATGAATCTAGTCGATAAGCTGATGGGTGGTGATGTGGGATTACCAAGTTGGGCTGTCAAAGACGTTACGAATCGTATCAAGCAGGAACTTGAGAACAAAGGCTTCGTAGTCAAAGAAGGATTCGACATTGCAAATCTTCTTGAGAAAAAGAAGAAAAAGAAGAAGAAAGAAAAGCCACGCAACGTTGCCGATGCTATCCCAGCAGAAAGATCAGATACAACAAGAACTGGTGGTGGCGAACGCGCTGCTCGCGCTGCAATGGATGCAGCCGGTAGAGTCGGTCCAGCAATGGACCGAGATGTTGCCGGTCCCGGTGACAACAGAGGTAAGATTGCTCGTATGGTAATCGAGTTTGGCTCAGATACAACAGTAGTCAAAGACGGTAAGACTCTAAGGTTCAGCCGCAAGCAACTATTCGATAAGCCAGATGAGTTCATTGCTGCTCTGTCGCCAGAAGAGAAAGCCTTACTAATGAGGCTTCCCGAAGATCCACAGAGAGAACGTTCTAAGTTTGATTTCTTCAAGATGACGACTGACCAACGTAAAGAACTTTATCTAAAGATGAAGCAAGGCAAGGTTGATTTCGAGAAAGAGTTCAGGAACCAACCAAAGGCTAAAGAACTAGCAACAGATAAGTTCTTTATTTCTGACCTTCGCGACATTCTAGAAACAGGTCATACTGCTCATGGTGAACAGCCAATCGATCCTGAGATTATCCGCGATGCTATGGAGACCATCAGTGATTACTTGAGTGATTACCTAGATGATGCCGGTGTTGTGATGCGCGAAACCGTTGAACTAAATCGCTGGTCTGTTTTGGCCGGTATCAAGACAGTTTTGAGAGGTTGATGTGAATCCGGCAGAACTAAAGAAGTTATTACGACCTTTAGTAAAAGAGTTAGTTAAAGAATCAGTACAGGAAGTCCTTCTAAAAGAAGGGCTTCTTTCTACTGTTGTATCTGAAGTGGCTAAAGGTATAAGTGGTAATCTGGTAACAGAATCAAGGAAATCGGTTTCTGCTGCACCTGTGGCTCCTAAAGGCCCGTCAGAAGAGCAAAAGCTCCAAGAACTCAAGAGACAAAAGAAAGAGTTATTGGATGCTATTGGAAAGGATTCTTTCAGAGGTGTGGATATCTTTGAGGGTGTTAGTCATAATGACTTGCCACCTGAGCCTACAAAGGGCGCATTAGGATCTCCATTAGCCGACATGGCTCCGAATGATCCCGGTATAGACATTTCTAGTATTGTTGCGATGGGCGGTAACGCTTGGAAGCAACTACTTAAATAAGTAAGGAATAAATAAATGTCAGAATCTTTTATCTATAGTGCTGGTTTAAACAATGTAGGCTCTTTTCAAGTATCTGGTATTCCATTTGTTACCGGAGCCATTAATGCCACAACAGCGACAAAGATTACCTTTCCCTATGTGACTAGGTGGATAGAGGTTATAAACTTTAGTACTACCGCAGAAGTAAAAGTTGGATTTTCTGAAAATGGTGTCCAAGGTACTAGATACTTTAGAGTTGCTAGACAAGCCACGGGTTATCCAGTTAATAATAGTATTAGACTAGAAATAAAAGCTACAGAGTTATGGCTTTCGGGAGCCAACGGTGTCGATGTTATAGCTGGTCTTACTAACATTCCAACCGGTAGAATCGACAACCCTGCTAACTCGCCGTCAGGATCAAACTGGTCTGGTTCGGCAAACGTATAATAATAAGAAGGATTTATGAAGCGTTATAATAGTTCACGACCCGCACATGTTACTGTTGAGGTGCGCGAAGGTCAATCAATCACAACAGCAATCAAGAAGTTTATGAAGAAAGTTAAGAGAAGCGGAATCATCGAAGAGTATCGCCGCTCTCTAGAGTACGAAAAGCCTTCCGATAAGCGTAAGAGGAAAGAGCGTCGTAGAGAAAAGGTTCTGAAGAAACTACGTCAGAATCGGAAGTGATGGTTTTTGGTATAACTAAATACTATTTATTTTGAGTTTCATTATTTAGTAACGGAGTATCTAAATGTCATCACTTTTGGAACAAGCCATTATCGACGCAAAAGAGCTTCGCGAGGCCGCGCTTAGATTTGCAGAAAATCAAGTTATTGAGAAGCACGCTAGCGAACTGAAAGAAGCTATTGATTCTTTCCTCAACGAGCAAGAACCAGCCGCAGACCCTATGGCTGCTGGTGCTGCTGCTCCTGCACCAGAGGCTATTCCAGAAGACATTCCAGATGCTGCCACACTTGATACAGCAAATGAGCCACAAGCCGGTGGTGATGAAGACGTTATCACTGTATCGATGGACGATCTTCGCACAATGTTGTCGGCTTACGAAGATCAGGACATTGCTCCACAAGATCTAAAGGATCCATTTGATGTTTTAGCTGATGATGAGATAGACACTGGTGAAAATGAGGAACCAGAAGAAATCGAGTTTGATCTTGGCTCTGTAGAGAAGGCACAAGCTCCCGCTGTATCACCAGAAATGACTGGCCTTATGGAAGAAGTTCGTCGTTTTATGAACGAAATGGAGCATCCAGAATCTTTGGACGAAGAAGATCTAGAAGAATCTTATGAAATAGAAGAGGAAGTAGTAGACGAGGATGAAGCTGTCGAGGAAGACCTTCACACACTCGTAGAAGAACTAGTTGTCGATATAATGGATGGGCGCGGCGGCGGTTGGGCCGGTCGTCCTGAAGTTTATCGTCAAGAACAAGAGAAAGTCAATCTTGCTCGTTTGGCCGATACCAAGCGTCAGCAAGAACTAAAAGACTTGCAAGACGGTATGAAGAAACTGGCTGGAGTTAACGAATCGTTAAAATCACAGAATACCGTTCTTAATGAAACAGTTTCCGCATTGAAGGCCAAACTTGAAGAAGTCAACCTTAGCAATGCAAAACTTCTGTACCAAAATGAAGTTCTTATGAATAGCTCGTTGAATGAGCGACAAAAACAAAAGGTTGTCGAATCTATTCGCAAGGCTCAAAACATTACAGAAGCGAAGGTTATCTTTGAAACCCTTCAAAGTGCAGCGGCTGCTGGAGCAACGTCTACCGGCAGGAAACTTGAGTCCCTTCACGAAGCTATCAATAGACCTTCTCACACCATTCCCAGCAAGCGTAACCTAAATGAAAGTGTTGATCATAGTCAACTCGATTATTGGAAAAAGCTAGCTGGCATTAAGTAAAGCAAATCCTAAAAATAAAGGGGGTGATAAATATGTCTCGTAATCTTATTGAAAGATTGACTGAAGGCGTCGTTAACCGCGACCTCCAGAAAGAAGGTGCTGCTCTGCTCTCAAAATGGGAGAAGACAGGTCTTCTTGAAGGACTCAGCGGCGAACATACCCGTGCTGGTATGGCTCGTCTTCTAGAAAATCAAGCTAAGCAACTCCTCAAGGAGTCTACATCAATGGCTGCTGGTGACGTACAGGGCTTTGCCGCTGTTGCGTTCCCACTAGTTCGCCGCGTTTTCGCTGGCCTATTGGCCAATGATCTCGTTTCAGTACAACCAATGAGCCTTCCATCAGGTCTCATTTTCTTCCTCGACTTTACCGTTTCGAATGAAACAGGTTCCCGTCTTGGATACACTTCTGGTGAGTCACTATACGGTGGTAACGTTGTTGCCAGCCAAATCACTGGTGGTGTCAACCTAACACAAGCTGGTTCAGCCGAAGAAGGTCCATATGCCCTTAACAATGGCTATGCCTCTGCAACTGCTTCAGTTACAGCAGTTACTACACTTGTAGCTTCTGGTGCTGTTGGAGATAGCGGCTATGCAGTCGTTGACGCTGGTTATACAAGCGGATATGGTGCTGCATCGTTGCTACGTTTCGACGCAGATTTGGTGTCTGGTTCTAAGTTCGCTGTTGCAACCATTCCAGTTAGCGCAGTAGAAGCAGTTGGTGGTCTAAAGAATCTTGTTACTCTTTCGGTAACCAGTTCATTGTCAAGTGGTTCACTTGTTCGCCGCCTAACTCGTATCGATCCAAATGATTCTACAAAGATCATTTTGACTGTCGCAGCTACCGGTACAGAAACCGCTGCTCAACTAGCAGCAGTTCTAGACGGTGTTGGAACCCTAAAGATGGCTGTTAAAGATAACTTTACCTCAAGCTTAACACTCGGTTCAGTTGTTGGTACAACTGCTTCTCCCGGTTGGGGCCTTGAAGGTGCAACAGACATCCCAGAAATTGACATCAAAGTTGATTCGATTGCTGTTACCGCCGTCACCAAGAAGCTCAAGGCCAAGTGGACCCCAGAGTTGGGACAAGATCTCAACGCTTACCACAACCTTGATGCCGAAGTCGAGTTGACCTCAATCCTCTCTGAACAAATCGCTCTCGAAATCGACCGCGAAATCCTTGAGGACTTGATCAAGGGCGCTACAGCCGGTACATTCTACTGGTCACGTTCCCCAGGTCTCTTTGTCAACCGTACAACTGGTGTCGAAGTTGGCGCACAGGCTGCTGCTCCAGAGTTCACTGGTAACGTATCAATGTGGTACGAAACCCTCATCGAAACAATCAATGACGTTTCGGCTCAAATCCATCGCAAGACCCTTCGTGGTGGCGCTAACTTCGTCGTAACATCGCCAGAAGTTGCCAACATCCTGGAGTTCACCGCTGGCTTCCGTGCCTCCGTCACCGCTGACGATGAGCGTGGTTCAATCGGCGCAGTCAAGGTCGGTTCACTCTCCAAGAAGTTCGACGTTCACGTTGATCCATACTTCCCACGCAACCTCCTATTGGTCGGTCGCCGTGGTGGTAGCTTCCTAGAGAGCGGCTTCGTCTATGCTCCTTACGTCCCACTACAAGTCACTCCTACCATCTTTGGTACTGAGGACTTTGTGCCTCGCAAGGGTGTCATGACCCGCTACGCCAAGAAGATGGTTCGCCCAGACATGTACGGCCTTGTTGTCGTCCGTGGCCTTCTCGGAGAAGGTGGTCTCTGATAGAGTTCTTAGCTTATAGCTAATCTCTGGCCTCGGTTCGAAAGAATCGGGGCCTTTTCCTTTTTTAGTATACTACTTATATATGTCTACATAGGAGGACAAGCAGTGGCAAAAAGAAATCAATATAACAGAAGCACGCTTCCACAGGATATGGCAATCACTCTATACAGCCCAACCGCAACAGTTGTAACAAATGGAGGAGCATTTACAATAAATCCAGATTGTGGTGTTGTTATTTATGCCGGAAACGGAACTGGAACTGGTTCTCTAGATATCACCGGAATGAAAAACGGACAAAGAATAGATATAGTCAATGCTACTGAACAACTCTTAAGAATCAATGCTACTGCTGGAAAGTTTATGGTTACAAATTTTGCCACAGCAAGCACCACAGTCATGGTAGCTAATACTTCGGTTGTTGCATATAAATTTGATTCTGCACCGATAGCAGATGGTTCAACTCAATCGAATCTTCTACTTATGGCGAGTTCAGCTTCGTTTAACAACTTTCCAGCATAACTTAAACTTGCTCTTCCTAAAGCCGGTCCTTATGGATCGGCTTTTTTATTTGTTCTTAAACTACTTACTGAAGCGGAGGTTCACAAATGGCATATCCCTCATATTCGCCGCCGAGCAGAACTAATGTTTCTATTCTGACCTCGACCGGTTCTACGATAACTACTGGCAATGGTGCTGGTAATGTTGCTCTATACCCATTTGGAATCTATGTAGATCCCGTTTCTCCGCGCTATGATGCTAACTTCATTTCAGGTGCTTCTGACCAAGTATCGTTTGTGTATAAGAAACTAGGTGGTGATGTACTGGATCTAGAAATCACTCCCGGTAACGTATACGCTGCTTATGAGGAAGCAACTCTGGAATATTCATATATTATGAATCTCCATCAATCAAAGAATGCACTCCCAAGTCTACTTGGTAAAACAACCGGTTCCTTCGATGAAGATGGAAATCTTTTAGAGTCCTCGCTGTCTAACGCTAATATAAACCTTCGCTATCCACGTTTTGAAGTGGGCTATGCTCGACAGGTGGCTATTGGGTTAGCTAATGAGGCTGGTGTCGCAGGAGGTACCACACCTCATTATAATGCTTCTTTTGCTCTTACTACTAGTGTCCAAGATTATGATCTACAACAGATAATAGCGAATAACGTTATAAACAATAGAGAACCAGCCACAGGCAATCCAGTAACTTACTCGGCTTCCTATGCTAGTGCTTCTAGCAGCCGTATAACTATTCGTCGTGTTTACTACAAATCGCCAGCCGCTGTATGGCGTTTTTATGGCTACTATGGCGGTCTAAACGTGGTTGGTAATCTAAACTACTATGGTCAGTTTGCAGATGATACAACGTTTGAAATTATTCCGGCATGGCAGAATAAGCTACAAGCTATGGCTTACGAAGACCATATTTATACTAGACTGTCTCACTATTCCTATGAGATATTTAATAATAAGCTTCGGGTTTTCCCAACACCAGAAACAGGCATTATTAACTACATGTGGTTTGAGTTTAGCTTTGATGACGGAACCGATCCTTGGATGCCGGTTAGTGGTTCTCAGAAAGGATCAGAACAAGGCATTTCTAATATGAATACATTGCCATTTGATAACATCCCGTACTCTAGTATTAACGCTATCGGTAAGCAATGGATTCGTCGTTATGCTTTGGCATTGGTAAAAGAAACACTTGGTCTTATTAGATCTAAGTTTGGTGCTATTCCTATTCCCGGCGACTCGGTTCAGTTGAATGGTTCTGAGCTTATCTCTTCGGCTAGAGAAGAACAAGAAAAGTTGAAAGAAGAACTTAAGACTACACTGGACGAACTTACCTATACGAAACTTGCAGAGACAAATGCAACACTCATGGATAGCGTTACGAAAGTACAAGAGAAGATTCCTCTTCTTATTTACCAAGGGTGATAAATGGCTCAGAATAAATGGGTTGAACCAGAATACGCACCACCTCCTTTGTTCCTAGGACAAAAGGAAAAGAATCTCGTTAAACAAGTCAATGACGAACTTCTGGAAAGAGTCATTGGACAGGAGATTTTTTATTATGCCATTGATATCAAAACCACTAACTATCATCCTTTATACGGGGAAGCTATTGTAAAGAACTTCTTGCCACCTGTTAGGATCTATGCTTTGGTGGAATGGTCAACATATGGTACAGTCCAGACAGAAGGCTTTGGTCTGGATAAAGCTGCTGAGATTGTTGTACACTTCCATCAGCGTAGAATCCAAGAAGATCAAAACATATTTGTCCGCGAAGGAGATTTTGTAAAGTACGACGGTTTATATTATGAAATCTTAACTTTGCAAGAACCTAAGCAGTTGTTCGGTCAAGTAGGCGAATCACTAGAAGTAGCAGCCACCTGTAAGGTATCCAGAAGAGGTCTATTCGATGCCACCTAAAAAATCACAATCCCCGCCTGAGCCTCTATCAACAGACAAATACGACTTTACTGGCATAGAGAATGCTGATAAGATTCTTAGAGAAGTAACTTTAATGCCGTCTACTATTGAAACTATTGACACAGCAATATATAGGTATTTAGATGAAACTTTAAACCTCCACGCAAATACCAATAAAGGTTTCACAAAAGTTCCTATTATTTGGGTAGCTAGTGAGAGAGCATTCCAAATAAAAAACAATAGAAATCTTAGAGATGGTAATGATGTCCTAATATTTCCTATGATGACACTAGAGCGTTCTTCAATGAGAAAAGATTCATCTTTTAAGGGAGTCGCTTGGGCACATATACCAAATATAAACGATGAAAAGGGAGGAGCTATTCCGGTAGCTCGCCGCATTAATCAAGTAAAAACAGGCAACTTTACAAATGCAGATAAACGTAGAACTCAAGCTACATTAACTTCTGGTATTGGTCCCGGTCAAGAAACGTATCCGGGAGTTAGTAATAAGGTAGTTTATGAAACACTTTCAATGCCGATACCAACTTATGTAGAAGCAATGTACAAGATTACAATAAGAACCGAATATCAACAACAGATCAATGAGCTTGTAACACCATTCTTTGTAAGAACGGGACAAATAAACTCTTTCTTCATAAAACATGAAGGCCACAAGTTTGAGTGCTTTATACAGGGTGACTTTTCGCAGGACTTCAACGTTGCTTCGTTTCAGGATGAGGAACGTATTTATAAAACATCAATAGATATTAAAGTATTGGGATATTTATTGGGTGAATCAACAAATGCTAATCGACCAAAGATAGCAGTCAGAGAGAACGCAGTAGAGTTCAAGTTTGGTAAAGAGCAAGTAGTTCTAGACGAGAGACCAAACTACAGGTCAACTTCTTTCTACCGTCGCTGACGTTTGAGGTAGAAACTAACTATTTATTTATGAAGTCTTATAGAGGAGAAATCTATGCCAGCTAGTAGTTTTAAGTTTATTTCGCCGGGTATCTTTCTAAATGAAATCGATAACTCGCAGATTCCACAACCACCGGGAGCAATCGGCCCAACTATTATCGGTCGTTCTGCTAAGGGTCGTGCCTTATCTCCTATCAATGTACAATCTTTTTCTGATTTCGTTGATCTTTTCGGTAGTCCAAAACCGGGAGGTTCTAACTCTGAGTATAGATCTTCCGATTATGCTGGCCCTACCTATGGTTCATACGCTGCACAAGCATACCTAAATGCTGGTGTAGGTCCAGTTAACTATATCCGTCTATTGGGTGTTCCACATCCTGAAGCAACTTCAACCGGTTTAGCAGGCTGGACTACTAACCAATACTCAAGTGGCGATCCAACGGCACAAGCATATGCTACCAATGGTGGTGCTTATGGCTTGTTTATCGCTGCTTCTCAATCAAGCGGAAATCACTTAACTGGTACTCTAGCCGCTGTGTTGTATCTCGTTGCTGGCGCGGTCGCACTAAGCGGGACTGTAAGCGTTGCACCTACTACAACCGATTCTGGTACTAATCGAGTCCTACAGTTTGCAGGTACCGATTCTTCAACAGAGTTTGTTGTTTCTGTATTCGGTGGTACCAAATCAGCCCCAACAAACGAAAAGAAACTAAAGTTTAACTTCAATCGTGATTCTTCACAGTTTATTCGTAATGTTTTAAACACAAACCCCGTTCTAACAAACGATGGCGTTGTAGCCTCTAACTCATTAACAAAGAATGAAAATGTTTACTGGCTTGGTGAATCATACGAAACAGAAGTCGCTAACAGACTAACAGGATCTTTTACTTCTGTCGTAGCTTGGTTGGCACCAGTTGCTAGCGGTACTTTGAGTAATAATATAAACTACGGATATATGAAGTTTACTGAGAATAATAACCTATACTCAAACTCTAATGTTATTGATGGTAGAACTGGCTGGTTCTTCTCGCAAGATTTCAGCAACGATACAGCTTCCTTCTCATATAACAATATGCCAAAGCTATTCCGTTTCCACGGTCTAGATGCTGGCGAGTGGACACAGAAGAATATCAAGATTTCTATTGACAATATTGTTGTAAGTTCAAATCAAGATGCCGAACCATACGCCAAGTTCAGTGTTGTAGTAAGATCTATCAATGATAACGACAGTTCTCCAGTAGTTCTAGAAAGGTTTGATAATCTAAATCTTAATCCAAACTCTCCTGATTATATTGGAGTTAGAATCGGAGATAAGACAAGAAAGTTTGATTATGCCCAAAACTCAATCAAAGAATACGGACAGTATAACAACGTATCACGTTACATAAGGGTTGAGGTTAATCCATCAGTCGAGGCTGGCTTGGTAAATCCAGCTTCTGTTCCGTTCGGTGTATTTGGCCCAATCAAACCAAAAGATGCTACCAACATTAGCAGCGGTTCTACATCTTTCAATACCTACATTGGTTTTGGTTCATATGCAAAGGTTGATAAGTCCGATGCAATAGTGGATGTAAGTACAAATACTAACTTCACATGTTCAATAGCCTTCCCAAGCACTACCCAGAAGATTAGCGCATCTGAGGGTAATATAGTGGATACCACTAGGGCTTACTTTGGTGTTCGTACCGCAGTGGATACCACATCAAATAGATTTGATCAAAGTATCCCAGATACTCTAAGACTGTACAGTACTGATAGCGCACAAAACGTTGGTCTTGAGGGGCTAGACACTGCTGGTCCATTTACTTACCAATGGGTATTCAGTCTCGATGACGTAATCCTACCAAGCAACAGTACTGCTGCTTTCTATGCTTCCGGTTCTCGTAAAACCGGAACTTCTAGAACAGCTACAAGCGGTGGCTATGGTGGATCTCAATCGATTCTTGCCGTTGGGTTTAACAAGTTCACTACTGTTTTCCAAGGCGGATTTGATGGTCTAAATATCCAAGAAGCCGAACCATTCCAGTTCAATCGTTTGGATGGTAATACTAAGCTCAATAGTTACGAAGTTAATACTCTAGAAGTTGCAATCAACATGGCTGGTAATCCAGAGTTGCTAGAGACAAATATGATTGTAGCTCCCGGTGTTCGTGACGAGAACCTAACAAGAAAGATTATCGACACTTGTGAGGCAAGGGGCGATGCAATGGCAATCATCGATATACGCGATGGTTACCTAGCAAGTACAGAATCTACTCAATCCTACAAAGATCGTCTAGGAAGCACCACTACAGCCATTACAAGATTGAACAATCGCAAGATCAATAGTTCTTACGCATGTACTTACTATCCTTGGGTTCAAATCCGCGATAGCATTAACGGTGCCTTGGTTTGGGTACCACCATCCGTTATAACACTTGGCACAATGGCTTCTTCTGAAAGGGCTAGCGAAGTCTGGTTTGCCCCAGCAGGCTTCAATCGCGGAGGTTTAACTGCTGGTGCTGGTGGTTTGCCTGTCGTCAACGTCGCTGAAAAATTGACCTCCAAGCAACGTGATGATTTATACCAAGCTAATATTAACCCGATTGCTTCATTCCCATCAGAGGGTATCGTTGTATTCGGTCAGAAAACCCTACAAGTTACACCTTCAGCCCTTGATCGTATTAACGTTCGTAGATTGATGATCTACATTAAGAAGCAAGTCTCAAGATTCGCTACTAGCGTTCTATTCGATCAAAACGTGACAGTTACTTGGAACCGTTTCAAAGCTTCAGTAGAGCCATTCTTGGCTTCAGTACAAGCAAGACTAGGTTTGACAGAGTACAGGTTGATTCTAGACGAGACTACCACTACTCCAGATCTAGTAGATCGCAACGTACTATACGCCAAGATTCTTCTAAAGCCAGCAAGAGCTATCGAGTTCATCGCAGTTGACTTCGTTATCTCCAGAACCGGTGCTTCTTTCGAAGACTAAAAAATAAAGTAATACTATTTACTATATAACAGGAGAAAACAACAATGGCATTTTGGACAGACGCTACGCTTAGAGATCCGAAAAGAAACTATAGGTTTACTGTACAGTTGCTGGCTTATCCAGCCGCTGCTACTTGGTATGCAAAGACAGTAACTAAACCAAAGTTTAGTATCGCTGAAACTTCGCATATGTTTTTAAACCATACTTTCTACTACCCCGGTAAGGTTGAATGGCAAACCGTTGATGTTACTTTGGTAGATCCAGTTGAACCAGATGCAGTTGCTAATACAATGGCCATTATCCAAAATGCCGGTTATCATCCACCAAAAGATGTAACCGATCTCTCCACAATGTCTAAGTCAAGAGCAGTTGGTTCTCTGAAAGGTGTTGTCATTAAACAAATCGGATCTGAAGGTGATCAAGACGTTTTGGAAGAATGGACTTTGAGAAATGCATTTATTACAAATGTTGATCTCGGAGAACTATCTTACGACAATGAAGATCTATCAACCATCAGTCTCACCTTTAGATATGATTGGGCTACATGTTATGTCCCACTAGGTTCTCAAGTAGATGTAAGCAGCGTCCCCGGTGGAGTTGCTTCACAACAAAGATTCTTCGATACACAAGGCTAAACTATTTTTTTGAGAGGTTAAAGTGTCTAGAAATAATCAAAGCAGGCTCGCTCCACAGCAGCCTGCTTTTAGTGTCGAGCCGGTTGCGGCTATGCCTCAAACTCATATTACTATTTCCATTCCAACAGAGTTTGTGGATTTACCTTCGGGTGGCTTGTTTTATCCCCCGAATCACCCATTATACAGAAAAGAAACAATCGAGATCAAGTTCATGACAGCGAAGGAAGAAGATATCCTTACGTCAGAACAGTTGATTAAGAAAGGTATTGTTTTAGATAGATTGATTCAAAGTTTAATAATGGATAAACAAATCGATCCTTCCTCACTTCTTATCTGCGATAGGAACGCCATTCTTATCTCAGCTAGAAACACAGCATATGGTTCCGACTACGAAGCAAACGTAGTGTGTCCAACATGTGGACAACGCCATAAGATTGTACATGATCTTAGTACGTTTGAATATGACGCTGGTGAAAGTGTCGAAGGACTACAGATCAGCGAAAGAGGAACCTGTATTGTTACGTTACCAAAGAGTGGTAAAGTAATAGAGTTCAGGCTCTTGATGGGTTATGACGAAAATCTTCTTGCTGGGGATAAGAACAAAAACTCCCTTGTGACTTCTGCTATAACTGATCAACTAAAGTCCGTTTTAGTGTCAGTAGACGGAGACAGTGATTTGGCTAGATTAAATGCTTTTGCTGTTAACATGCCAGCGTTTGACTCCCGTTTCCTCCGTAACGCTATCAGAAAGATTACCCCCAAGACAGATCTCAAGTTTGATCTTAACTGTGATACATGTGATACTAAGTCGGTCGTGGAGGTACCGATTGGAACAAAGTTTTTTTGGCCTGACTCCTAAGTATATTGAGGGTGTCTATGAAGAAATGTTCCAACTGAAATATTATTCTGGATTTTCTATTTTTGAAAGCTACAATATTCCTATCGGTATCCGACGCTGGTTCTTGAAAAGAGTAGCTAAACAGTTTCAGCTAGAAAACGAAAAATACGAAAAGGCAAAAAACAAATCCCGTAAACGCTAAAGACCACCGCTTGGTGGTCTTTTCTTTTGGCAACTATTTATGAAGAGGTGGGTGATATGGAAACTAACATGCTCGATCTTGAAGAAGTAAAAAGAAAATTAAAAGAAGGTAAGTTGAACGAAACTCTTGCTGATGCTATGAGTTGGTGGACAAGCACTTTGATGAAAGCTACTTTTGGATCCAAGGGTCTTGAGCTTCCTTTTAGACTTGCTGGATCCCGTGAAGAACTTTCTACTTTGATTGCAGCTATGGGTATGGAACGTCGTTATATGGCAGATGTTCACAGGTATGGATTAGACAACCCAACAACCTATAAAACTAGATCTATTTTGCAATCTGCTATTGATCGCTTCGAAGCGCGTACTGGTCTACCTTGGCCATTCAAAAACTAATATAGGAATCTTAATAAATGGCTAAAAGAACTACTGGTACATCTGGAGCAGCTAATAGTATTGACATCAATGCTTTGGGTGAAGTCATAGCTAGAAAGTTGGCAGACATTCAACAAGCTAGTAAAAAAGGGAAAGACATAGAAAGTCTAACTAGACAATTACAGGAACAAAAAGAAGCTTTATCTGATTATAACGATGAGATGCAATCTACTATCAAGAATGAAGCCGAGAGACTTGAAGCCCAAGCAGAGTATCAAAAACTAGTACTTCAGGCACTAAAGACAGAAAGAGATCTAGCAGTTCAACGTGGTGAGGATGCTACAGAACTTAACGCACAACTGGAAAAACAAAGAGAAAATTTAAAAGCTTTAACCGAGGAAAGTAAGAACTTCTCTGAGTCTTTTGCGGAAAGCAAAAAGATAACAGATTCCTTTGCTGGTTCTATTGGTATAACAGAAAATGGAATGGAATCATTCGTTAAGAGTGCAGCTAAAGGTAAGTTTTCTCTTAAGGGTTTTGGAGCAGCGGCTAAGGAAAGTTTTAGCCCACTGCGAGTAGGAACGTCCATTCTAGGAACTGCCAAAGATGCTACATTAAACTTGATAAAAGCTACAGATGCTGCTAATGCATCTCTTAAAAAGACCTTTGGTGTTACATACGGAAAGGAACTTATAAGTTCAACTCAAAAAGTATATGACAAGTTAAACGAGCTTGGACTTGGGATAGAATACGGTGCCGTCTCAGAAGCTATGAGTTCTTTATCGCAGAATATGGGCGGATTTATTGATCTTTCCGACGATGCCCGACAAGCATTCGGAAGAAATGCTGCAATAATGGAGAAGTTTGGTGTCTCTACGGAAGATTTTAGTGAGGTAATGGAATCTTTAACGAAAGGTTTTAGGCAAACTGGCGAACAGGCTAGAGAGAATGGCCGTGAGTTATTGATGTTATCTAAGATTACTGGTAAGAGTGCCAAGAGTATTGTGTCAGATTTCAAGTCTTTGACACCTTATCTATCACAGTTCGGCAACAATGCAGAAAAGGTTTTCCGTCGTTTAGAGGTACTAGCCGCTAAGACTGGTGCTGAACTGTCTGATTTGCAGGGAATCGCACAAGGCTTCGATACTTTTGAAGATGCTGCAAATAGTGTTGGACAACTTAATAATATTTTAGGTGGTCCCTTCCTGAATACTATTGATATGATGAATACCGATGATCCATCTGAGATCATTTTGAAGATGAATGATGCGTTCAAAGCTGCTGGTGTATCAATCAAGGATATGACCAATAGAAGAGAACTACAAATGTTCGCCAAACAAATACCCGGTATTAATGGCGATATAGAAAAAATGAAAAAGATATTCTCTGATATTGATCAGGGCGTCTTTACTTCTATTGATGCTTACGGACAACAACTTGATGAGACAGCACAATCTGCCGGTATGATTGCTGATTCTGTTAAAGGGTCAATGACTAAAGAAGAAGCTGCTGCGGCACTTCAACAAAAAATGGCTATTATAGATTCCGAACAAGCTACTCTTCTAAATACGGGCATGACTAATATGATTAATGGATTGGCCGAAAATACTACCGCTCTAATGGTTGTTGGGGCGGGATTAACCGCTTTTGGGGCCGCACAATCCTTCGCACAAGCAAAGAATTTGGGAGGTGCCGCAGTCAATCTTATGAGAGGTGGTGCCGCAACCGCTGCTGCTGGTGGTGGTGCCGCTGGTGTTGGTGGGGCAGCGGCTGCTGGTGGTGGTGCCGCTGGCGTTGGCGGGGCAGCGGTTGCTGAAACAGCGGTTGCGGGTTCTGTAGCCGCCGAGGGTGCAGCAGCGACCGCTACCACGGCTGCTAGTGTTGGTACTGCCGCAGCGGCTACAGCAGTTGCTGCTGGTGCTGTTGTTGGTGCTGCTGGTGCGCTTGAAGGTTTAGCTTTGGTTAAAGGTACTTCTTTTTTTACAGAGTTGCAAAGGGCCAAAACTGGTGTAATGGCTATAGGTTCAGCACTTGGTATGACCGAGGCAAGCTCAGTCGAACAACAGGCTTTGGTTGCCAAGATTGCTGAAATGAATGACCACTTAGCTACCGCTAAAGAAGAAGGCAATCAAGCAGAAGTAGACAGATTAACTACTAATATTCAAAGAGCGACTGAAAAGTTACAAGGTATGCAATCTGGTACGGCTCCGAGAGCTTCAGAAGAACTAGATACTCAAAGCTTTGCTTTAGGTGGATTTGTTGATGGTGCAACACCAGCCGTTGTTGGTGATGTCACTGGAGGCGAAATAATCATGCCTCTTGAGAAAGCTGCCGATTTTATGGTTGGACCCCTCAAAGAAGCACTTGGATTTTTACAAGGTAAAGCCGACAGTGCTGGTCGTGCTGTGGCCGGTGCCGCATCTGGTCTAAAGCCAAACATAAATCTGACTGTTGTATTAGAGGGTCGAGAGCTAAGAGCTTATGTAAAAGATATCGTAACTGATACATTAAACCCATTCAAGTGATGAAGCAATGTCATATAATAAATCAATAATAGATGCATATGTAAAAAAGAAGAAGTACTACATTAGTTTTACACATGTACCAACTGCTAAATCAACTTCGTTTCCCGCATTCCTTAAATCGTTTAGCGATAACTACAACGCATCATGGAATGAGGAATCTGTATTCGGCAGGATGGATCCTATCTATACTTATCAGATTACCACCAGAAATATATCTTTCAGCATAGCTATACCTAGTGCTGACGAGGTTGAAGCAGAGGCAAACCTGTCTAATGTGCGTGAGCTAACAAAATATTTATATCCAACATTCCAAAACAATAAAAATGCTACCACCATTTCTAAAGCCCCATTAGTAAGAGTAAAGTTTTCAAATCTCATAGGCAAAGGATCGGATGCTACCGGGGGTGGTTTACTAGGAAAGATACAGAGCGTAGCAGTTAATCCAAACGTAGAGGTAGGTTTCTTTGATCTTGGATTGAGATTATTTCCAAAGGAACTAAGTCTAGATATAGAGTTTGATGTTTTGCACGAAACAGATCCAGCGTCTTTTGAAGATGATCAATATGAAGATCTTTTGGTTCAAACTGATGAAGAAATACAAGGTCAGGTTACGACCACCGATCCCACAACGGGTTCATAAAGTAAGTGGAGTTTATAAATGGCATCGATATTACCAGATGGTTATGATGATTCGATTATTGCTAGTTATACTAGCAGTGAAAGAAAATATACCATTGAGTTCACACATACTCCAACTGGAAAGGTCGCAGCCTTTCCTGCATTTATAACATCATTTAGTGATACATTTAGTTCGGATTGGAATACGGAATCCATCTTTGGAAAGACAGATCCGATTCATACATTTAGACAAACTAAAAGAAGTATATCATTTGCTTTTGATATCCCAAGTGCTTCTCTAGAAGAAGCTAAAGTATATCTAGCTAGGAGCAGGAATCTAGCTAAGTTTTTATATCCAACTTATAAGTTATACAAGAACTCTAAAGCTAGAATCATCGATAAGTCTCCATTTATTAGAATAAAGTTTTCTAATATGATAGGAAAGGGTGCTGACGGGGACGGTACTGCATTACTTGGGAAAATAAATCAAATACAAGTTAATCACGGAGTCGAGAGTGGATATTTTGATCCAGAAGACGAACTATATCCTAAGCTAATACAAATATCTATTTCTTTCGATGTTGTACATGAAGAAAGTCCAACAGCTTTCCCAGAAGAGATAGAACCTCCAGTAGAAAAAGATCCTCCTCCTCCAACAGAAAATGTTCAAGACCCGCAATCTGATGCTGATACCGTCATCGAACCAGCGTCTGGTCAAACGGCTTCTGAAAAAGCAAAGAACCCAAATAGTAATCAGAGTAAAAAGCCTAGTCAATCACAATCTTCTGGAGTTAAACCACAAGAAGATCGTGCTAACAATAATGGTCTTTTATCTACAGGCTTTGGGCAGTTTTTGGTTAAGCTAGGAGAAAAGTTCTATGATGATGAAGTTAGAAAAGACAAAGACCAAGAAGCTCAAGAAGCACAGTTTTTGTCTGGCAGAAACTAAGTATTGTAGAGTTATAACATCATGAGTAGATATAATAACAGAATCATCGCAAGAAACGAAGAACAAGTCTACAAAGACTTGTTGGAAGACCGAGGTGTAAAACACATCGATCATTATACATCTCCTTCTTTGCCTGCTTTAACAACGGGCGATGCTCTACAGGTGACAAGAATAGAACATATCTGGAAGTTGGGGGACAAACTGTGGAAGCTTTCAGAGCAATATTATGGAGATGGACAATATTGGTGGTTGATTGCTTGGTATAACCAGAAACCTACCGAAAGTCATTTCAAAATAGGAGAAAGACTTATAATACCTATTCCATTTGAAAGGGTACTGGCTTTATATAATAGTGTGCCATTATGAGCCAAACGCCTCCTCCGACTAGTTCACCGGCTGCTACTGGAGCTTCCACGGCACCGTCAAGTACCCCAGCGACTACCACTCCTCCCGTAGAGGGTTCAAGCACTTCGGCTGCTCCTCCTACCACAGAACCCGCTTCTTCTGGGACAGTTACAGAAAAACAGACTTTAAATGCTGGTCTATTCGATGATCAAGCATTCTTAATCTATAATATAACTAAGCTTGCACCTATTCACAAACAAGTACATGTTGAAAAGGGACAAACATATAAAAAACTAGATCTCTTAAAAGGGCCAAATGTTGCGGTAATCAATAGACTTTTAAACTCTGACTTTAACAAAAAACAACCTATTTTAACTTTGACTCCCGCGCAAATATCAGAGTTAGTTCCGCAAATAAGAGTATTTAAACAATATTTAAAACAAGATTTGGGAGTTCTTAGAGAAATAGAGTTTAACTTTGATGCGTATCTGGGTGCAACAAGCGTGCTGGAAAGTCGAGATCTCGGAAGAGCAGGCTATGGTTTTAAAAGCTTAGAGATAGAATCTCAAGGCACAACCGAGTTCGAAAGCGACAAGATGTTTAATGGAAAACTACAGTTGTTCTTCCAAGATCTAGATCAACTTGTAAAATCACGCGGATCCGGGGAAGGTCAATATAGCTTTCTTGATTTGTTGATACATCCACCGGTCGGTGGCACGCCACAACCTGTTGGGGCAGAAGGTGGTCCACAGGCCGTTTCGTCTCTTCCTGCAAGAACCGATGCTTCTAGTGCGTTTAGAATAAGAATAGAGGTTGGTTGGTCTGCGGGTCAGTTTAATAGTATATCTGCATATGCGGGTGATTCAAAGAATGTATTAGAAGCCATTAGGCAGACTAAAATGTCTTTTGTTATGAATCCTACTATTCATAACCTAAATATAAACGATGATGGTACTGTCACATTAGATATAGATTTCATTGGATCTTTTGATAGGGTGAACCGAGAACTTAGAGCTGGCATGGTTCTTACCAAAGAACAAAGGAAGAAGTTACAAGATAAATCTGACGAGCTTAAAAAAGCAGCAGATGCAGGCGATCAAACAGCTATTAAGAAAGTCAGAGAAGAGTTCACTGGTCTTCAAACTATATTAACAAAAGAAGGTTTCGAATCTATTGTAAGAGACCTAATGGAACCAGCCGATAAGGTAAGCAGAGTATATCAAACTATAGTTTCACGGGAAGCGATGAACCAGTTTGGTACCATTGGAGCGCCCAAAACCGAATCCTCTTCAACACCCCCAGCAGATGGTACTAGTTCTCCTCCCGCACCCACATCATCGAACGCTCCAGCACCTGCTTCTACTACTCAAACAGCCACTAATAGTGTCGGTACTCCTACTCCCGCAACTTCGGCTGGTGCTACCACACCCCCCGATCCGAATGCTGTTACTCCAACTGATCCAAACGCTGCACCCCCTGTTGTGTTGCCTGTTGCTTCACCTATAGATTTTTGTCAAATCAAATGGACTCAACAAACCTTTGAGGACCAAGGGTATACATATTGTGTTTTTGATCCAATACAAGAAGCTGAAGGGACTGCTACTTTAGATTCTTTTAAAAATACTCCTATAGTAAAAGATAGTTTTGGTAGAGAGTATCACAACTTAAGTTGGATTTATCTCGGGGATTTGCTAGAAGTTGTTATGAAAAGGGCGTATGATCCAGACGCTGAAAACGATGCTGCTACTCTTCGTTCTTTTGGAAAAAGTTTTTCTAGTAGAGTGAAGCTGATTCTTAGCGATATAGAAATCTTTGATTATTGTGATGGAAAACCAAAAAGATTAAACTTAGCTCATGTACCTATATCACTTAAAAAGTTTACTACTTTCTTCTATAACAAAGTTATAAGTACCAGAAACTTGGATTATACCGTCGATGACTTTATAAAAGCTTTAATAAATGATTTATTAGAAGAGGTATTTCTAAGGCGAAACTATCTGGCTAACGGTTCATACAAACAAGACGTAAAAGTTAAATATATGAACCTTGCTGTATTTAGCAAGACCCTCGGTGTTGATCCTTTAAATCCTGATGGTGATGTTGTGAGGACCAATGCACTTAGTGCTGGTAATATGATTAAAGCATCTGGTCCCGACATTAATCCTAAAAACTACTTCTTTTATATGGTCTTATATCAAGATATTTTTAACCCGAATGAAATGAGAGGCAGTTATAATGATGACTTGAATAGAGGTATACCTCACATTTATATGGGTAGAGACTTGGGGATTCTAAAGAAAACTACATTTACTAAAAATCAAGTACCATATCAACGTGAAGAAAGAATAAGAAAGTTAGGCACTTCTTTCGATCCTGCTCTAGTGCTGATGTCGCTTTATGATATTAGTCTGCAAATGTATGGTAATACTCTATTCTTACCGGGTAAATATCTATACCTTGTACCTACAGGAATGGGGCCAACACTCGGATTACCAAATGATCCAAAGTCGTATTCTAACCTAATGGGCTTAGGGGGATATTACTTAGTCACCAAGGTAATATGGTCTCTAGAGTCGGGTGTATACGCTACCAACCTGAACGGTAAACACGAATATACTGGTGGTGGAAAGCTTGCTAACAAGCAGTTGTATGCTCGCGATGCCGGTATCGGAATCACTGACTGAGGTGCTAAATGAAATACAATATAAACACTAATACTCCTGTAAGTGAGCTAGCTCGTTCCCAAGATGCTAAACGATATATTGGCAGCAATCAAAACACAGCTAGAGAAGCCTTTGTAGCAAAAGCTGAATATGCTAGAATAATAGGATCAAATACCAACTTCTACGACGACTTGTTTGATGTTCTACAACCATTACCAAAAACCTTTACAGATGATGTAGGAAACGACATTAATATACCCTCTTTCTCTTCTTTGTTCGAACCGAATGCAGATCTGGTAGGTATTTATCGTATAATAAACAATACTAGATTACCGATGCTAGGCACAGTCAACAGATCATTGATTCCGTTACAGCCAAAGCAACAATATTTCTCATATTATGAGGACAATAAGAGAAGTCATTTTGCTCTTGACTTTGTTATAAACTCCTTCATTAATCTGAAAACTGCATACGCTAGAGGCATATTCGAAGGAAAAGGAATATCTAATAGCGAGTTTCTATCATCTTTGTCTCTATATAAGGCTGGAGTTAATATAAACCAACCACTATCACAGCACTTGCAAGCTATATCAGATGACTTTATAGTTTTCTGTCTTAATGATATTAAAAATCGTAGGAAGGTAATAACTCCACAAAACTTCTTTAACTATTTTAGTAACTATTTGATTTTTGCCTCCAAGAGTAAAGCTATAACTTTTTCTACAAAAATACTTGCTAACAATATAGATTTTAACTTTAATGGCATTTCTCTCGATATAGCTGAAATACCATACGATGTTGATGCAGAGAAGGTGAAAAGAATATATCAAGATCCTAACTACCAACTTTATGCTAGTGCTGTTCAAGAGTTTGGATTTGTTATTTCTCAAGAATATCCATTTAAGCTTATTGCAAATCTTAACTCAACTAGAATGAGAGATTCTATTTGTGCTTGTGGCAAAACTTATTTGAACGGTCAACAGTTCAATACAGCAGAGGAGATAATATCATTTTATTTTGAGCCTGTCTACACAAACGACCTTTCTATTTTATATAATCTTTATGATATAGCTTATGAAAGATTTATTAAAAGATTCAAGGTTGAATATGATATAACTTATAAAGATTCAACCATTAACAAAACTAAATACTTTAGAGAAACAAATGAGTTTGATTTAATCGATCCTTTACTAAATGATGATTTTCTTATTTCATTATATATTACTTTAAAAAATAACGAAATAGGTTTAAAGTTTGCTAGTGCAACACTTCGTAGTTTTATAATCACTGCTAAACAAATCAATGCCAATCATGGTTTAGATATGGCTTTAAAGTACATCAACGAAAAGTTTAGAATAACATATGAACTCATAACTCTAGAGAAGAAGGGATTCAAAAATATGGAAAGCTTTACATACGAAGAAGCCCTTGCACTTATTAGACTAACACGTTATGATTACTGAGGAGAAAGAAAATGTCGAAAGCACTACAATACAATCTGGATGAATCTAAAAGAATAGGCTGGGATGCTAGCATTTTAGGTTTGTCAAAAATAGATGAAGATTTTGTGGAGGCAGTCAAAGCCTTCCAAAGACAGTATAGCCTGTCAGCCGATGGAATGTTGGGACCAAATACATACCGCAGGATTATGCTTGAGAAAGACAGAAAAGATGATGTAAAACCATCCAAGCCAACATGGAGTGGGAGCAGAATCATTTGTAATGGTATCGATGTACCATTGAAATCTGGTAAGGCTATTACTTGGAAAGACAAGGATGGTCTTGTTCTCACGAAGGGATTCTCGAAGAAAACAAGTAGAAAACCATCTTTATTCGTAACTCATTGGGATGTATGCTTGTCAGCCAAAAGCTGCCATAATGTCCTGAAGGAACGAGGTCTTTCAGTACACTTCTCAATAGATAATGATGGTACGATCTATCAGTATCTTGATACGGTTCATGTTGCTTGGCACGCTGCGCCAGCGAATGAAGCTTCTATCGGTGTAGAAGTATCTAATGCATACTATCCCAAGCATCAAGATTGGTATGTCAAGAATGGCTTTGGTCCAAGACCGCTTACCAAAGCAGTAAAGGGACACGGTGGTATGATCGACAGCCACTTAGACTTTTATGATGCTCAGTACGAGGCTTTAGCTTCACTTTGGGAGGCGGTCCACCGCGCACATGGCATTCCACTACAGTTGCCAGACAGATTGGACAGAACCATCGATTGGAGCGATTTCAAGGGGTTCGTAAACCACTTCCACATAACCGATAGGAAGATCGATTGTTTCGGCATGGATCATGGTCGAGTCCTCGCCCGCGCAATCCAGTTGTCGAACTCTTGACACCTGTTTGACTTGACGGCCCTGCGGTACGGTGATACATTCATTGTACGAGGGCCGAATGATTTTCCAGACGTTTGATTCGAAGAACGAATGCGCCGCGGTATTTGCGAATAACCAGCTTTCTGGAATGGCACAAGTAGATTTCTCTTCTCTGAACCGTACATGGGCTTGGGCACCCTATTTGCCTTCGGGTATTGACTTCGCCAAGATTTACGTTGGTGGTAAAGAACTTGATGAAGTTTGTCCTGAAGAATACAAGGAAGAGTATGAGAAAGCTAGTTCTAAGCTGAAGGCTCTTTATCGTTCATTTCTTTTGGCAAAGATCAATCTAAACGAAAACTGTTTTTATGATTTGGTTAGCAAAGGTTTCTTGGAAGATTATGCCAAGGTAAAAACAAAGATCTGTGATTGGGTATTTCAGAATGTTGAGAAACCAAGCAATCATGATTACCTTGTTAGACTTCAAGAAGTTCTTCATGACATTTCTTCTCGTCGGCTCTGTATTGATTCGGCTGCGATGAACAGCGAAAAGCATAAGAAGAAGGTACGAGATTTTATAGAAAGAATGCGGTCTTATCCAAGAAAGATTGTTTATGACCCATTCTCGGTAAAGACAGGAAGGTTGACAACAACCAAGGATTCATTTCCTATTCTTCGTTTCGACAAAGATCTGCGTAGATTCATCAAGCCTAACAATGACATGTTCTTGGAGATTGATTACAATGCAGCAGATCTGAGGTCTTTGTTCTTTATCCAAGGTAAGGAGCAACCACCAATCGACATCCATGATTGGAACATTCAGAATGTATTCGGAAAAGATACTGATAGAGATCTGGCAAAGAAGATGATGTTTGGTTGGCTATACGATTTCGAAAAGCGTGATGATCGTTTGGAAAAAGTCTATAGTCGTGATTACTTACTTAGGGAGCATTGGGATGGTAAGGCAGTTCAGAACCCGTTTGGCAGAACTATCGAATGTGATAGAGACCATGCCATTCCGTATTTGGTTCAAAGCACGACGGCTGATTACGTTGGTCGAAAGCTTGTTGAGATTTTTGATCTCCTGAAAGGTAAGAAATCTTATTTGGCTTTCTCGATTCACGATTCGATTGTTATTGACTTTGATTGGTCTGAGCGGAAACTAATCTTCCAAATCTTGGAGATTGTTCGTAAGGATGGATTTGTTGCCACAATGAAAGCAGGAAAAGATTTTGAGAATCTAAAGGTGATTGACCTATGAATGTTATCGGCTTGGGAGGTGTCGGATCGAGAATCGCGGCACAGTTCGAAAAATACCCACAATACAATGTTGTTTGTGTAGACCACGATCAACAAGTAGAAAGGACCATTCGAATCAAGAAGCATAACGATCCCGAAGCCTATGAATCAACTAACATCGATTTGACATTATTGTATGGCTGTTTGACCAGTGATGATGTTATAATGATTGTGAGCGGTGGTTCTCTTGTCTCCGCTTTGTCACTCCGAATCTTAGAGGGAATCAAGGATCGTAATGTCACGATTGTCAGCGTTGAAGCTGATCCGGTTACGTTAAGCCATAAGAAAGCCTTGAATCAGAAGGTCGTAACAAATGTATTACAGCATTTCACACGATCCGGTAAGTTTGAGCGGATCTATCTGATCAGCAATCAGAAGGTCGAAGAAATCGCTGGCGAACTACCTATTATTGGGTATTGGGATCAAATCAATGTTTTGATTGCTAATACCTTGCACATGATCAATGTGTATCGTAACAACTCGCCTATTATGGGCAGCTTGGATCAACCGACAGAAACAAATCGTATTTCTACTATCGGAATCAAGAGTCTTGAAGACGATGTAAAAAAGATGTTCTACGGCCTTGCCAACGTAAGAGAAGAGAGTTACATTTATGCTATCAGTGAGGCACGGTTGTCAAAATCGAACGACTTACTGAAGCGTGCTAAAGAAGAAGTAAAATCTAACACAACGGAAACCAAAACCGTTTCATTCAGTTTCTATCCTACAAAGTATGATAGAGATTTAGTGTATGTCTTGGAACATACTTCATTCGTGCAAGAGCAGCGATAGGAATAAATCTTCCTATTGACTTTAGGGTAAAACCCACAACTAACATAAAGGAAAAAACAAAATGGCTATTGATATCAGCAAGATGAAGGCTAAGCTTTCTGCAACCGAGAGTAAGGGCGATACGTCCAGTAAGGTTTCGACTTTTTGGAAGCCAGTAGAGGGCGAGCAAGACATTCGCATTGTCTGCCCATCAGACGGAGATCCATTCCGCGATTTCCATTTCCACTACCTAGAGGTTGGTGGTAAGCGTAAGACTGTATTGTGTCTGAAGAAGAACTTTGGTGAGCAATGCCCAATCTGTGAGTTTGCTTCACAGACTTGGCGTGATGGTGTCGCTAACAACGACGATGAAGATAAGAAGCTCGCTAAGTCGCTATTCGTGAAGGAGCGTTACTTCTCGCCAGTTTTGGTCCGTGGTGAGGAAGATAAGGGTATCCGTGTTTGGGGTTATGGCGGTACCGTTTACAAGAAGCTATTGAGCCTTGTTCTGAATCCAGACTATGGTGATATCACCGATACCGAAGAGGGTACCGATTTGACAATCTCGTACTCCACCAAGACCGGTCGTATGTTCGCTGAGACTGACGTTGCTCCTCGTCGCAAGACCTCTGTGCTTTGCTCCAAGGCAATCGGTGGTTCAACTCGTTGCGCCGAACTCCTAGAGTCAATGCCGTCATTCGATTCGTTGTTTGAGCGTTTGACCGCGCAACAAATCACTAATCTTCTTGATGAGTTCCTAAGTGACCAAAATGGTGCAGGTCCAGAAGTTCAGAAGTACAACGCTAATACTAGCTCGGACGATGATCTTTTGAACTCAGTTTTCCGTGAGATTAGTGCCGCTAGTAAGTGATAAAAACTACTTATACTCGACCGGAGAGCTACGGCTCTCCGGTTTCGGAGTACGGGTATGAAAGAAGAAGACGAGCGTTTGTATCAGTTTGATATTAACTACACCCTTTGGGCTGTATTTGTTTTAATAGTAGCTTGGGCTGCTATGCCATTTGTGAATGCTTATGGTTCTGAATCTAGGATTGGTTTAGTCCAAGTCGAAGAAGAAACAAATACAATCTATGTTGTTGGTAAGAATCACGCTAAATCACACGCATTTACAATAAACTAAATGGAGTTGTAATGGCCCGTAAGACTGAAAGTAAACCGGGCAAGCTATCCATCGCAGAAATGAGAAACCTTGTCAATAAGAAATATGGACAAGAGATTGCTCATGATCTAACGAAGGAAAATCCAACTGAGGTAACTGATTGGGTTCCAACTGGCGCACGCTGGTTGGATTCTATTATTTGCCGTGGTAAGCTTGCTGGTATCCCCGTAGGAAAGATTACAGAAATCGCCGGTTTAGAAGGTACCGGTAAATCATACATGGCTGCACAAATCGCAGCAAACGCAATGGCAAAAGGAATGGATGTAGTCTACTTTGATTCAGAATCAGCAGTAGATCCAGAGTTTCTAGAAGCAACAGGTTGTGATCTAAATAAACTTCTATACATCCAAGCAACAACAACAGAACTGGTTCTGGAGACAATCGAAGAACTACTGACCGCTAACAACGGTTCTATGTTTTTTATTTGGGACTCACTAGCTAATACGCCAGCAGCAGCAGACGTAGAAGGTTCGTTTGATCCAATGTCCTCAATGGCTATGAAGCCAAGAATCTTGTCAAGAGCTTTTTCTAAGCTAACAATCCCTATCGCTAATACCAAGTCTACACTGTTGATCCTCAATCAGCTTAAGACTAATATTACTTCTAATAGGGCAGAACTTCTGACAGAGCCTTATTTTACTCCCGGTGGCAAGGCACCAGCGTATGCATACTCGCTGCGTATTTGGCTAACTGGTCGTAAGGCAAAGGACAGCTACATTCTTGATGAACGTGGTTATCCAATCGGTTCGGAAGTCAAGGCTAAGATCAAGAAGTCACGTTTCGGCTCTCTCAATCGTGAATGTACATTCAAGATTATTTGGGCAGGAGGACTCGCAAAGGTCCAAGACGAAGAAAGCTGGTTCAATGCAGTTAAGTCTTCTAAACATCTTGAACAGGCAGGAGCTTGGTTCTCGCTGGTCTATGAAGATGGAACCAAAGAAAAGTTCCAAGCAGCTAACTGGAAAGAGAAGCTAGAGTCTGATAGATTCAGGGAAAGAGTTTTGCAGTTGATGGATGAAGAGATCATTGTGAAGTTTGAGACTCGCGAAGGTAATGCAGAAGATTACTTTGACGTAGACTCAGCGGACGACGAGCTAGACTGACATTCGCTTGACAAAGTTCTGCTGGACGCTCGGCCCCTCATACGATATATTATAAACGTATGAGGGGTTCATGAGTTTGACGAAGCGACAGCGCAGGTATTTGGAACTGGCCAAGAAGATTGCGACTTGCTCAGATTCCCCGGATTATCGCCACGGAGCCGTTCTTGTTAAGGGCGGTTCTATCATCAATACGTCTTGCAATGATTTGCGATCTGTTTGGTGGGCGAATCGTTTTCGCAATCATAACTGCGGTCATGCTACGCAACACGCCGAAGTCGGCGCTGTTCTTGGCATTGCTCGCGATGTTACCGATGGGGCTGTTATGTACGTTGCCCGCGTCGGAAAGAGGAATGAGTTTCGGCTTTCGAAGCCGTGTCCAATGTGTCTCCGAGTCATGGAGCATGTTGGGATCAAGAAGGTGGTTTATACCGTTGACGATGAGCATGTTGCCAGCATCAAGCTCAGCAATGGTTTGACCGATGAAGATTTGTTTTACCAAACGAGACAGCCTAAGCCGAAGAAGGAGGCAAACAATGGCGACTGACAATAATAAGCGAGTTATGATTATTGACGGGCTGAACATGTATCTTCGTGGATACATTGTCAATCCCGCTATTTCCACCAATGGTAATCCTATTGGCGGTGTTGTAGGCTTCCTTGGCTCTCTAAACAAGCTAATGAGGGAAATGAAGCCTACCCAAGTGGTTATTTGCTGGGATGGCCCCGGCGGCTCTCAGAAGCGTCGTGAGATCATTAAGGAATACAAGGCTGGTCGTAAGCCTATTCGTACCAACTACGAAGTGGAAGGTATGAGCGAGCAAAGCAAGAAAGAGAACCAAGTCTGGCAGCACTCTCTTCTTTTGGAAGTTATTAACGAGATGCCCATCATTCAGCTTATGCTGGATAATGTGGAAGCAGATGATTTGATTTCTTATGTTTGTTCACACTCTAAGTATGATGGGTGGCAGAGGATTATTGTTTCTTCTGATAAGGACTTCTTGCAACTTCTAGACGAAGAGACTATCCTGTATCGTCCAATCCAAAAGCAGATTCACACTAGCAAGAATGTTATCGAAGAGTATGGTATTGCTCCTGAGAACTTTGCAATCGCCCGTGCCATTGCTGGTGACAAGTCTGATAATCTTCCCGGTGTTGGTGGTGTTGGTCTTGCGACGATTGCCAAGCGTTTTCCTTTCTTGAAGGAAACCAAGGGCTTCTATCTTCGCGAGGTATTGGAATACTGCAATGAAAATCTAAAGCAGTCTAGTGCATACGATACCATTGCTAGGAACTTCAGCATTGTCCAAGACAACTACAAGATGATGAATCTTTCTCCTCCTTCTATCTCGGTCCAAGGTCGTGAGAAGATCAACTACGCTCTGAATAACTTTGGGTTTGATCTAAACCTTACGAATCTAAAGTCTCTTTCTCTAAAGAACGGCTTCGCAGCATTTGATTGGTCGGACATCACTGTTAGCCTTCGACGCATTGTGTCAAGCAATAGCAAAACGCTTGACGGGCAAGCGTGAAAGGGTTATGATTATACTCGAAAATAAAGAGGTACACTAATGTTGGAACAGAAGCCGGTCAACTTTGCACAGTACGGCAAGTCTTTCCAAGAAGACCTATGTAGTCTAATCCTCGATGATCGACCTTTCGCAGATCAACTACTGGAAGTATTTGACCCAAACTTCTTGGAACTCAAGTATCTTCGTGTGTTTGTCGAGAAGATTGTCGAACATCGAAAGAACTACAAGATTCATCCTAGTCGCAAGACTATGGTTACAATCATCAAATCAGGTCTGAATGACGAGAATGATGCAACAAAGCGACAAGTCGTTGATTTCGTCGCTCGGGTTTTCGCTAGAGAAGAAGTAGAAGAGTCTGGTTTTATCAAGGATACTTCTCTAGACTTTTGCCGTAAGCAAAAGCTAAAAGAAGTCATGATCAAGTCGGCAAAGCTAATCAACACAGCTTCGTTCGATGAAATCACCAAGTTGATTACAGATGCTGTAAAGCTTGGTTCTTCGAATGACTTTGGTTATGATTACCTAAAGGATTTCGAACGTCGGTTCGAACTAAAGGCCCGAGATCCAATCCCAACTACTTGGAACGAGATTGACCAAATCACGGGCGGCGGTATTGGTAACGGAGAGCTAGGAGTCGTAATCGCCCCTACGGGTGCCGGTAAATCAATGGTATTGGTGCATTTGGGAGCGCAAGCGGTCAAGCAAGGCAAGACAGTAGTTCACTACACCCTAGAGCTATCAGACACCGTTATCGCGCAAAGGTACGATAGCTGCATTACCGAGCTTCCACTAAGCGAGTTGATGAACCACAAAGAAATCATTCGTGAATCGGTCGAGCAAGTCCCCGGCGCACTAATTATCAAAGAATACCCCACCAAAACGGCTAGCGTAAATACTTTGCAATCACACCTTGAAAGGTTGCGTGCAAAGGGAACAAAAGTGGACATGGTGGTGGTTGACTATGGCGACTTGTTAAAGCCGGTCACTAGAGACAAGGAAAAGAGGAACGAGTTAGAATCAATCTACGAGGGACTAAGAGGACTAGCACAACAGTTCCAATGTCCTATTTGGACTGCTTCACAGACCAATCGGTCTGGCTTGAATGCCGAAGTAATCACAATGGAATCAATCTCAGAAGCTTTTTCGAAATGCTTTGTTGCTGATTTCATCTTTACAGTATCAAGAACGATTGAAGACAAGCAGAACAATACAGGCAGGATCTTTGTTGCTAAGAATCGGTTTGGACCGGATGGTATCGTATTCCCTATTGACATGAGTACTAGGAATGTGAGTATCAAGATGAAGGTACCAAATACAAATCAAGATCCCTTGTCGCTGGGTCAAACAACAAACTTGACAGCTAAAGATCAAGCTCAACGCCTCAAAGACAAGTACAAGAAGTTTAGACAATCTATTAGAGCAAACACAACGGAGAATACAGAAAATGAATCTAGCAACTAGGATTTTGTCGGACATTACAGTCCATATGAAATACGCAAGGTATCTACCGGAAGAATACCGCCGTGAATCTTATGAGGAAATCACGGAACGCAATATGGAAATGCACATCAAGAAGTACCCACATCTTGAATCAGAGATAAGGGAAGCATACAAGTATGTTTTCAGTCGTCAAGTATTACCTTCAATGCGTTCAATGCAGTTTGGTGGCAAGCCAATCGAGATTGCCCCAAACCGAATCTTCAACTGTGCATTTATGCCTATTGACGATCTACGTTCTTTCTCGGAAGCAATGTTCTTGCTTCTTGGCGGAACCGGCGTAGGCTTCTCGGTTCAGAAGCATCACGTTGAGAAACTACCAGAGATTCGGATTCCATCCGGTCGCGAGAAGCGATTCCTTGTTGGAGATTCGATTGAAGGTTGGGCCGATGCTGTTCGCGTGCTTCTACAATCTTACTTCAGGGGAACAAGCCGTATTCGCTTTGACTTCTCGGACATTCGCCCCAAGGGTGCCCGTTTGGTCACATCAGGCGGCAAAGCACCGGGACCACAACCTCTCGTTGAGTGTTTGGTGAAGATTGACGGAATGCTGAACACAAAGAAGGACGGCGATAAGCTAACTCCTATTGAATGCCACGACATTATGTGTCACATCGCAGATGCCGTGCTTGCTGGTGGTATTCGCCGCGCTGCTTTGATTTCGCTATTCTCTGCTGACGACGACGAAATGATTGCTTGTAAGGCAGGAAACTGGTGGGAAACAAACCCACAGCGCGGTCGTGCTAACAACTCTGCCGTTCTTCTTCGCCACAAGGTTGAGAAAGAATACTTTATGGATCTTTGGACCCGCATTCGTGAAAGCGGTTCAGGAGAACCCGGTATTTATCTAAACAACGATAAAGATTGGGGAACAAACCCTTGTTGTGAAATCGCCCTTCGCCCTTACCAGTTCTGCAATCTTACAGAAGTAAATGTAAGCGATGTAGAAACACAAGAAGACTATGAAGCAAGAGTCCGCGCAGCAGCGTTTATTGGCACTCTACAAGCATCTTACACAGACTTCCACTATCTCCGTCCAGTTTGGCAGAGAACAACCGAGAAGGACGCTCTAATCGGTGTTGGAATGACTGGTATTGCTTCTGGAAAGGTTCTTGATCTTGATATGGTAAGAGCAGCACAAGTTGTAAAAGAAGAAAATGCCCGCGTTGCGGCTCTTTTGGGAATCAATCCAGCAGCAAGAACAACTTGCGTCAAGCCTTCAGGTACAACTTCACTTGTTCTTGGAACTTCTTCGGGCATTCACGCTTGGCACAACGACACCTACATTCGTCGTATCCGTGTCGGCAAGAACGAAGCAATCTACACCTACCTTGCAGAGAATCACCCAGAACTAATCGAGGACGAATACTTCCGCCCACACGACACCGCTGTTATTTCGGTACCACAAAAGGCACCAGAAGGTTCAATCGTTCGTACAGAATCTGCTATTGATCTTTTGGAGAGAGTAAAGAAGGTAAGTCAAACTTGGATTAAGTCAGGACACCGCAAGGGACAAAACACCCATAATGTCTCTGCTACTGTCTCAATCAAGAATGATGAATGGGATACAGTTGGTGAGTGGATGTGGCAAAACAGAGCATTCTACAACGGTCTTTCGGTTCTTCCAGCGTTTGAACACACCTACAAGCAAGCACCTTACGAAGATTGTGATGATGAAACCTACAACAAACTATTTGAGGCTCTAAAGTCAATCGACCTCAACTATGTTCATGAAGTAGATGACAACACTAATCTTACAGATCAGGCCGCTTGTGCCGGTGGTGCCTGCGAGATCAAGTGATAATGTGTCCTTTCTGTCTATTTTGGGCAGGAAGGACTATTTATTTGTGTTAAGGGGAAATAAATGAAACTTACAAAAGCCCAACTAAAGAAGATTATCCTAGAAGAAGTAGCAGTAGTTCTCTCTAAACAACCACAAGCTTCTTCACTATTCAGGGATCTAATGGGCCAATACATTGGCTCTATTCGTGGTAATCAACTTTGGTTCCACGGCGCGCACAATGTGGCAAAGGGTGTTGGTTTTTCTGGCGATCATCCAAATCTATTTGGCGAGATTTACGGTGCCTTAGAAGGACAGTATGACGAAGCCGTTGAGAAGGCTATTGGTAATAGCGGCGATGAAATGATGGGTTGCCCTTCTTGCAATACTAAGAAGGCTATGGAAGTAATCCAATCATATGAAAGCCCTGCTAACGCGAATGCAGAAGTTATTGTACAAACTGGCCTACAAATGCTCAAAGACCATCACCAGCTAATGACCGATGTTTTCGACCAACTAGAAGAAGCTGGTGAACTTCCTCTTGGCGTGAATGACATGCTCGCCGCTCATGCTAACGATATTGAGACTTTCATCTACCTTATTCAGCAAAGAGCTAAAGTCTAAGATTTTTTATCGAAGATAGTTGACGCGCTTACCCCCAACGGTTATAATGTAAATGTTGGAGGGCGAAATGAAGCTCAACTATCTTCTTGATAATGACAAACAAATAGAAGATTGCCCTGCATCTGCAACGGGCAAGCAAAAGCATACTTGGGTGGCAACGAGTCATATCCAAGCAATGCGTGGTAATAACGTATGCGTTCGATTTATCTGTAAGCGTTGTAAGCGTTTGCATGATGAGTTTATGCCTACGGACAAGTACCGATTACACGAAAGAGCAATCGAATCAAACAAGTTTATGGAGTATTGATGACTACGATTGAGCCGCATAATAAGAGAATCTTTGTGACTGTCGAGAATGCACTTCCCGGCTTGGAAGAGCAGACTCCCTTGATTCTTCTGCCTGAAGACTTTAAGAGTTCTAAGGAAGTTCTTAGAGAACATACAATCGCGCAAGTGCGAAGCCTTGCTGTTGATTGCACTACAACTATCGAAGTTGGAGCAAAGGTTGTATTCCCAACCCATCTAATGGAGACTGTCGAGATTCGCGGGGATGAATACCATTTTATCCCTGAGAACCAAGTTATTGCTTCGTGGGTTGAATGATGGCTGACATTGTAAATCATCCTTCGCATTACGGTGGAGCAGATAACTTGTATGAGGCTATCAAAGTCATAGAAGCTTGGAAGCTTGGATTCCATCTTGGGAATGTTGTCAAATACATCTCAAGGGCTGGCAAGAAGCATGACAGAGTGTTAGAAGATCTAAAGAAGGCGGCGTGGTATCTTCAACGCTGTATCGAACATCTAGAGGAACAAAAAGATGAGAGAAGAGCTACAACAACAACTCTTTGAGAAGTACCCTGATTTATTTGCTCGTCGCTCACTTCCGATGAGTCAGACTTGCATGTGTTGGGGTATTGAGACAGGCGACGGCTGGTATGATCTACTTGATACGTTATGTGAATACATTAGTATGGAGGTCAAGTACAACAAAGCACCTCCTGTACAGTTCGAACAAGTGAAAGAAAAGTTCGGAGGTCTTCGCGCATACATCATTGGTGGCAACAAAGAAATACAAGGTGCTATCTCACTGGCATCTATGATGAGTTACAAAACGTGTGAATATTGTGGCGTGCCAGCCACAGTTCGGACTACAGGCTGGATTCGAAATCTTTGTACCTCATGCCACGAAAAAGATTTAGAAAGAATGAAACGACCATCAAGATACGCAGGGAGCGATGATGAAGTATGAAGTTGATCTAGATTTAGTGGAAGCATTAGGAAGGGAAATAGTTCCTCTTAAGTCTTTCACTTGGAAGCCGGGAATGCTATACGTTAGCCCTTCTTATGGTCCGGGAACAACCGGATACGTTCATAGGGTTTCCGATGAAGAGACAGCTAGACGGCTAGAAGGTCGAACAGATCTTTACCCTGTCTTGACAGATCCAGCTACACTTGGAATACTGGAACATGATATACTAGCAGAGTCGGGTTTCTTTATTCACCCACTTTTCGGATTTGTAGATAACATGGTAGAATGGCCGGAAGCCTTTGAGCTTATCGTTCCATTTCGGTATAAGGAAATCAATACTTATCCGGTAAAAGAAAACAGAATAGAAGCTATTGTAGAAGGACTAAGGATTATCAATGAATACGGTGTATAATAACAGTATCGAGCTTTATAGCGACGGTATCGGAAAAGTAGAATATGTAGATCATATGGGCACCGATCTTACAATCGTAAACTCTGCCCGCGTTTCATTTGGAAAGACAAAAGATGAACTGGACGAAAGAGACAAAAAGCTTATTCGCTATCTTGTTGATCATAAGCACACCTCTACTTTTGAGCATAACGTTGTTACTTTCAGGTTTGTCGTTCCTCTTTTTGTGCGCTCGCAACATCACCGACATCGCACTTGGTCTTACAACGAGATTTCACGACGCTATACTGACGAAAACCTTGCGTTCTACGAACCACAAGAGTTCAGAACACAACACAAGTCAAACAGACAAGCATCAAATGTAGAAGACCTAATCAATCCTATGGTTCCAGTTCCTTACAACAACGCTGGTTTCCAAGGTGATGCGTCAGCAGTAATGAAAGACTGGAACCAAAAAGCAGTCAAGTTCTACAACGATCTTATGGAAGCAGGCGTTTGTCGCGAACAAGCAAGAGGCGTCTTACCACAGAACCTTTACACAGAGTATTACGGGACTGTAAACTTGTCTAACTTGCTAAAGTTTATTGACCTACGAACTCACGAAGGCGCACAGTGGGAAATCCAAAAGGTTGCCGAAGCGTGCTTGGAAATCGCAACTGACCTTTGGCCGGAAGCGGTCGGAGCGTTTAGGAAGAACCGAGAATGAACGAACATACGCCAACTTGTTCTTGGCACCAAGATTGGCATAGATGTGATTGCGGTGCTTTTGACCTCGGCAGAACAGGGTGGCTACAGTGTAGCGAGTGCGGACACGGACATTCGGTAGAACGCTGGCAAGTAGATTCTGGCGATTACACAGATAAAGTCTCTTGCCCCGAATGTCTTACTGGGTTAATCAAGATAACTTGGGATTAAAAATGACTAACGACGACAAGCATTATTACAGATTTATGATTATTTCGTTGATAGTCGCTGTATTTTGTGTTATAAAAGGATGTATAGATGGATAAGAAATACACAATACACATGTCGTATAAGCAACTTCTAGAGTTTCAGACTTATTTGATGTGGAGTACAACGTCTTATAGTGATAGAACTATGCTGGATCTTGTGATTAAGATGATCAAAGAAGCACAACTAGAAGTAGACAAAGAAAGAATGGAAGACACATACAATGATTGGTGATAAATGATTAGAGTATACACAGCAAGTTACTGCCCTTGGTGCAAAAAAGCAGTTGAGTTACTAGTATCGGAAGGGTTCACTTTCCTTTCGGTTGACATTACGGGTGACGACACTACTTGGGCTACGCTAAAAGCTTTGTCTAACTGTAGTACCGTCCCACAAGTTTGGGTAGATGATAGATTTATTGGAGGCTTCTCAGATCTTGATAGACTGAGAGCAGAGGGAACACTCAAAAAAACATTAGGAGTTGAAGAGTGACAGCAGGACGACGTAATGGTAAAGATTACCAACCAACGAAGAAAAAGACCACTATTGGAAATGGAAAGCATTCCAAGTTCAAGAGACTAGGTTCTAACGGTACAGTTCCAAAGGGATACCGTAAGCGTTATCGCGGACAAGGAAAAGGATGAGATTAGAGAGGCATCTTTATAATCATGAGAAACTGGTTATAGGCGGATGTCTCTCCAGTTTGTTGTATTCCTATTACAACAACTTACCAATACTGTTTACACAACCAAAACCACCGTTCATCTTTGATGATGTGGTAATCAGAAATCCAGAGCATTTTGGATTCCAGAACAAAGTCAAGATACCACAGATTTTCTTGTGGGAAAAGCTTATGTTCTATCAATCTCTTCAAGGTAAAGTCTTCGGCTCTGATTTGATTCGTTCGATCCGAGTCGAAGACGATAACTTGCTTAAGCTAACAACTGAGTTTTCTAGAATGGTCAAAGCTCAGTTTAGCAATCTAATCGTATTTGATGCAGAACAAGTATCTGGCATCACAAATACTCCGAATCTATCTGATACTAAACATACAGTTATAGACTGGTTCAACGTTCGTCATGGATCAAAACACGATAAAACGTATCTTTCCTATGACGATCCATTTATAAGTGAAGTCTGGTTCTATAAATCAAAAAGATCATCTTATCAAGATAGAAAGGATTGTGTTGTAAGATCCTATCTAACGCAGGACCAGATTCTCTCTGATGATTATACTGAAACAATCAGTAGAATCAAACTTAGAAGACTTCTGAAAGAAGAAATCATCACTAAGACAATCGTGCTTGAACATGCTGGTAGAGACATCTATTATCAGTACGAGCTAGCAGAATCATCAGGAACAAACGTGGTTTACAAACTAGAGAAACCACAGCAAATACTTGATACTTATCAAGAACTATCAATCAAACCGAAGAAGTACTATGTCGAACTCTTTTCATCTGGCAGGGATAGTTCCAGTAGCTTCTAGACCAACAGGATACAATCTACCGTGGTCAGACGCTCTTATCCCGGTAGCCCCTAACTATTTCGCTGTTGAGTATGCCGTCCATCAAGCAGCATGGGCCGGTTGTGAAACAATCTGGGTTGTGTGTGAACAAAGCGCAACTCCATTGATACGCCGTCGAATGGGTGATTTCACCTACGATCCAACTTCGATTGGAGCCAAAAAGCTTTCTCGCCAGCCAGATCAATGGCGTAAGCTTATACCGATCTACTATGTTCCAATCAAAGTAGAAGACAAGCATAAGGAAAACTGCCTTCCTTGGTCGATTATCCAAGGAGCAATGACTGCTAGCAAGATTTGCGGTCAGATTAGTAGCTGGACCAAACCGAATAGGTTCTTTGTTAGCTTCCCTTTCGGTATCTACGCTCACCAAGCAGTCAGGAAACACAGACAAATCCTGTCAAACGCAACAAAACCAAACTTGTTCTTTACTTCTGGAGGCAAATCAGTAAAGGACAACTACCACCTACCTTTTAGCTTTGGTCAATCGGACTTGGAATCTTTCTTAGAAAACTTTAGGTTTTTCGAGAACTCCATGATTTCTGGACAACTGTTAGAGGATTGTAAATCAGTCTTTACAGATGAAGTGGACTTGGATATATTGTACAGCGGAAATGAACTGGAACCAGAAAACACTTTAGAGTTGGATTGGTTCCGTCAGATTGATTCATGGGAATGGTATAAGATTTACCTCGGTGATTCAGTCTCACAACAAATCAAGTTTCCCGGTAAGATTTTTATTTCGTACCACGAATGGAACCCAATAGCGGAGGATTTACAAGATGCCACGGACGAAGAAGACCCAACAGACGACGACGGATGAAACCCCGAAGCGTCGTGCAAGAAAGCCAAAGACGGAAAATACCGAAAAGCCCGTCAAGGTCGAGAAGGGTGCTGTAAAGTACACTCTCATTATTCCTGCCGGTAAATGCCCGATCAAGCTTACCAGCACAACTCGCAAGGTTGTTCACGAATGGTGTAAAGGAATGGTCAGCCACTTGACAGGGCTTGGTGTTTATACTAAGATTGAGAAGTCAGCGTATAAGTATTATGCTCGCGAGTTCTATTTCCCGAACACAGAAGAGTATAAGAAGGTTTGTCGCTATATTGATGAAGTCATTCCCGATACCGAAGGAGGTGTGAATGTCTGATCGCGTTGAAAGTAACATTCCGTTTGTTGGGCTTCATGCCCACAGCGTAGCAGGCTCCATCTTCGATGGTCTTGGATACCCACAAGACCACATGGACTTTGCTTATTCCAACGGCATGAATGCGTTGGCTTTGACGGACCACGGAAATATGAACGGATTTTCGTGGCAAGTTCTGCACGCCCGAAAGATGAATGAGAATGGCAAGGACTTCAAGCCAATCTTTGGCTGTGAAGCCTACTTTGTGCCTTCTATCAAGGAATGGCGCAAGGAATACGACAAGACTATGGAAGATAAGAAGGAAGCTTCCAAGGTTGCAGAAGATGAGACTTCCGGCACGACAATCGAAAACGAAGCAGAAACGAAGAAAGCTTCGAACAGCATTCTTTCTCGTCGTCGGCATTTGGTGTTGCTCGCTCAAAACCAAACCGGTCTGAACAATCTGTTCAAACTGGTTTCTGATTCCTACCGCGAAGAGAACTACTACCGCTATCCTCGCGTCGATTATGACATGCTCCGTGAACACTCTGAGGGGCTTATTGCGTCGTCGGCGTGCTTGGGTGGGGTCTACGCTGGGTGCTTTTGGGAGAATCGCGAGAAAGGCTCTGAGGCTGTTCTAGAGGCTATGCGAGAAGTCACCCGAAACATGGTTTCCATTTTTGGAGATCGGTGGTATGGTGAACTGCAATGGAACAACATTCCCGAGCAGCATCTTCTGAATCAGTATGTAATCCAAATCCAACAAGAGTTCGGAATCAAGCTTGTTTCTACGGCTGATTCGCACTATCCTAACCCAACTGCTTGGAAGGATCGTGAGCTTTACAAGCGTCTTGGCTGGCTTGGAACGGGTCGTCCTGATTGGGCAAATGAGAGCGAACTACCTGCAAATGTCGATGAGATTGGCTATGAGCTATACCCAAAGAATGGCGACCAAATGTGGGCTTCTTACAAGAAGTATTCTGAGCTATGTGGTGTAGAATACGATGATGATCTTGTTCTGAACTCTATCACTGAAACTCACAACATTGCAATGAACCGCATCGAAAGGTTCGAACCGGATACAACTGTTCGACTTCCTGACTTCGTTGTTCCTGCTGGCGAGACTGCTGATACTGCCTTGGAAAAGTTCTCTATGGAAGGACTTCGCAAGAAGAATCTTCATACCAATGCGGAATACGTTGAAAGGCTCCGTTATGAGTTGTCTGTTATCGCAGATCGTGGATTCTCCAAGTACTTCCTCACAATGAATCAGATTGCTGCTATTTCTAACGAACACATGCTTACTGGTCCCGGTCGCGGTTCTGCTGCTGGTTCGCTGGTCGCTTACGCTTTGGAAATCACGCAAGTTGATCCAATCAAGTATGATTTGCTATTCTCACGCTTTCTCCGTGCAGACGCAACAGATTATCCCGACATTGACTTTGACGTTGCTGATCCAATGGTTATCAAGGATGTCTTGATTGGAAAGTGGGGAGACAATACGGTTGTTCCAATCTCAAACTGGAACACACTTCAACTAAAGTCTCTTATCAAGGACATTTCCAAGCTTTACAACATTCCGTTCACAGAGGTCAATAAGGTCACTGGTCGAATGATGGCAGAAGCAACTCCGATTGCAAAGCAGAAGCTTGGTATGAAGGCTGGTGTTTACACTCCTACTTTTGAAGAAGTAAAGGAGTATTCGCCAACATTGCAAGCATTCTTGTCAAAGTACCCTGATGTTGCAAATCACATCGATGCTTTGTATGGTCAAGTTCGTTCTTGTTCTCGTCATGCTGGCGGCGTTGTTGTCGCAGAGGATTTGGACAAGTACATGCCTCTTATCTCCTCTAAGAATGTTCGCCAAACCCCTTGGTCGGAAGGACAAAACGTTCGCCACCTTGAACCTTTGGGATTCATCAAGTTCGACATTCTTGGTCTTTCAACTCTTCGAATGATTGAGGGTGCAATCCGTCACATCTTGAAGAGGCATCATGGAGTCAAGAACCCAACATACGCAGACATTCGTAAGTACTACGATGAGAGGCTGCATCCTGACGTTTTGGACTTGAACGATAAGAAGGTATACAAGAATGTATTCCAGAATGGCAAGTGGGCTGGTGTATTCCAGTTTACAGAGAATGGAGTTCAAAAGCTCTGTAAGCAAGCAAGACCAGAGAACATCATCGATCTTTCTGCCATTACTTCTATCTACCGTCCCGGTCCATTGTCGGCAGGAGTTGATAAGGATTACATCGATGCCAAGGAAGCACCACTTCTAATCGATTATCCAAATGCTGAATACAAGAACATTACCCAAGAAACGTATGGATTCCTAATCTTCCAAGAGCAGATTGCATTGCTGGCTCACAAGCTTGGTAAGAACATCACTCTTGACGAAGGTAACAGTCTCCGTAAGGTTCTAACCAAGAAGGGTACTGGTAAGACTGATAAGGTTCTTCAGTCTCTTTATGACCGCTTCATTGAGGGTTGTGTCGAGAAGGGTATGACAAGCAAGGCTGCTAATGACCTGTGGGAAAAGTTCAAGTTCTTCTCTGGTTATGGCTTCAATAAGTCTCACGCTGTCTGCTACTCAATCATTTCTTACCAATGTGCTTGGCTTTTGACTTACTTTGAGGCTGAATGGCTTGCTGCATTCCTCGACAAAGAGCCAGAAACCAAAAAGGAGAAGGCTATTTCGATTGCTAAGTCTTTCGGGTATGGTATTGAACCACTAAACATCAATACATCCGGTGTTTATTGGGAGATTTCTGATGATAGTTCTAGTCTTATCCAGCCTTTGACTTCTATCAAGGGTCTTGGAGAGTCGGCAATCGATGAAATCTTTAAGGGACGACCTTTTAGGACAGTCGAAGAGTTTCTTTTCAACGAAAACATGCGTTATTCGAAGCTAAATAAGAAGACTTTGGATGTTCTGGTACGTTCTGGTGCCATGAACACGCTAGTTGATAGTCGATTCACGGGTAAGAAGCATTTTTGGTCTTCGATTGCGGTTGATCGCCCTAGGAAGCCAAAGAACTTGGAAGAGAACATCGCTCTTTATGCACCGGAAGGAGACTTCACGCCGGAAGAAGAGATTCAGTTCCTTACTGAACTAACCGGTGAGTTCCCAATCTCCAAGGTTGTGTCTAATAAGACACTAGAAATGCTAGAAGAGAAGATGATTCCACCGATTTCTGAGTTTGAGCCAGCATTGCAGCTAACTTGGTGTATTCCTCGCAAGGTTATCGCTAAACGTACAGCCAATGGTAAGGAATACTTCCAAGTAGAAGTTGTAGATTCCAACTCTGCTATCTTGACAATCCGTTGCTGGGGCATTAGCATGGACATGGGTGATCGTCTAGAGGTAAACAAGCCTTATCTAGTCAAGCCAGATTACAATGATGAATGGGGTTTCTCGACTCGCGGACGTATCGATAAATACTGGAAGTGTCTCGCTTCATAGCCTATTTACTTTACTATGCCAAACAGACTACTTATAGAGAGGTACAAAATGATCAAAATCACTATGGGTAGTCTGTTTCCATGCCCGAAAGCTACACAAGACCTAAAACTAAATACAGATAATCGCGATGCTACAATCGAAGAATACCACTATGGTCCGCTGAATCCTAGCGAACCAAACGAAGATTATTGGAAGAAAGTAGCAGATAAATGGGATGCAACTCCAGAAGAGGCGAAGAAGTCACTTTGTGGAAACTGTGTTGCTTTTGATACCTCTCCAAGAATGAAGAAATGCATGACTGTTGTAGACGAACAGATCAAAGGACCGGGAGAGTTCGGTTATTGCTGGATGCACCATTTTAAGTGCCATTCTCGTAGGACTTGTACTACTTGGGCCGCTGGTGGTCCAGTGACCGACAACGAAGCTTCGTTTAAGTGGCACAAGAAGAACCGAGACGCTTGACGATCTGTTGACTTGCCATTCTCTCTCTACCGCGCTATAATAGTAAGGTAAGGAGGACGAGTGATCAAGGAAATCAACTATGGGTATGCATGTATCAACATGCAGCTTTCGCAACCAGTTTTGTACGGTGGAAAGCCAAAGAAGACAGAACCGATTACAACAAATCGGACAATGATCAAGTCTACATTTGAACGCCGTGGTCTAAGGTATGCTTCCGAGCTAGCTCTGCAAAACGTCAAGGATCTGTACAAGATCCTTGTTTGGAACAAGCAGAACTTCATTTACTTTTACCGCTTGTCCTCGGACATTTTCCCTTGGGCTTCGGAGTATCAGTTTGAGCAACTTCCCGATCATGACGAGATTGTTTCGTGGATGACCAAGGCTGGTCAATACGCAAACGCTAGTAACATCCGTTTGACCTCTCATCCCGGTCCTTTCAATAAGCTGGCTTCGTCTGACGAGCGCGTTATTCGACAAACCGTTCGGGATTTGGAGATTCATGGCTGGGTTCAGGACAAGCTTCTTATGCCCCGTACTCCGTGGTCAAAGATCAACATTCATGTTGGAGCGACCTACGGCGACAAGGCTAAGGCTGCTGAATCATTCTGTCGTAACTTCGAACTCCTCTCAGACGCGGTAAAGACCCGTTTGACCGTCGAAAATGATGATAAGCCTTCCTTGTTCTCTACCAGTGATCTCAGTCAAATGATCAGTAGTAAGATCAACATTCCAATCGTTTTCGATTACCATCACCACAGTCTACACGACGGCGGAATGCCCGAAGCAGAAGCGTTGCAAATGGCAGCTAGTACTTGGGGTAACATCAAGCCTGTCGTCCATTACTCTGAGAGTCGTTCGATTGAGCAGAAGAATCCAAAGATCAAGCCACAAGCTCATTCGGACTACATCAATCTTTTGCCTAACAATCACGGCGTTCGATACGACTGCATGATTGAGGCTAAAATGAAAGAGCTAGCTTTGATGCGAGCTATCAGACTTTACGAATCGCAGACAAATGCTGCTTGACCATCAAACACTAACAAGTTATATTAACAATACAAAAGGAGATTCCATGTTTGAAGATATTGACCAAGAGGCTGACAACGACCTTTCCAGCAAGAGCGAGAAGCTTATTGAGTACATCCGTACCCTAAAGGCTATCGAAGATGCTATGGAGCCTTACAAGGAGTCTAAGCGTGAACTGCGCTCTGACTTCGTAAAGAATGGCTTTTTGTCGAAGGATGACATTTCGACCATTACCCGTGCTTATCGAATGCTAAAGAAGAACGAAAGCCTTGATGCACTTGCGGAGGCATACCAAACTCTTCGGGGTGCCCGGTGATGTTGGAGTATTACGCCCTGCCGCATGTACGTCGGCATCCTACCCGTGCTAACCCATCGGACGCTGGAATCGATCTTCCATTCAATCCGATTGACTTCCAAGCTGTAACCATTCAGCCGGGAGAGAGCCGAATCTTGGGTACTGGGCTGAAGTTTGGCGTTTCACATGGCCTTATGTTGCAGATCATGAATCGTTCATCTGTTGCAGCAAAACGACAGTTGATTGTAGGTGCTTGCGTGGTAGACGCTGGATACGATGGAGAAGTGTTCGTTAACCTTCACAACATCGGTAGTCAGGCACAAGTTATTGAACCGGGAGACAAGATTGCACAAGGCGTATTCATTCCTGTCGTCAACACTAGACTCATTCAGGCTCTTGACGACGAGCTTTATTCTCGGAGCAGCATTGTTATTTCGAATCGTGGTGACGGCGCGCTCGGCAGCACGGGACGATGATGTATAAGATCGGGGATTTAGTTTCAGCAGACAACTATTGGGCAGTTATAACAGACCACTATCAAAACTCTCAGGATTTTTATTGGGTCGATTTTCTGAGTATAAAACCTCAGAAGAGGAAGATAATGCCAGCATACTCTATCAAGGGTTGTAGAGCAGATTACTGCTTAGACAGAGAATACTTCCAACAACTACTTGGATGGGCGAAACTAAAACATTCCGATCTTGACATTAACTTTATACAGGAACCACAATGAATAGAGAACAAAGACGAGCCTTAGAAAAGGCAGAAAGAAACATGTCACCGGCTGAAAGAAAGATGAGCGAACAAATCATGATGTTTGACAAGCTACCTGACATGTGCTTAGTATGTGAAGCACTATACGATAAGAAGAGTAAAGAAATGGCAAATACATGGTTCGTTGTCCAAGACAAGGGCAATGTTCGCCTATACTGCCCTGAATGCTGGGAGAAGGGACAAAGCGTTGTCCGAGAATATAAGCAATACTTAGAAGAGAAGTACCTTTCACAAAGCGAAACAGGAGATAATCTAGATGTTCAAGAATCTACGACAGACACTGACGTTTGATGACGTTCTACTCGTACCTCAGTATAGCGATATTGAGTCACGCTCTTCAATCGACATTCGAACAAAGCTTCATAATGTACTGGTCAAGTCACCGATTATCTCTGCTCCAATGGATACAGTTGTAGGACCGGAAATGGCAATAGCATTGATTGAGAACGGTGCTTTGCCTATCTTCCATCGATACAACACAGTCAATGAGCAAGTAGCTATGGTTAGTCGTACTAAGGCTAAGGTAAAGGTTGACATTCCTACGATTGGTGCTGCTGTCGGTACTTCAGACGAGGATTATGCCCGCGCCAAAGCTTTGGTACAAGCTGGAGTTTCGGTAATCTGTGTAGACGTAGCACATGGGCATCACTTCGCTGTTGAACGGATGATCAAGAGACTAACTGATGGACTACCAGAATACATTCACATTATGGCTGGTAATGTTGCAACAGCACAAGCCTTTACCGATCTTTCAGATTGGGGTGCGGATTCTATCCGCGTCGGTGTTGGTGGCGGTTCTATTTGCTCAACTCGGATTCAAACTGGACACGGGGTTCCAACGCTACAATCTGTTTTCGATATCGTAAACAACCAGCAATCACAAACCCCTGCCGCCATTATCGCTGATGGTGGTATCCGTAACTCTGGCGATATTGTAAAAGCCTTGGCCGCTGGCGCTGATGCAGTTATGATTGGTTCTTTGTTGGCTGGTACCAACGAAGCACCGGGAGAACCATTCTTGGATAATGGAGTATCTTATAAGGTGTATCGTGGTATGGCTAGTAAGGAAGCACAAACCGATTGGAGAGGTCGAGTTGCCTCAATCGAGGGGGTTTCTTCGCGGGTTCGTTCGAAGGGACCGGTTGCCGATGTGCTAGAAGAGCTAAAGATTGGTATTCGAAGCGGGTTCTCTTATACTGGAGCGCGTAACATTGTCGAACTACAAACAAAATCAAAGTTTATTGTTCAGACTGTAGCCGGTCAAGCTGAGAGTTCTACACACGTTAGGAACCTAGCATGAGTAAGATGGGCAAGACTAGTAGAAAGATCGTACTTTACGAATCCGACAAACGTTGCGCCGATCTAAAGATTGCGCTAGATAGAGATAATCTAGCGCAAGCCTTGTTTTTCAGGTATCTTATCCAAGGATACATCAATGAAGACAAGAACATCATGGCTTTCATTGACAAGATAAAGAAAGGTAAGCTACAAACTCCCAAAGTTTGGGAGAGAGAGTCTAGAATGAAACGCTTGTTAGCTGCAAAACAAATGGGCGATCTAAATATGAGTGATGAAGAACTACAATCTATTTTTGATTTGATCGAAGAAGAAGAATTTTGATTTTTTCTTGTACTATTTATAGATGTGACAACAGCACTTTCATAAAGAAAGTACTATTTATTTAGAGAATCGGAGGATTACTATCTATGAGCAAGAAACAACTACTGTCAGAAGGCGAGATTCGCCGTTTTATGAAGTTCGCCAAGCTAGAGCCACTAGCCGAAAGTT